TAGCCTATTTATAATAGAAAGAATATAATATGGAATGGTTAAAAAAAGGTGCAGTCACATTTTCTCTAGCGGTAGGTAAGTTAGAAAAAGATTTATTTGCACAAAATGGAAGTGAGGATATTTTAGCCCAAAATGTTGGTATTGTAAATCCTTATATAGCAAATCAATTGATGAACGATTTAAAACAAGGTCGTTTAACACAACAAGTAAAAGAGTTTAGAAAAAAACATTATCAGATTCTTAAAGAGTCGGCTAAGTACAAATTTAAAGACGGACAGTTAATGTCTGAACAAGAAGTTAGACAATCTAGAGTATCACAAGGTGACCCACACGATTCTTATCAGGTAGAAGTTGTTTTTGATAATAAATCATTAGGTAAAAGTTTATTTGAAGAAGGTGAAGTTAGACCTATGAAAATCCAAAGGGGTGTTGTACCTAGACACAAAATTGAAAACTATACTTCCACTGTACACATTAGGGATATTGACGGTAAAAACAAATTAATTGATTTTTATATACCAAATAAACCTGGTAACGAATCTATCATTAGGGAAATTGAAATGATAAGAATGAACCCAAAAGTTACCGACTTGGTAAATTTTACAAAAATGACATTTACGACTCAAGATGCTGAGATGTTAGTTTTTGAATATAAAATGTTGGCCTTTGACAAGTGTGTTGAATATAACGGTAACCATATAGTTAAAATGTTCGCTGAGTGTACATCTGATGGTAGATGGGCGGCCGAATGGACTCAAATAATTGATTAAAAAAAGAAGGTTAATTAACGTTTTTGATGAACAAAAATAAGGTTTCTCATAGAATAAATGAGGGAATTAGAAGTCCACAGATTAGAATCATAGGTGAAGGTATTGAATCAAAAGTATGTTCGGTACAAGAAGCAATGAAAATTGCTGAACCATTAGATGTTGATGTGGTTGAAATCAACTCAAAGGTTAGTCCACCTGTCTGTAAATTAATTCGTTATGACAAATTTCTTTACGAAGAAAAAAGAAAAGCTAAAGAAATTGAAAAGAAAAACCGTGAACAACGTGTCGATATTAAAGAAATAGGTTTAGGACCAAATACTGACACACACGACATTGAATTTAAAGTTAAACACGCAGTTAACTTTTTAAAAGAAGGTAATAAGGTAAAACTTGTTATGAAATTTAGTGGACGTGAGATGGTTTATAAAGAAAGAGGTGAAAAATTAATGTTGGAGTTTGTTCAAAAATTAGAAGATTATGGGGTGGCAGAAAGTCTACCCAAAATGGAAGGTAAAAGAATGTTCGTTACTTTAAAACAAAAAAAATGAAAAAATTATTAATTATTTTATTATTGGTATTAACTTATTCAAGTTATTCTCAAGTTGATTCTACAAGCAGATATTTGTTGTGTTCAAATGTTACAAAAACAATTAAATATACTTTTAACACACCTAGGGTGTATAAACCAATAACTTATATTAATTTAAATCTTAATATAAGTAAGGATAAATTTAACCCTGAAGATAGAAAAAAGGCTTTTGCTGTTTTATTTTTAGCTGGTTTAGCTTTTACAACAGCTTCGGCTTTAGAAAATGATGGGGCTTACGGTACTTACCAATCTTCACCAAACAAAACTAGTAACTACAATAGTACATATACTACAAAACCTTTTTGGCAACAAACACCAAGACAGATAATGATGTGTTTAGGTATTGGTTTTACAATAGTCGGTGGTGTAGGAATGGCATCTTCCAAATAACAAAAAAGGGACCTATTTGGTCCCTTTGTTTTAAAATAAACTTTCTAATTCTTCTGCTGATTTATCTAACTCGTCCTTGATACTTGTGTATTCTTTGTGAAGTTCAATGTAACCAATTAAGATATCTTCTAAGTTATTGAATTTGTTTACCGTTTCAACATTTTGTATTTTACTTAGATTTTTGGTTAAATCAAATATTTTTTCATCATAAATTTCGTTTAAGGTATCAATATCATCCTTATCAAAAGCTTCTTTAATTTCTTCAATTAATTCTTGATATTTGTTTTCCATCAATTCTGTTAACGAATCTTTTGGGAAATCTAATTCTAATTGTTCTTCGGTTAGAAAGTTTTTAACAAACTGTTCCAAATCTGATTCTTTGATTATTAATTTTTTCTTCATTTTTAAATTTTATTTCTTTTGAGTTAAGAGTTTCCTCTATGTTACCTATTGAATAGTTGACCCACTCATCTTCATACCTTATTCTAACCATTAATTGTTTTAATTCACTTATTGTGATTGATTCAATTACACCCTCACCATTTGGAGTTATAACAGGTATTTCTTTGTGTGTCATCTCATATAACGTTTTTATTTTTTGTGATAAGTTTCCATTAGTGACCTCATTTCTTCATTCGTAGATTTTAAAGCCATTTTTAGATACTTTATTTTTTCTTCATCATTTGAATTATTTATCTCATCTCGTAATGATTTTATTTTACCCATCAGACTTTCTAGTCTTAGATAATACGTTTCCTTATCCATCTTGATTCAGTTGTAGGTTGTTGAGTAGATACTCTATCATCAACAATTTTCATAATACCTGTAACTCTTTTTTTATAATTACTGTAAGTTCTAGCAATCCTTTTACCGTTACTTAATTGAATACTTTTCTCAGCAACTCTGGTTACTTTAACTTGTTCACCTGAACCATAACGTCTTGTACCTGTATAAATAATAGTATCACCAACTTGTAAATTATAAGTTGATACATTCTCTGTTCTACTAATTTTAGCCTCGTTAAACATTTTAACATAAGAATCAAGAAAATCTTGTAATTCTTCTTGACTTAACTTAGGTAGTAAACCCCTAATTTCACTATTAATAGAACCATATCTTTCACTTAATCTTGTCATTACGGCCGATAAAGGTATTGTGTTGTTGGGTCTTCTTTCGTTAACTGCTGCATTCCAATTAACATAATTTGTATCAATGTCAGGTAATCTACCTGGTCTGAGAATCAATGTAACATAAGGTAAACCTTGTTCTTTATAACTCATGATATCATTTGCAACACCATCATCAAGTTTAACTAAAAATTGAGTGGCTTCCTCAATAGAAGAACGGTCCCAATTTTGTAATTTTAAAAACAAAAATATTTTATTATTTTCTGCATATGTAATTAAAGAGTTTTTCTTTAACTCTTCCATGCTAACCTCATTCTTTTTGTATAACTCACCCATGAATTCATTAAAATACTTAGAAGTTACTTCAATTAAATTTTTAGGTATTAAATTCATCATTAAAGCCGCATCAACCCTATTGTCTTCCATTGTATACCAATCCCAATCTATTGGATCTGGTTGGTCGTACTTGATATTAACAGCGATTTTATATATATTAGCATTAGGTTTTTTTGGGTTGGTGCCTTTTTTATCTAAAAAGAATACTAAGATACCTTCTTTAGTATAACGTTTATAATAATCTGGGTTAGTTGTAGAAACACACCAATTAGAATGAGCCCCATACGAACAAGATGCGTCATGTGTTAACGGAGAAACCACTAACCATTTATCATCTTCATAAATTTTAACTCTTGATGCATTTTTAGGTTTTTGTTCTTCAAAATACTTACACATAACCTCAATATCATCAGGGGTTGGGTAAGAATTGATGTCTTTTGGAGCTTTTTTAATTTTAGTGTTTGATTCGGTGTCTGAAGTGTAGATAGCGTTCACATTTTTTTCACTCAGACGATTAACGTTCTCATGAAAACACTTGACGATACTAATAATGTATTCAGATGTATAATCTTTTCTTTGAGCACACATCCAATCAAGATATTTGTTATTACCTGATGGGTCTCCTGCTGATAATTGACGAACCATATCCTCAGATACAGAACCTTCATATTTTTTAATCATATCCTCCAGACGACCTTCAGTAATGATTTGTTCTAATATATTATATTTAATGTTTTTCATACTCATAATTTTATATAATTATTCTAATAAATAAATATTCGTTTTTTACGAATAAGCCATTGACACTACGATAAAAAAGACATAATATTAACTTGTAATCGAAACGGTGAAACCACACAAAAGTTAAGATGGTAAGGTTGATGGAAGGATTTTAATAATCACTGAAACAATCAAATGACCATAAATATAGAGAAAGGGTTTCCTCAATTACAGGAAAGTGGCCCTACAGACCACTACTACGCGGAGGTAGTTTAAATATTAGAACACAGTACATTCCTGTACTGGGGTGACAGTGAAAATCTGATTCCCTCCGCTCTAAACAAAATACGTGGGGTTAGCATAAGTTAATGTGTTTAACATTCCTGTTAAAAGATGTGGTGTCGAACCCTCATCCCACTCCAATGGTGTTAGACACCCACCAACGTGACTATCAGGCCGATGGTCACCATAACAAAAATCCTCTGTCACCGAGTAGTGTTGACCGTTGACTTACGTACAGTCCTTTTTTACGGGTTTTTTACGATTAAAAAAATTCATCGGCCAACAGCTGTTAGAGACCTGACCTTTAGTTTGATTTATCACTCTCTTGGTCAGGTTTTTTTTAAAATTCAAAAGGATTTTGGAGAAAATGGGTAAGACTAAAAAAATCTAAATGAAGACTCTTCTGCCCAGTATTTACCATTATTTTCTGTTTGAGAAAAATTATAAAGTTCTTGTTCCGATAATTCAGGACCTATATTCCATCTACCATTTTGACGTACATTGATTGTACGTTTAATCCATTTTGTAATTTCGATGTAAGAAGTTTTTTTACCAAAATATTCTAAAGTTTCAGGATAATAATCATTATCTTCTAAAAAATAGGCAATTTTATTGAATCTTTTATCCCCAACTTCAACAGATGGATTAAACATTATATATCTAACATCTTCCAATCTAACAGGTTTTCTTGGGTTATCTCTTATTAATTGAAGGTGAAAAGGTTCTGTTACCAAATTTTCAGCCCAACCAAAATCGTCTTCAGACTCAGTTAAGTGATTATAATAACCATTGTTACCCATTGGACGCCAATATCTTTCATCAACCAAATTTAAAGCATCATCATATTTTACATAATTGTAATAACCATCACCGTCATCATAATGACAACGTGGGTTTGTTGGGTTGTAGTCCTTGGGGTTGTATGATATACCTTTACGGTCACAGTTTTTATACTCTATCATCAAACCACCATTCTCTTCATAGATATCGGTAACAAAAAGTAGATAACGAACATCTTCTGGTTTATGATTCATTGGATTTTGATCCCCACCAAAATTTGAATCCACAATATAAAAAACATCACCAAGTTTAATTGGTTGTTCTTTAACAATATCGGTTGCCCAACCAAATTCATCTTCAGACTCATTCATCTGTGGATTACAAAAATCTTTTTCAACAAAATCTTGTTTTCTAAAATAAACTTTAGGGTAATGATCATTAAATTTAACTATATAACAATCAATATTATTGAATACTTTTTCATCAATAATTTCGTAACAATCACTCCAACCACCTACTTTGGAAGTAAACATACCCTCATCTTGTTGGTGATAATAATTTTCAATATAAAATGGTTTACCATCTACACGGACTTTTAACCCAATTTCATTTTGGGTAGGTAGCCAATCAAATTCTTCTTCTGATTCTGTTAAACTATCAAAGAAGTTTATATTCTTTTGTAACAAACTCCAATAACCCATTTTTACCAACTCACCAATCCAACCAGTATCAACATAATGACCTTCACCATCATGGTTTTCTTCTCCAACGTCTTCATATGCCCAAGTCTTACCGTTATTTAAAGATACTTTATATTTTAATGAATAACCTTCTGATTCATATTGTTTAGTACCCCACATTGTTTGGACAGATTTAATACCAGGTTTACCATCCTGAATAATATTGGTAACCATAATCAAATTATTTGTTTCGGTAATAAAAAAAATGTCACCAACCTCAATTTTTTGGGGTTCAACGCTTTCCAATAATATTTTCCTAATAATACTTCTCACTTTTAATAAATATTCATTATATTTGTATTGTGGATAATATTTTAAACATAACAGGTAGGATTGTTTTTGATCCTGATAACGTAACTCGTAAACACAATCGTCAGGCTGATTGGAAGCGTATTGCGATGGTTGTTTTTGAAGATGATACTGCAGAGTATTATTCTTGGTTTATTAAACGTAGATACGGTATTACTTTGAACAAACCTTTACGTGGACCACACATTACATTTGTTAACGACTCTGTTAGGGAAATTAATGGTGGTGATAAAGTGTGGGAAGAAGTTAGAAAAAAGTGGGATGGCAAAGAAATTGAAGTTACCTTAAACTTGGATGTTCGTACCAATATTGAGTATTGGTGGTTAAGAGCAAGTTCTGAAAGTTTTAACCTTGTTAGAGAGGAACTTGGTCTTGGTGAACCTTATTTTAGTTATCACATGACCGTTGGGTTCCCAAATGAGAGAAACATCGAACAATCGGAATACATACACAATTTAATTATGAAATTCGGTGGAGAATATAATTGATTCTCTACCGATTTTTTTTTATTCTTATATAAAAATATGGGTAAAATGAATGAAAATTATTTACTAAACAATTACTTTGTAGTTTCAGGTATGACAATGAATTATCCTGTTGTCGATACTGACTACGTATCTTTATATACTGGTTCAAGTTTTTATAACAAATCCGACCAAATTATTAGTATTAAAAGAAAAGATGTATCTTTTATTAAGAAAGAATTACCAAAGTTTAGTATGCAAGAAACACCAAAATTATTTATTGGTGATTTGAGTGAACAAGATATGGAGTATTTCCAAAAAAGGTTATTTGAGGCACTTAAATTACCTAATTGGTTGAGTGCAACATCTTATGGTATATCAGATTTAAATATAAATTATGATGAATTTCATTAATCATCTACAGAGTAAAATTTAAAATTAATATAATTGTTTTTTATGGGAAAAAGAGAATTAAAAGAACAAAATAAAAATTTGGAAATCCATGTTGTGGATTTGATAGACAAATTTAACCCAAGTGGGACTAACAAATACACTAGTTTTCTAACTAAAATATTACAAAATAAATTAGAAGAAGAAAAAAAACGTGTTAAAAAAGGTCGTCTTAGGACAATCCAAAATGTTGTTCGTGTGTTTGAAAGACCAAAAGGTCATGATGATTTGGAAGATGTCTTGATTAGTTATTTAATGGAAGTTTATGGAAGAGAAAACATAGATGCTTTACATTCTTTCCATAAACACAGCCAAGAAAACAGAATTACAGGAAAAGATATTAATTCTTATAAATCTTGGGAAGAAATGCAGAAAGATGTTGCTTTAGCAACACTAAAACAAAATCAAAAATTACTTGAAAAAGAAGTTCAAAAAGTTTTTGAAAACGATGAATGGTTAATTGTACGTCCATTAACAGTTGAGTCTTCATTAACTTACGGTGCTGGGACTAAATGGTGTACAGCATCAAGACATAACAAAGAATATTTTTATCGTTATTCAAAAAACGGTGTTTTGTGTTACGCAATAAATAAAAATGACGGTGATAAATATGGTTTATTTTACGATATGCAAAATTCAGAACTTAGTATTTGGGATGCTCCTGACAGAAGAATTGACTCTGTTGAATCTTCTATTCCATTTGAAATAATGTCTAATACGTATAAATTCATGAAAAATGAAAAACCAAATTATACTTATTTTTCTGATTTAGAAAAAGAAAAATGTGATAAATATTATAGTGAAGTAAAAATGGAAGAACTAATACCTACGGTTGACTATGAAGAAGGTCAAAATCAATTTGATCTTGAACCATTGACAGAAGAATATGGGTACGCGGAAGAAGTGAGTGATGAAATATGTGACGAAATTGATGAACAAGTTAGACCTAATCTAGAATGGTAAAAAAAGGGGTATATAGAGACGGTAAAGTACATACTCATGAGCATGTGGTTCATGATGTTGAACGTACTTTAGATTGGTGGCCAAATGCCAATCAAGAAGTTGAGTTTGAATTACTAAACGGCAAAGCAATAATTAAATCTTTGGGTAGGATGTTAAAATCTGAAGATGCTGATAAATATTGTAGAGATTTCTAATTAAGACCCTGAGTAATCAGGGTTTTTTATTTTTATCGGATATTTATTTAAAGATGAATAATATCCGTAAAATTACTCGTAAAACCTTATTAAATGAAGTCGCAGGTATTTCATTCATAGTGCGTAAATGGGCTGACATTTTAGAAAAAGAAGTGAACCAACAAATGGAGGCTCACAGAAAAACTGAAATGGAAAAAATCCAAAACCAACCTAAAAAAGAAGAACCAAAGTACTCACAATCTTCATTTGATTTTCTTGAGAAAGAAACTGACGATAAAAAGAATGATCCTTTTTATTGGGAAGATGAATCGGGTTATGGTTCGGGTAGTAAGTACAAAAATGACGATGATTATTTTAGTTCTTGGAAAAAGAATAAAAATAAAGATTGGAAGGAACGTGAAGGTGGTTATTATAAAAAAAGATTTAAGTCAGATGATGACTACGGTTATACTAAAAGTAGTTATGGTAGAAGTTATGGCAGTTATGGAAGTTACACACCTAGACCTAGTATACCACCGTTAGAAGAAATTGTGGTTATGGGTGAGAAATACCCTGAAGAATACAAACAATTTTCTGTTGATAAATGGGTTATGAAAAGTAGTAATCGTATTGAGTATGACCATCGGCATTCTGGATACGATGAAGAAGGAAAATACGTTGTTTACTTCAATATACCAATTGCTTCAATGAGTAAAGGGGCTTTCATACATGAGATTAAACACGCTTATGATGATTGGAACAGAATGAGTCATGGTGGTAAACCTATCCGTGATAGTTGGGAAATTAAAAATATATACACCCCTGATTTTGAAAAGTTAGTATTGGGAGGTAGCTCAAGATATCCACAACTTGGTTCATTAATTCGTAATTTTTATTTAGGTTCTAGTTTAGAAACTCCAGCTTATCTAGAAAATGAATATGATGGTACTGGTGTTGGTTACCAAGAAATTGGTAGAAAACTAAAAAACTTTAAAATAGATAGTTATTTCAACAAACAAGGAGAACTTGCTAAGGGACTTGAGGAAGAATTTGAGGAAATGAAAAAACTCGACATCCCTCTGTTTAAGAAATTTAATAACGTAACCGATTTTTTAAATTGGGTTAAAAAGTATTTTAACAAAAGAGGTGAAGACATTTTTAAACGTGTTATTAAAATGAAATATGTACACGGTAAACCTTTAGACCCTTTTGAACCAAAACCTTATAAACCAGTTTATACCGGAACTTACCAACCCAAGACACAAACTAAAACTAAAAAAGAATTACCGAAAGAAGATGACCCTTGGGCAGATTTTGAAGAAGGTGAAATGATGGGTGATTGGAAATTCTCAAAAGAAAGAGGATGGTATCACGTTGGTGAGGAGAATGGTGGTAAAAATGATGATTATTACGATTATTATAATTACTAAATTGGTAATCGATAAAAGTAACCCCGATTAATTTGGGGTTTTTTGTGCCAACTTTTTATTGAGATATTTATTGTTATGTTAACAAAATTAAAAATATATATAACACTAGCAGTACTAGTAATGTTAGTATTTTTTATAGTAAAAACCTTCGTATTACTAGAAATCACACAATCAACACCCATAACTCGTGGGATTGAATATACCTGTTTTTTACTTTTTATACCAATTTTTGTCTTTATAACCAAAGAGTATTCATCAAGTAAAAATAATAGGCTTATTAATGAACTAAAAGAGTTTGATAGGTTTGTTGACCGTTCTGTTTTGGTTAGTAGAGCTGACGCTAAAGGTAAAATAACTTACGTAAATAAAAAATTCCAAGAAGTTTCGGGTTGGTCTTTGGATGAAGTTGTTGGTAAAGACCATAACATAGTTAACTCAGGTACACACCCGAAAGAATTTTGGTCTGAAATGTATAGAGTAACAGTTAAAGAAAGAGATATATGGAACGCTATTTGTACCAACAGAAATAAGAAAGGTGAATTATATTGGGTTGATTCTTATATTAAAGCAGAGTTTGATGAAAATGGTAAACTCAAAGGTTTTATGTCTATTAGATATGATGTTACAGAACTAAAGAAAAAAGAAGTAGAAATACGTAATAGAATGAATGCAATAAACAAATCTAATGCGGTTATTGAGTTTGATTTAGAAGGGAACATTGTTTTTGCTAATGACTTGTTTTTAGGTACTATGGGATATTCATCACAAGATGAGGTTGTCGGAAAACACCACAGAATTTTTATAGATGATGAATATTCAAAAAGTGATGACTATTCTCTTTTTTGGAAAAAATTAAATAATGGTGAGTTATTTTCAGGTGAAATTGTTAGAGTCAAAAAAGATGGGTCTTTAGTATATCTACAGGCAACTTACAATCCTATTATTGGTACAGATGGTAAAATTTATCGTGTTATGAAAATTGCGACCGATGTAACTAGTTCTTATGAACAAAAGAAAGAGATTGAAAAGAAAAATACTTATCTAGAACACGCTGCTAAAATATTAAGACATGATATGCACTCAGGGATTAATACTTATATGCCAAGAGGAGTTAACTCATTAGAAAGAAGATTATCTCAAGAAGATATAACTAACCTTAAAATTGAGGCACCACTTAAAATGATTAAGGAAGGTCTTAAACACTCACAAAAAGTTTATAAAGGGGTTTATGAGTTTACCAATCTAGTTAAGAAAGATGTGGTATTAAACAAGACCGAATGTAATGTAAAAAATATTCTTGCAGATTATTTATCATCAACGGCTTATATAAGTCAGGTGATATTAGACGATAATTTACCAACCCTTGAACTTAATGAACCGTTGTTCTGTACCGCAGTTGATAATCTAATTAGGAATGGCTTAAAATATAATGACTCCGAAACAAAGTTTGTTAAGGTCTATGGTGACGATGATTCAGTTGTCATACAAGATAACGGTAGAGGTATTACCCAAGACGATTTTAATTATTTATCCAAACCTTATACAAGAAAAGAAGGTCAAAAAGAATCTGGGACTGGGTTAGGGTTAAATATTTGTGTCGCAATCTTGGAAGAACATAAGTTTAAGATTACTTGTGAGAAGAATGAAATTGGTACTAAAATGAAAATAAAAATAAAATAAAAAAAGAAAAAATATGATTGATTCAATTTTATTAGTGGATGATGAGGACTTATTCCACTTGGTTTTTGAGGATAGTTGTTCCTTATTAGACATTACTTTGTCATTAAAAAGTTTAAATAGTTCTGACGAGGCCGCTAAATTATTTGCCGATTGGCAAAAGAATCCAAACGGTAAACCTGAATGTGTGTTTGTGGATTTAAATATAATCGGTTCGTCCTTTGACGGTATTGAACTTATCCGTAAGGTTAATTTTGAATATGGTAATAACGTAGTTATTGGTATTATATCTTCGAGTAACGAAGCGGAAGAACAGGCGAAAGCCATTCAAGCCGGAGCTCAATTTTGGATAATAAAATCTGATGATATTGAACCTCGTTTAGAAGAATTTAGAAAAGATTATGAAGGTTATAAAAATAGAACTGCACCATTTAAGGTGTATAAATAATGATTAAACTTAACAAAGAAACTAAAAAAGAATTAATTGAATTATTAAATTCTAAAAACATTGCTTTAGAGGGTAATATAGTTAAATTATTTGATACTGAGGGTGATGTTGAGTTTGAAAAATATTTAAAAACTTGTTCTGAGAAAGATAAAGATAATAGAAAAAAACGTTTAGAAATTACTAGACAGGTACAACAACAAAATAGAGACCTTACCAATCTTAATAGTGAAAATGAAAAAATAATGGTAGAATTACAAGATACATTAAAAAGTGTCGAAGATTCTAAAATTACTTTTGAGGTTCAAAATCGTGAACTAAACGAATGGAAACAGGATAATTTAAGGTTAACCGAAGAATTAAAAAATGAAATGGTTAAATCCGAACAAGCCAGAATAGAAGCTGAGAAATCTAAAGAAGTTGCTTTAAATGATTTAGATTTATTACAGAAAAAAACTCAAACAGAACTTATCGGTACAATAGTTAGGGTGGCTTTAATTGTAATACTTAGTGTTGGGGTTATAACTACAGGTCTTTACGTAGTCGCAATGTTTACAGGTAAAGATACTCAGATAATTGGTTCTACTTGGTCTAATATGTTTGGTATACTATTAACAAACGCTTTTAGTATTATTGGAACTATAATGGGCGTCAAATACGCTTCAGAGAAAAAAGATGGTTAAAATAAAAAACCCCATTTTATTGGGGTTTTTATAATTTAATAAATTTATTAACTATTACTCTGTAGGTGTAGTGTTTTCAGATTTTTTACTTAAAAACTTTTCAACTACATTACCGCCTATACAAACTAAAACTATTGTTTTAACAGCGTCAACTAAATCAGTACTTGGTTTAATGTCTTCATGTGAGTAAGAATTTAATAACATAGTTATGGCTATAAATAAGAACCCTAAAAAAGCTATTACTCTTTTCATAGAAGTATCTCCACCACCAAACATTTCTTTTAAGAATTTTTTCATTTTTGTTTTTTTTAAAATGGTTTATATGTTGTGTTACCGTTAACTCTAACGGCCTTTAAAACTTGTTTTCTTTGTCTACCTGTTGATTCATAAGAAACGTGAACCCAATCAGGATTAGAATCCGTGCCAAACTCCCAAATTAATTGATCAAAATTTAAATTACCTTTGATATAATCAAAAACAGCTTTATTGGTAACCGTGTTTGAACGACCGTCCATATCGATATCGATAGCCTCACCACTACAATGCTGTGAAGTTAAAGAACCACCAATGGCAGTATTTAATTCTTTTGAACGATAACCTGATGATATGAAAATTGGTTGATTGAAATGTTTTCTGATTGGTTCAAAAATGTTTTCAGCCAGCTTTTTAAAATTCTCTAAGTGTTCAGGTGTTGGCTCATTTGATATGCCTTTTCTTTTGGCCATATCACTTTTTGTAACTTCTGATAAGTCTAAATGTTCTGATAATTTCATAATACTTTTTTAATTATAAATATTTACTTTTTTAATTAACGACCTTGACCCCTATATTTTTTTGGTTTTTGTTGTTTAGGTCCGTATTTTTTTTTAACTTTTCCTTTGCTTTTTTTACCAAAAGAAACTTTCATTGAAGTTGTAGAACCACCTTTTGCTTTTGCCATTTTGTTTTTAAATTTTTATTTTATTATTATTAATTACAAATAAATATTAGTTATGAGTAAAAAATTAGTAGTAAGTGAGTGTTGTAATGCTCAAGTCCAACATTATCCAACAATGGGATTAGGCCCCATGGAAAGTTACATTTTCTTTTGTTCAAAATGTAACAAAGAGTGTAAAACAAAAGTTATCGAACAAGATGTAAAGAAGTGATATTTATATTATATCATGAAAAATAAAATAACAGAAGCGGCTGGTGTATCATTTGAGGTTAGAGAATGGGCCAACATTGTATATCACTTACTTGACGGTATACCTGATTCAGAAAATCGTTTATTGGTTGATGGTCAAGAATGGCCTGAACAATTTGAAAAATTTCCTGTTGATTGGTTTGTAATAGACTTTAACGATTGGACCAATGGCTATCTTGATGGTACTTCTGGTTATGATGCTGATGGTAATTACGTTGTTCATATAATGGTTTTGAATCAATTCAGACACCATCCGTATATGAAAACAATTCTTAATCATGAAATAAAACATGCTTACCAAGATTGGCAACGTAGAAGTAAGGGTTATGAAGGTATATTTGCAGCTAAAGAAGTTAAAGAAGTTTATACAGAGGATTTTATCAAAGTTGTTAAAGACAGAATTAAAGTTGGAGAATTTTTCAAAGATATGTTAAAAAAATATTATCTTTTAACAGACTTAGAGATGAATGCTTTTATGGAGAATGTTTATGACAATGACCAAATAAACAACTATAAAAGGATGGTTAAAAATGTTACACAATTTGATGCTCTCAAAGCTACTTATTATGAAGACCCCGATAGATTAGAAAAAGATTGGCAAACACTTTTGTCCGTAAACATACCTTTTTTAAAGAAATATAAAACTTATGATGAATTTCTTAAAGCATCTACAAAATACTTTAAAGAAAGAGGTGAAGAGATACTTAAAAAAATTAACAAGTTAGAGTATGTTCACAGAGATAGAAATCTAGGTGAAAGTGTAGTCAAAGAACAACAAGTAATTTGTAAAATGATTTCACCAAAAGGACACGAAAGAGGTAATTACATGTCCAATCAAGAAGCTTTGGAATTAATAAATAAAATTCAAGTATCGGGTAGGAAAAAAATTCAAGACCCTAAAATTTTAGCACAGTTTGTAAAAACTTTGTCGGATTTTAGAAACAATATTAAAAATGTTGATACTAACAACGATACTATTGACACTTATATACACAAATTAAGGACTTTACTGAATTGTTATGGTATGGAAACCATGGATAATTCTCCTAAAGATTTTGTTTTTTAAAAAATCTTTTATATCTTTGTAATTATGAAAGAAATTTTAGACGAAATAAAATGGTTTTGGAAATTCAAGGTTAAATATCCTTGGTATGGTTTCCGTAGAGGTATTCAAAATCTTTACACTCATTTTTCAGTTGTATGGAAAAGTGGTGATTTTGATTACGGTTACATTTTACAAATGATGAAGTTTAAACTTGAAAGGTTGGAAAAATCACTTCAAAATGGTTATGAAGTTGAGAAAGACCGTCTACCTAAGATCGAAGACATCAAAAGGTGTATAGAGTTAATTAACAACTACTTGGAAGATAACTACGCAGAACGTTGTGGATATGTCCATAGTGATGGGAAAGTTGAATTTGTACCAACAGAAAAAAATGAAAATGGTGAACAACTTTATGAGATGGTCAGAGTTAAAGTTACACAGACAGATAAAGAATTACGTGAGATATTCAAAAAAGCCCAAGAATTAGAACAAAAAGAGTGGGAAGAACTTTGGGAAACTTTTAAGAAGGGTAATAAATCACCTATCGACGCTAGGGGATGGTGGGATTAAAAAAATTTTATTATTGTTGTTTATGATTAACGAATATGAGAGACAAGAATTTTGGAAAACTAAAATTAAAGTCACTAAATGTAACAGTGAAAATGCTTGGTATTATGACAAAATAGGCCAAGTATTTGAGGTTGATTCAACTACAGTTAGAGATTACTATATAAAAGAAAATGATAGTGTCAAACCCGTCTTAATAAAAGACGCTGAAATTTTAAATTAAACCCAAGAACATTCTTGGGTTTTTTCATATTTATAGGTATGAAACAATTATTAAATGAAATCTCAGGTATCGCTCAAGCTACAATACCTTACACAAAGGCTGTATTCGATAGAGTAAAAAAAGAGATGGACTATTTTTTTAATAATGTTTACGATGAGGATTATTTAGAAAGTGTTGAGGCTTTTCGTAGAAAAGGTTATCTACCGTCACCCGACCATATTAAAGATTTAAAATTACCTTATAGATATTTAGCACCTTTTATAACAGACGAAGATTTTAAAGACCTACCTTTGGTTCAAATAAATATAGATTTAACTTTTAGGTATGTAAGTGTTGACTCACCCCAAAACAATAAATTTACTGTTGAAGGTGGTGCATGGCCTATTTTTGTTAGTCGTTTAGGTAAAGATAGTGTGTTTGGTTATAGGGTAAAACCTGAGTTATTTCCTGTATCAAAAAAAAGAAGTCAATCTGTAAATAGAGCTATTGTCGCTTCAATAGATTTTGATATTGTTGTCTATGATGATTTCGATATTTCAAAAGATTTAAAACGTCTCGAAAGAGAATTATACTCAGTAGTTTTCCATGAGATGATGCACATCTATGAGGCTCATAAAAATAAATCTTTAGATGTCCACTCTTTAAAAATAGGGTCCGTCAAACCAAAATCAAAAATGGAGACAGCAAAAGCTCACTTGGGTGACACCAAAATGATTGGTGTACCTAGAGAAATACAAGACGCCGTTAGGTCCTTGTTACAACTTTACTACGTTTCGTTACCAACAGAAGTTCAGGCCCTAACTCAAGAAATGTATCCATATGTAATTGATACGGAATTAAAAGACTTTTTTACAAACACTTACCAAGGTCAAATTGTTAAAAATTTACAGGAATTTGACAAAGATTATTTTTACCAAATTTTAAACGAAGAGGCTGAAATATATTTTCTAAAAAAGAGTGAAGAACCTACACAAGAACGTATAGATAATTTTTTTGAAGCAGTGAGAAAAGGTTTAATATCTAAATATATAAGGTCAGCTGAATCAAATCACCAAACCGTTGATAGAAAATTCATCAACAAAAAAACTTTAAAAGATTTAATTGATTATATGAGTGTTCAAATAAAAAGAGCGGGTGATAGGTTACATAAAAACGTTGGTAGACTTTATGCATTAAAAATGGATAAAAGTTTGACTGTTTAAAAAACTTTTTATATATTTGTACTATAAATTTAAAATTAAAAGTTATGGTATACCCAGAAATCGAAATTAAAGAAAAACGTAAATCTTTTACAATGAAAGTAAAAATTTCAAAAAAAGAAGTTGAAGGTGAGGTTTTTACTTCAGAAGAAGTAACCGAACTTAAAAGAACTATCTTAGAAGAAATTAATTATGAATTGGACAATCTTGTTCACATGATGGTTGAGGACGAAGAGTTAAGTGTTGAACAAATTGAGGCTATGGAAAATGCCTTAAATAAAGTTTCAGTTTCAATCGAAAATGAATCTGAAGAGGTTAGTGAGACTGAAGAAAAAGCTTAAAATCTTTAAAAGAATTAAAAAGGGACAAAATTTTTGTCCCTTTTTTTATATTTATATATTGATAAACTATATTAAAAAATGGAATTATATAAAATATTTGAAAGTACTGTATTAACAGAAGGTCGTAAAGAAGATGTTATGGCTAAATACCCTGATGTATCTAAAGAGGTTATTGAACATTTTTCACAAAATGACACGTCAGGTAATAACAAATATCTTGATTGGATGGTTAGTTCTTATGTCAAGGATGGTTCTGTAACAAGAGCGGTTGAGGCTGTTCAAGGTTATCATCGTAAATTGGCTATGATAAACCCTAACAACATGAGTGATTTTTCGGATAACTATGGTGATGATGTAAATAACATTGAAAAAATTATTAAAAATCCGAAAGATATTAATAGTTTTGATTTATCTAGTTTAGAGGTTTTTGTTAGTTTTTTAAATAGTTTAACTTCTAAAAAACAAGAGGCTGTGCAGATGAAAAAAGAATCTGACAGAATTTATGAAGATAAAGAACTGATTGTTGTTTCACCAAAAACCCATAAAGCTTCTTGTAGTTACGGTATTCACAGTGCTTGGTGTGTCGCAACAGCAAACACAGGTCACTTCACTAATTATACCAAAAACGGTACATTATACTTTTTTATCAGTAAAATAGATAAAGCTTATAATGACTATTGGAAAGATAAAGACAGCGGCCAACCACCGTATAAAACAGCTTTATTGTTAAAAGACAACGGTGAGGCAAGTTGGTGGTCAAAGGGTGACTCTAACTATACAAATGGTTTAGACGTTAACAACCCTAAGTTACCTATGTTAACAAATGAAATTGTTAGTAGGGTTTTAGCTCATAACAAAAACGCTATTGAAACTCGTAAACAAAGAGAAATTGAAAGGGTAATGGTAGCATCAGGTTTTTATAAAAGATCGGGTGGTGATAATAATTTAAAAAACGATTTTGCTGGATTTGTTAGGTCTGAAATTTACACACCTGAACAATTAGTTTCAATTATTAGAAACGACAATTGGTTGGCTTTATATGAAAACTCTGAGACAGGAGCTGCATTACGTAAAACTTTAGGACCTAAAGTTGTTTTCTCACTTATTAGAGAATTAGTTACTGGACAGATTTCAACGTCTCAAGTCGAAGTATTAAAAGATATGCACACTCAAGAATTTTTATCAACTTATGGTAAAGAAATTAGTGATGATGAAAATAGAGAAATTGCCCAAATTATTGTTAAAAAATTAGGTAGAAAACCTACAGCAGCTGAAGTTGGTGGTGACGTTAAAATGTATGTTGATAAATGGACTATGTCCCCTGAAGATTGGCAAAAATACGAAAACAGTTCAAATTACTTTTTTATTGGTAAAATAGAACCTGTTGAGATTGGTGACGGTCAATACAAAAAAATGATGAATCTTGATTCTATCACTAAGGTAGATAGATTTAATCCAAAAGATCATCACAATTTACAAATGATGATGTTAAGTGCAAGATTCAAAAACTCAAACTTATACGCTATTGTAACAGAAAAAAATTTATTAGATGATTATGTTGGTGTACCTTCTCAGGACATCCCTGAACCTGTCATGAAAACAATAATGGAAAAGGCTAAAAAGATAGGTTAATTAATTGAAAAATCTTATTAGGAAAATATTAAAAGAATCAGAAGATGAATTTGATTGGGTCCAAGATTTGGTCCCAGCTGATTTTAACTATCCACCTGGAGCTATCTATTATAAATTTGGTGATAGTGAAGAAGTTAGAGGTTATATATTAAAAAAAGTTGTTGGTGGTTTTGTTGATTTAAAATTGGTTGGTGATAGAGTTATCTTGGAAACCGATGGTTGGTGTGATTTTGCCGATTTGTTCTATGACGATCATAGAGGTACTGATGGTTATGTTAATAGATATGTTGCAAAAAAAATGTTGTGTGATGAAGATGGTGATTGGTGGAACCCTTATGACGATATTATAAGTAACAGACGTGAATGGAAATCAACATTGTGGGATGATAACGTTATTGGTAACGATGATGTGATAACAGAAATTTTAAATCATATTAAAAAGAATTATGTTTCAAAGCCTAACTACAACCCTAATCAGTTAGATATTTTTGATGAGTTACCCAAAAAACAAAACGTTGTTAACATTAAAGGTAGAATCTTAGATGATGATTATTTTTATGAATTAAAAAACGATTTAGATTTATTAGGTGATTTAATTAACCAAGAAGAAGAGTTTTCAAATTTAAGGTCTGAGTTGAGATGGGCTTACGATGATGCGTATAACACTGCGGCAAGAGACCAAGTATGGAGTGCAGTTAAGGATAAGATTGAAAACGAATTTGGTGCCGGTAAATGGTTACAAAAAGACATTCAAAAACCAAGTGGTGTTTCAACTAAACATTATATGGAATTTGATATCACAGGTTTATTTTGGCCTAGTATATTCAACTTTTTTGATTATTGTCTTAATAATCGCGTGGGTAAAGAATCTGTACAAGATTATACCTTAGAAGAATTAGAGGAAACTTTTGAAGAATGTATGTCACCCGCTAACGAATATAGTCATTTCTTAGAATTCTACAGTGTTCTGTTAGATGAAAATGGTGATGAATTTAACCCTAGATATCAGAACTATCCTGATGATGAGGATATTCAAAAATATTTTACTGAATCTGTATCGAACAGAATCTAGTTCAAATTTTCAAAAACTTGAAATAGTTTATTTCGTTGGTATAGATTAATTTCCATATTTTTAAATGCCTTCTCTATAACTTCAAAAGCTGAATCAATACCGGCAATCTCAAAGAACAACATTGCTTTCTCACCAACTTTATTAAAACCAATTTCGTTACCAACAAAAGAAGTACTGGCACCAGTACCTTTGTTTTTACCATTTGGGTTGTAGGTAGAAATTGATTTAGAACCACCTTTGGTCATACCTCTCATTACACCATACCCTGAACGTTTTGCTGCTTTATTGATTGCTTCTGCACTTTTGGCATCCATTATCTCAACAGTGTTACCAGTCTTGTGGTAAACAACATCAACTACACCATATTTTTCTGTATCAGAACAGTTAACACATTTTTTAAAACCTAACTCAATACGTTTTTGTGGGATATCTTTATCACAATTTTTACATTTCATAAAACAAAGATAAAAAAAATAGTTGAGAATTTGTGATAAAATTAATATATTTTAATTATGGAAATATTAAATAAAAACACATTCAGTGATGAAAATGTTACCATAGAAAAGAAAAAAGGTGACACGCTGATTTATATTGGGAAAGCCTGTTATTCTCTGAATGATTTGGAAAAAGTTGTAAGCTTTGCTAAAACAAAAGATTTAAATGAGTCGTTAAACTATCGAGTTAAAAATTTTATAAAATAACTACCAAATTTGGTCTAAGAAAGACATGTTTGGGTCGTCAGATTTTAAAACATAAAAATTATCGTTTAAACCATTTATTAACTCTCTTAAAGTCATACTAGCATATTCAACACCTTCTTCAGGGTCTTCCCACTCAAGATCTAAACCACTGTCATCCATATCGATTATGGTATATATAATACCCCTTTCATTATATTCTTGGGGATTATAAAACTCCTGCCCAACTAAGTTACTATCTGCTATAAATTGATAATCCATAACAATAAATATGCATATTTATAAGATATGTTATTATATTTTGAACCTGCTATAAACGATATTAAATGGTCTCGAGTAATTGAGGCTCTTAAAGTTTTACATCCTAAATTAACATGGGCTAGTAGAGTTAATCTAGATTCATTTAATCCTTTTGAAGCATTTGATCCACTTTCTCAAAGTGTAATTTCGTTACCACCAATTAATGGTCTTACTATAGATTTTTATAATAAATTATCTTATGGTAGATTTGAAAATCCTGAGTCAATGTTAAAACTTAGAGGTTATGGTACTAAGGTTGTTGATGGTTGGGAATATCTAGGTATGAAACAAGATACTGAATCTATTTTTGATAAATTAAATGAATCTGACGAGTTTGGTTGGGCAGAAGAAATTATTAAAGATGTTCCTGATGTAGTTGATTATCGTACTGTAAAACAAGGTGACAAAGTTGTCCCAGGAAAGGATTGGTTGTTTGGTAATCAAGCACAAGGTTCTATTTACGGTGTTGTTGATTTAGAAGAATATGACGGTGAACCACGTTTTATTGAAGATAGTACAGATGAAGAATTTTGGCAATATTGGGTTCACGTTGATTGGGTTAACAAAAACGGTAATGTACTTTTTAGAAACAATTATCGTGTTGGTCCCCTTTATCACGATTTAAAATATTATGTACCAAAACCTGTTAAGAAAAAAAAGATTAAAGAATCGGAAGATGATGAGTTTGAATGGGTTAAAGAAACTGTAAGTCAAGAATATCACAGATATGAAGATATTTTACCTTATTTGGATTTTGACGATATTATTTCTATTACAGGTGATTTTACTGACGATTACGGAAATGTATTATTGTCGGTTGAAGATGTATCTTTTAAAGTTTACAAAAAAAACAATATAGTATATTTAAAATGGGTTCAACCTAAAGATGAAAGACCTATTGATTGGTCTTTCATATCCAATAGTAGTGAAGAAGTACACATGGGTTCATCTACCTTTGAATGGGACAAAGATTTAATGGTTAAAATTCTACACAAAGAAGAACACCCTTTTTAATTCCAAATTAATTTACTATCATTATTAAATGAAGAAGTTTTTAAAATTTCTTAATCCTTTGTATTGGATTAAGTTGTATATTTACACCAGAATTAATAATAGAAAGAATTTTTAACATGAAAAGAAAAGACCAAGAAGAGTTTTCTTCAAAATTAGCCTATTACGGTTTTATTGGATTGTTAGTGGTATTATTAATCATTGTTATTACAAAATAGGTTTAAGTTGTAGATATTTATAGTAAAAAACACTATGAGTATTAAAAACTTACAATCCAAAATCGGAGTCAATGCTGACGGGGCTTTTGGTCCTGGAACTTTAAAAGCGGCAATGAACTATTACAAGATGACTCCTGAAAGAGCTGCACATTTCTTTGCTCAAACCGCTCACGAAACTGGTGAATACAAATCATTTAGTGAAAATTTAAATTACTCAGCCGATGGTTTGAAAAAAACTTTTGGTAAGTATTTTCCCGATAAGTTAAATGAATCTTACGCCAAACAACCTGAAAAGATTGCTAATCGTGTCTACGGTAATCGTATGGGTAATGGTGATGAAACTTCAGGGGAAGGGTGGAAATACCGTGGCCGTGGAGCTTTACAATTAACAGGGAAAAACAACTACCAATTATTTTCTAATTACCTTAAAAGACCTGAAATCATGGCTAACCCTGATTTGGTTGCTACTGAATTTGCGTTTGAATCAGCTATGTTCTTTTTTGATAATAATAAACTTTGGGCTATAGCTGACAAAGGTGTTAACGATGAAACCATATTAGCTATGACCAAAAGAATTAATGGAGGTACTTTAGGTTTAGACCACCGTAAAGCTTTAACATTAAAATATTATAGCTGGTTGAAATCTTAATTTTTTAATGTTATATTTGTTCTATGAAAAAGTTTAATTTCATAGAACCGATTAAAATAGAAGTTAGATACCCCAACGTCAAATCTGTTTATGATGAAGATGATTCTGATGTAGAGGCTGATTTTTTTTCTTTTACAAATGGTGTTCACGTTGATAATAAAACCGTTCAAGGGTGGGTTAATGATTGTGTCCGAAAGTTATTAGACGATCCTGAAAATCACTATTCTTATCATCATAGTGGTAATACACTTGTTATCGCAACAAGAAACTCAGAAGAAATAAATGTTTTTGTCTCTAGGTCACATATGCAGGCCACTATACCTTTTTACGAATATACCTACTATGATGAAGAAGAAACCATGTAAAGAATGTCCTTGGGTTGTTAGGAATAAACATAATAATACTATTGTAGAGTTTTCTAAAAGAATGGGTATGGGACACAATTGTCATATGACCAAAGCTGGTAAGAAAAACTTATGGAAAGTAGAAGAAAGTTGCCAATGTTTAGGTCGTGAGATATTTATTACTGATGCGAAATCTAATAAAGAAAATATTGAAAGAGTCTGAAGAATTTGATTGGGTTCCTGAATTAAAAAAAGTTATTGTTGTGTCTAGGGGTAATTATTACCCCACAAATTTAGAGGCAATGGTGGAACTAGATGTTACTGGTGCCGAGGAATTTGCTGACAAATACGGTTACTTTTATTGGAATACCCCCGCATACGGAGATTGGGTACGTGAGGCTGGTAGTTATGCTGACTCTGAAAGTTTTTTACGCCTTAAAATACCTAGTTTGGTTAAACCTGAAAATGGTGACATTTGTTATTTAATTGAAAAACGTACAACCCAGGGAAGTAATCAAATTTATCGGTTAATCAGAATTGAAGACAAAGGTGAATTTATTATTGGTAATCATGGATTTAAATTAATAAATTAATTATATTTGTTTTATGGGAACAGCTAAATTTAAATTCAACAATGGTAACATGGCAATCTTATGTTCTAACTGTGATAAAATAGTTAAAACAGGTAAAGATTTTACCGAACAAGAGTGGAAAGCTTTAGAAGGTAAGGGTGAAATAGAATCTGTTTTTTGTGAAGATTGTAAAAATAAAGTGGTTGATTTTGACAAAATTATAAGTACACCAAATGATAAGTTAGGCACTTTAAAAGACATTGTACCCATGTTAGCTCAAAATCCGGACTTTAAAGAAAGTTTAATTCAGATTATGTCTGAAAAGTTTTTAAAAGATATTAACATAAATGAGACTGATGAAAAATAATAGTTTAGTTGAATGGGGTTGTGTAGTTGATAACCATTTAATGGGTATCACACCACTTGGCAAAGTTTTCATCAGAATAAACAGACAAGAAAAAGTAACTGGTATGTATACCATGTTTGGTGAGGTTGAGAAATTTGTACCTCAAGACGAAACTCAAGAAAATGTTGACTCAGCAAAAAAAGTAATGTTTGATATCGTAAAAAATAAAATTGAAAAGGATATCTTACTCAAAAAAGAATTAACATTATAAAAAATAAACCCCTCAATAGAGGGGTTTTTTATTAATATTTAAAATTTAGATAACTAGATTCTAGTTTTTCTTTTAACATCAGTTGGTAAGCTCGTGCCAGTCTTGTCATACCGATACCACCACCAAACCTTGGGAAGAATTCAAAAGATAAAAACTCTTCTAACTCTTTTTCAACTCTTTCTTTACCAAATAACTCAAACAACTTAGCACAGTATTTACCATCTTCTATGGTATAAAAATTATGTTTCATTTCTTCAACATCACAACTTCTTTCAGCTGAACCAATAGTTTCTTGACCATAAAGTATAACATCAACCTTATTAAAAATACTATTTTCTTTGTGTTTCATATTCCAAAAAGGGTTTGTTCTTAAAGGAAAATTTTGTAATGAAACAACAGGACCTTTTTCTTGCCACATTCTTGTTTCATGTTCGTTCTCAAGTATTTCTACGTTACCGTATTCTTGACAAACATCATCGTAATTCACCTCAATCGGCTTTTCAAAACCTAAGTGGTATAACAACTCAGATTCTAATTTTAACATTTTATCCATACCACCCTTAGATTCAAACTCGAACATTGGGAATATCATTTCATGTCTTCCTTCTATTGGGTTTTTTTCTTGTCTATAAGAAGTGGAAATACAATAAACACCTTTCCATTCAGGGTTTTTAAGTAGTTCATACTCTAACCACATCTGACCTGTTTGTGGTAAAGGCCAAACTTGACCGTTGTAATTAAAAGTAGCGATTGAATGTGGGTTTTCACATGCCGCTAAGATTGATAACCTACTTTGTGTAGGTACTTCTTTGAAACCTTTCTCTTGAAAGAAGTTTCGCATTCTTTGTACTAGTTCATTGTAACTTTTTGTGTCTTTCATTTTTTCTTTTTTTTTAGAATCGTTAGGGCAAAAAAAAATCCCTTCATTTAGAAGGGATTACTGTCGCCGTTATTATTTTGTAACTTTATCATCAGAAATAAATATACCAAAAATGACTTGAGTGTAAAGATATTTTATATTATTTTTAAAAGATGAAAATAATATTTTTAGATATAGACGGTGTCCTTAATTGTGAAACTGGATATAAATCAGGTGAGTGTAACTATGTGAAATGGAAATGGGATGACGGTACTGACGACCATCACCAATCTTTTTATTCAAAGAGTAAAGGATTATTAAATAAACTAATTGAAGAAACTGGTGCTAAGATAGTAATTTCATCAACATGGAGAAGTTCTGGCATTGATTTTATGAAAAAAGTTTGGGAAATTGAGGGTATGAAAGGTGATATTATTGGCGTCACCCCTAATTTTAGAGGTGATATTGATGGTTATACAATTCCTCGTGGGTGTGAGATTGACTATTACATAAAAAATGATTTAGACTTTGGGCATATTAATTGGAGTAAAGAAAAACAACAAGAATATATGGATAAATCTGGTGTAGAAAATTATATTATTATTGATGACGATTCTGATATGTTATATAACCAACGAAATCATTTTGTTCATGTGCTACCTTCTCCAAGAAATAGAGATGGATTTAATGAAAAATATTACAAAGAGGCGTTAAAAAAATTAAGTAAAACAATTATAGATTTAAATTATTAAATGACGTTAAATACTTTATTACAAGAAGGTTATAAGATAATCTTTGAAGGTCATGACTCATACGAAAGGTGCCAATGGGTTGTGTTAGAAAAAAATAGTGAACAATTCTACTATTATCTATTTACAGAAAGTTTAGAAAAAATAGAAATACCCAAAGAATTAAAATGGGATGAATATGGAAATCTTTTGGACGAGTGTAAATAATTGATTATCTTTGTACTGTGTTAAGAATATTAAACAAATATCACAATGAAGGTTTGCTTTATAAACAAGTTCACCCTACTTTGCCTTTAACTATATGGAATTATAGTGAAGATGTGCAATACGGCAACAAGTGGGATGAAATGACTTTGATGGCACGTGGTTTGGTGACTGATGAATTCGGTACCATTGTCGCAAGACCGTTCAAGAAGTTCTTTAACATGGAAGAAGGTAAACACACCCCAACTGTCGACTTTGAAGTATTTGAGAAGGTTGACGGCTCTTTGGGTATTGTCTTCAATTACAAAGGTGAGTGGATGATAGCGACCAGAGGTTCTTTTACTTCTGACCAAGCAATTAAAGGTAAAGAAATGTTGGATAAATTGAAGATGGGCAAAGTACCTTACAATTTAACTTATCTTTTTGAGATTATTTATCCTGAGAACCGGATTGTGGTGAGCTACGGTGATGTAGAAAAGTTGGTGTTGTTGGGAGCCATAAATACTGAAACTGGTACTGAAGTTTCTCGTCACACTTTAGAGTATTTTGCTAGTGAAATAGGTTCTGACATCTCTAAGTCTTATGATGGTATAAAAGATTATTCTACTTTAAAAGGTATGATTAAAGACGATGAAGAAGGTTTTATCATCCGTTTCTCTAACGGCGATAGAATGAAAATCAAAGGTGAAGAATATCTACGTCTACACAAAATCATGACTAATGTATCTACCACCGCGGTATGGGAAGTGTTAAGTAATGGTGGTAATTTTGAGGAATTACTTAAAGATGTTCCTGATGAATTTTACCAAAAGATACAAGAAGTTGTTAGAGATTTGGTTGTCAGACATGACAATATCCAAAAAGACTACATGAGTTATTTTTTAGATATCACCAATAAAGTTTTAAGTACTGATAGAAAATCTTTCGCTGAAGAGGCTAAAAGATATAACCACCCATCTTTGTTATTTGGTATCTTAGACGGTAAGGATATCTCACCAATTATTTGGAAATTAATTAAACCTGAATTTAAAAAGTTATGACAGAAAAAGTATTATATATTGTAAGAGGTTTACCAGGAAGTGGTAAGAGTACATTCGCTAAAAAATTGGTTGGTCATGATTTCTTGGTGTGTGAGGCTGACAAGTATTTCACAGATGCCGACGGTAATTACAATTTCGACGTTACCAAAATCAAAGACGCTCATAAATGGTGTCAAGATAGAGTTGAAACTTACATGAAAGATAGTATGGTTAACGACCAATTCTACCGTGAAATTGCTGTATCAAATACATTCACCCAAGAATGGGAGATGAAACCATACTATGTCTTAGCAGAAAAATATGGGTATAAAATTTTCTGTATAATTGTTGAAAACCGTCATGGTGGTACAAACTTACATGATGTACCTGAAGACAAACTTAAAATAATGCGTAATCGTTTTGAATTTAAGCTCTGATGTTTATAATTTATTAAACATATTTATAATTAAAACATTATGGCAAACGAATTAAAAAATAGAATATTTAAAGAAATGAAAAACGTTAACGAAAATATTAAACCTCAAATGGGACCTAAATTATATAGGTTAAGTGAAAAAACAATTAATATATTAACCAACAGGTTAGCTGACGAATATATTGCACATTATTTTTATAGAAATGCTGCTAATTGGTGTAATGATATGAACTATAAAAAAGCCGCAGCTTTTTTTACAACTGAGGCTAACACAGAGTTACAACACGCTGAAGGTCTTCAAAAATATATGACCGACTTTAACATTATTCCTGAAATACCGTCTGTAGGGACTTCGGATGAATTTAGTAGTTTAGTTGATATTATTTATGGGGCATACGAAATGGAGTTAGGTCTTATGAAATCTTACAATAGAGATTCACAACTTGTATTTGGTGACGATATCACAACATTTGATTTTTTAACAGAATATAGAGAAGGTCAAAAACAATCTGTTATTGAATACAATGATTTAATTAACGCTTTAGACTTGATTGACAAAACTGATAAATTCCAAATTTTATATTTTGAACAAACTTATTTTTAGTAAAAAATAGTCTATTCCATCAAACCTCTCCCCCATGGAGAGGTTTTTTTATTATCTTTGTGTTATGAGGTTTAAAATAAAAAATTTAGGTGTCAGCCTAATATTAACTCACCGTTGGCAAAAAGGTTTAAATTTTTATCAAAAAGAAAAATGGAATGACTTTAGACTAGGTTTTAGGGTTAGGTACTGGGATAACCCTACACAAATTTCAATAGGTTTATATTTAATTTTTTTTAAAGTTTGGGTTGTTTTTTACAAAATTTAAAACTAATCTATATACGTATTTTATAAAAGACTGAATGAGAAAACTTCTACTGATAATTTTACTTTTAATACCATCCTTAGTTCAATCACAAATCGGTGGTAGGGTTAGAGAAGTTAAAAATCAAAAAAAATTAAAAATACATATAAGAAAAAGTGGTTGGAAGTATCGGAAATGGGAACCCAATAGATTAAAAGTTATTGAATCAGAAAAAAAACTTTTTTATAGATATAGGACAAATAATCAGAAAGAAAAAGAAAAAATACAAAAAAAAATAAACAAAAGAAGATATCGATTGTTGATGCGTAATAGAAATTCTTTTACGAAAAGAAAATATATGAGGTGATTTTACTTTTAGAATAAAATTTTTTATATTTAACAAATGAAGATTAAAGTTAAAAACATACACACCTTTTTTAACAACAAAGAAATTTCTCACGAAGGTTATTACAATTGGGATAAACTTGAAGGTGAATTGAAGGGTGGTTATGACGAAAAAAAACCTATGGAAGTTTTAAGGTTATTTAACGGTAAATACATCTTAGTTGAAGGTAGTCACAGGTTATCCTTAATAAAAAAATTATATGGGGGTGAGTATGAAATTGAAGCTAAAAAAACTTATATGTTAAAAATACTTTTAACTTACGTTTTATTTTTGACTTTGGCTAGTTTTTGGTACATCTTCATGATAATAAAATCAATTTTTAAAAAAATATGAGTGAAAATTTAAAAGACTTATTAATATCTTTTGGTTGTGCCGGAGTAACATTACTTTTTGTTAAACTTTTAGGTATAAAATCGGAAGATTTTTTAGTTGCTGCTGTGGGTATGATGGCATATCTTACTTACAGAAATTATGAAGAATCTTTGTAAATAAAAGATTTTTTTGTATCTTTACGGTATGAAAGAATTAATAAACATCCTCAAGACCGAAACCCAATCTTTAAAAGAACAATACATCCAAAAAACTAAAGAGTGGGCTGAAAGACATTTTAACCATGTCACACCAAGACATAAATGGAACACTGTTCAATGGTGTGAACATTTTGGTTTAACTCCTGAAGTTGCTAACAAAGGTAAAGGTTCAATGGAGTTTTTAACTTTCCCTCGTGGTTTTTACAACACTAAACAAGCTCGTGAACACGGTAGATTACGTGATGAAGCAATCAAACTTATCAACATGGGTATTGAAAAATACGTTGAGAAAGAAGTAATTAAAGCCGAAAAACATTACGAAGCTTCTATTGATAAATTAGCTTACAGAATTGATAAAAAAGGTTTGGACATTTCTAAACTTAAAACTGTGACTTCTCATATCGGTGCTAACATTGATACTACATTAACTGACGGTGAAAAAACTGTTAAAGCTTTTACTATTATTGCTGAAGGTCCAATTCAACGTCCACACTATAGATATTTAATAAAATAAATGGAAAATAAATTTTTTTACTACCATAAAAAAGATCGGACTGGTTTTGACCATTACTACAAATTAAATGAAGACTTTGAAGGTCTTCACGTAAATCTGACCACACCGTGTATAAATTGGTTTAAGTCATCATCATTACTTGTTGAAAACGATTTGCCATTACTTAAGGTTGTGACGGAAGGTGTTTTTGAAAATGCCTTGAGTGAAGTTATCTTAAAATTAGGGTTGACTGTAAAAATGAAACCACATAAATTGATATAATATGAAAATGGTGAAAGCACCAAAAGAACATGTCGACAGACTAAGAACTTGGTTACAATTTACTGACGAGCTATCACAAATAGAACCTGAAAACTCTCGTGAATGGGAAAAAGATATAAACGAAAACCCTGAAAGTGTGAAATTGGAATTATCTAGATATTTATAAAGTAATATGATTAGAGATATTATAAAACAAACATTACTAAGTGAAGCGTTAAAACCCTCACAATTTAGAAACTATGTTAAACATTTTGATAGAGAAAAATATACCAAAATGTTTAAATCCCTAGGTGATAATTTTGAACACGATAGAAACTATTACCGAATTTATATCCCTTTGGGATCCCAAGAAAAAAAAGAATTTATTTCTGATACACAAAAGGAAATAATCAATTTTCTAAATCAAAACGGATATGAAGTTTTAGATTATGTTAAGGGTATCACTAAATATGGTGACGCCAAAAATACAACCACGATTGGTAAGGTTTTAACAAGATTAAAAGATGATGATTTAATGAAAAAATTTGTTTCCGATGAATCAAGAAAAGCTTTAACATCTGATGTTGAAAATTTAATGGTTGTTATTTCACGTCACCCTTATGATATAGTTGGTTCGGATACTGATAGAAATTGGACTAATTGCATGACTCTCGGACACCCAGAGTCACAAAGAACAAAAGAATTGGTTCAAAAATATAATGAACTTAAAAAAGTGGGTGGTGACAAAGAAAAACTAAAGGATTTAAAAGATAAAATTGAATCTAGAAAAGAAACTGGAGAAAATACAAAATACCTACTTAATGATATTAAAGAGGGTTCTTTAATATCTTATCTAATTAAAAAAGACGATAAAAATATTAATAACCCTTTGGCTGTTTTAAATATTAAACCATATGTTAATGAAAAAAATAACGCTGATATTATTTTATTGTCAGATAATAAAATGTATGGAAACGCTAGACCAGAATTTAAAAAAACCGTGGATAATGTTTTAGAGGTTTTAAATGGGGATAAACACGGTAGTTATTGCATAAATAAATATATATATAAAGATGATGGTGATAGGGAGGTGATTTACTATTCTACCGAAGATTTATATAATCAGTTTAAAGAAATTATTAACTCTATTACAAATGTGGAAAAGACTAATTGTTATAGTAAAGATGATTTATACAAATATAAATCGAACTATGATTCAGAATTTTATCAATCAAAATTAGAAGAAAAATGTTTTTTACTTAAAAATAATAAAAACCAAAAAATAGCTATTCTAAGAGTAAATTTTCTTCCCAACATTTATGGTGCTGAAGAAAAAGAAAATGAGATTACTTGGTATAAATACCCCAAGGGTTTGGTTAAAAGTGATTTTGGTGGTCTACGAACTAATTACGTCTATGAAAAAGTATATTCTATGTTGAATAACGGAAATTTATCTGACTTAATTAACCCTAAAATTAAAAGTGTAATTGATTCTAATGGGGGTAAAAATTTAGATATAACATTTAATCAGTTTCGGTACGATAGATAAATTATAAAAAATTTTGTTTATGATTATTACTTTGATTACTACCGAGGTAATATTTCATACATCCACATGAGAGTTGTATTTGGTTATGAAATTTTGGTAGACAATGTATGTGACCCAAACTTGGATTATTTGGAGTTTAAACCTGAACTTAAGGAACTTTTAGAAAAATAATAACATGACAAAACGTGAATGGGATTTATTACTAGAATATGAGATTTGGCCCGACCAGATAATATGTTCAATTGGGAAATTAACTTTGTTTAAAGAAAAGTTTACCAAAAAATTAAAATTAAAAATATTAAAATGAAAAAGTATTAACAATATTATTATTAACAATTGGTTTGAGTTGTTATTCACAATGCGACTCATTGGATAACAAAATTATGATTGATTTTTTATCAGAAAAATTACATGAATCTGATGTCCAAAATGAAAAGTTAAAGTATCAACTACAAATTACACGAGCAGAAACAATGAAACAAAGAACACTAAAGTGGATTGCTATTATAGGTGGTACTTACATATAGACCCTCTTAACAAACAATCTTACATAAGTGGCTCTACTAAATGTTATAATTTAATAAGATTGGGAACTATGGTTGCTTTTGTTATTGGTGAAAGTGGTTTTAAATTTCTTTGATTAAATTATTTTTGTTATCTTTACATTATGATAACAACAGTAATAATCTCCTCTTTAGTTTTAAATTTGGTATTAGGTTTAATGGTTAGTTCTTTATCTAAAGAAAAACCAAACAATAAAACAAAAACCATCTACAAGGATAGAATTGTTTACAGAGACAAGCCTGTAGAAAAAATAATTTACAAAGATAAAATTGTGGAGAAAATTGTTTACAAAGATAAACCTGTTGTCCACGAATTTGTTAAAAAAGAAGAACCAAAAGTTAGTACACAAAGAAAAGAACTTTTAGATGCTCTCGCTGACTTAAAATCTAAGAAAAAGAAATCTAAAAAAGATATGGAAAATATCTACACGATTGAGAAAATTTTACCTAATATTAAATAATATGAAAAAAATAACAGACGCTTTAATGAAGACAGCCCTTACAATGGGAATTAGTTTACTAGTAGGGATTATATGGTTTTGTATAATCCGTTTTCTTGACCCAGAATGGGCATTAACAACAATATTTATGTTGTGTTCAGTATTTATATTTTCCCTTTATTACAAAAAAAGTTAGACATGGATAAAAAATTATATAATTTAGCTGTAGGAATGTTTGTGGTGGTATTAACACTATATATTGTTGCCGGTTTAATAAAATTATATGTTATGTTCAAATAATATAACAGAAAAAAGATATGGATAGAGAAGAAATGATTAGTTTTATAATCGAAGGTGAACTTAAAATGATGGATGCTTTTAAAAAAGGACATAAACCTCATACAGAAGACAAATTCCAACCTCTAAGAGAATTAATAGAAAAATATAGGGAAGAATTAGGTTATAAAACTAACTACTGTCACTATAGAAACGTGACTCATTAACAAAGTAGTGAATATTTATCTAATATGAAAAATCTCATCAAAAAAATTATATTAGAAAGTTTACTGTTTGAAGATATAAAACATGTTAAACAACTATTCACTAATTGGGCTAACAAAAAATCTGGAAACCCAGAACTAGCATTGTCCTTGATGGACGATTTTTTAAAACACCAAAAAAAGTTAAAACGTGACTTTACATCTTTTTCTTCTGCAGAAGAGATGAAACAAGCATTGGACAAAGTACGTCAATCAGAGGTAGAAAAACAAAAATTATCTGACGCTGTTAAAATTTTTGAAAACAACGAAGTTCTTGTTGTGGCAGCAAATACCCATGAAGCTTCTTGTCGTTATGCAGCAGGTACAAAATGGTGTACAGGAGCGGCTGATACGGATGAATATTGGAAAAGACATAATAGAACGGGAACCGAGTTTATTTGGATTTTTAAAACTTTAACACGGGATGACCCAAACTATAAATTTTCTTTCCATATAAAATGGAATAGATTACCTGATTGGTGTAATGCAGTAAATAGGTGCTCAACAAAAACACCTTTAATTTTAACTGCACAATCTAGTGCACAATTTCCACAATATTTTGATTATAAAGAGGTATTAAAAAAATGTTTTGAGTATCATGAAGAAAGACGTAAAAATTTAGGTATAGGATCTAAAAAGCCTAGTGGTGGGTTGTTAGAAAAGTTTATAGAACGTGTTAGGCGAATTATAGTAGAAGAAATAAATTGGCAATTTGATGACGCAGTTAATAATTCTTTTGAAGACTATTATGCTGGTGAAGAATATGAAGAAGAATATATGGATTTCGTTTATGGTAAAAAAGAAGAAATTATAGAAGCTACCAAAAATCTTATTGAGGATGATATTTCTACCATAACAGAAGAAGATTTGACAAATGATTATGAAGACTTTTTATTAGATAACCCAAACTTTACAGAAGAAGATTTTATTACATATAAGGTCGAAGATTATTTAACTTATTCATTAACTGAAATCTTGATAGAAGAAATCGGTTTAGTTGCGGACGAATTTTTAAGGGAAAAAGATTTAAATTAATGAGAAACCTAATTAGACAAATATTAAGAGAGACTTACTCACCAGCGGGAGAAGAACACATCCCAAGTAAATTTATTTATCATAAATCCCCACCAAATGTTAGGAATAACATTCTTAAATCAGGTTTATTAGTTTCAGTTGGTGGTTGTTATAAAACTTATTCTGAGAACTTTACTGAAGAAGAGTGTGTTCCAGCTATTTTCGCAACTGATTCTGAATATAAAGATGATTGGTTTGATTCCACTTGGGATGATGATGTTTGGAAAATAAATACAAAAATAGCGGATGTTAAATGGTTTAAAGATAAGCATTTTGATGGCAGAGGTTATAAAAATAACCATATTGTTACATTTGAGGATATTAAACCCGAATCATTAAAATTAATCTATAAAGGAACTGGAAAAGATAATTAGTAATATGAAAAATCTAATTAGACAAATATTAAGGGAAGAACAAGAAGTAAAAAAAGGTGACAAACTTATGTCCACCAAAACCATTAAGAATAGTCGGACTGCAGGCAACGTTTATACCGTTGTAGGTGTACAAAATAACCCACATGGTGAAGATGAAATTGTATTTGTTAACGACAGAGGTCTATTATTACATTTTCCAATTAGTGAATATAAAGATTATTTTGTCCCATTTGACTATGATAGTACATCAAATATTTTTAACCAATTAGACCCTGAATAACATCAGGGTTTTTTATTTCAGGACGAAATCCGGATATATTTGTCTTCTTCCACAGAATTTACTATATTTGTAGTAATATGATAGGCAAAGTAAAAACAAAATGGTGCAAGATAAACTTTGTACTTAGACACAGATGGGAAAAGGGTGGTTTTGCTAATTATGAAGCACATCGAATGAAATCAAACTTTAAACTTGGAATATGGTTAAAAACATATCAAGCAGTAGGCAAAGCAAAAGGACCAATCAAAGTAGTATTCGGTAAAGATAATCTTGTACGTGGATATATGATTGGGGTAGATTTAATAGTGTGTAAAGCTTGGATGGACATAAGTGGACCGACACTAGAAATACCAATAGATTAACAATTATATGAAAAAAATTACAGACGATAATAAGATGGAAAACAAAACTCACAAATATGATTTAGCCATATACAATGGCAGAATCAAAGTATACATAGATGGTTATGTTGCTTTTACATTTAATCAAATAGACTTTAAAGGCTACTATGCTTACAAAGATGATACAGACTTATATGGTTTGGACATATACTTGATGAATGAAAAAGGTGGTGCTACTACTATGGAAGTTTACTTTAAAACAAAAGAAAACTGGCTTAATGTACTCAAGTTACTAGATGAAAAACTTTAATATAAGACTAATATGTTTTACTATTTAAAATACTTTTTAAAATTAATGTTAGGACTAATGATTATTTTAGCATTAGATGTAATACTTAAAAAAGCAGACCCAAACGTAGGATGGTGGTGGTTTTACATGACACTAATATTTTACAATGGTTATTGTTACTTAGAATATAGATTAACAGATAAAGATGAATAATATGAAAAAACTACTAATTACAATTTCGGTTATAGGACTATTAAGTTCTTGCGGAACCGACAAACAATTATTAACTGAAAAAGAAATGACAGACTTTACGGTAAAAGGTGATACCATCTTATATAAAGAAACTCCTGTCGCAATTTACACTCACTGGGAATATGAAATAAATCCATCCCATGGCAAAAACCCAAAACCAATTATTGAATTGTGCATAAAACAATTTGGGGTTCCGCCAATGACAGATGATATCTTAAAGTTTGTTCATACAAAACATCCAAAGGTAAAGGTACAAGTAAGTGCACCAAGAGAATTTAGAAATGCGACCCATTAAGAATTATGGATGAAAATGATTTATGGTGTAACTATAGTGGAATGCCATCACCCATGTCATATATAAGATGCGATGAGTGTGATGAAATATTATATGAATGTAAATGTAAAGAAAAAAGAATGAATAAAGAACAACAAGAATTATTGGACGAAGTGTATGAGAATTATCTGAACAATTTTATAGAACCAGTATGTCCACCTAATTTAGATGTACAACCAAGTTATTATGAACCAATGACTAAAGAATGGTTTGTTAAATCTGCCAAAGAAAAAGGTTTAAGAGGTGATGAGTTCTCTGAAAAGTGGGGTTTAAGGATTGAAGAACGAGATTTGAGTAAAGATGAGAGAATTGATTTATATTGCGAAGAATATACTAATGGGGTTAAAGGTAAATATGAACCGCCATTTGATGATTTTATTGACGCTAAATTAACAACAAGAGATATCCCAACCCGACTAATCACAATAACATATAACAATAAAACAATAGAAAGTTATGAAAATTAATAGACCAAAGGATGGTGACTATAGATATAAAACCAAGTTTTTATGGTTACCTAAAAGATTTGATGGTGGGTGGTATTGGTTAGAAACTGTAACTATTAGACAAATATATTTTTATCATGGTCATGGGCTAATCCCTGGATGGCATAATGTATGTTTGTCAAACCCAAAATCCGGTCTCCCAATAAGTATTGACCCCATTAAAAAATAGAAAGTTATGAATAAAGAAGAAGCAAAAGACGCACTAATTGAAGTGCTAATGAATCAAGTAATAGACTTATCAATGATGTCTAAAATTGAATTAGGTGATGATGTAATCGCTGAAATTAAAAGATTAAAAGATATTATAAATGGATAGTCAAGTATATAATTGGATGAAAGAGTGGGTTGATAGAACCTTATAATTTTGATATTGAGTATATAAAAGTTATAAGAACCGATAATCACGAAATTATAGAACGAGTAAAATATGAACAACATAGATAAAGATTTAAATTCTGTTTTAAAAAGAGGTGATGGATTTGCCTTGATTGTTTCTATGGTAGAATGTCCTGAATGTAACAAAGATATTTGGGTAGAAATGGGAAGTCATTGTGGCTTTGATGGTACTTTAGATTTTTCCGTTGATACTCATTGTTATGAATGCTGTGAACCTATTAAAGTTGTATTTGAGATTAGTAATACAAAAGATACTGGATTTATGACTATATCAGAATCTACAGACTTTACACTTAATAATTTTATAAAAAATTGTAAAAACAAATATGAACAACCTAAATAAACAAAACATAATCCAAATAGACTTAAGTGGTTGTAAAAATTGGGATGAGTGTCAGAAGGTAATTGAATTAATAACATCAGGTAAAGTTAAAATTACGATAGACAAAAAATGAGTTACACAGCAAGACATATAGGCAATGGTAAGTTTGAAGCAATCTTACATGAAACAGGAGAGGTAAAAGAATGTGGCCCAAATTTAGTAGGCATGATAAGATATACTTACTTTGAAGATTTCACCTACCCACCAATTAACTGGGAAGTAAGCCAAAAACAATTGATGGAAGATTACCATCCAAAGGTAATGAAAGATATTATGGAAGGCAAAATAAAACCAGGGAAACACGAATTCTAAATCACAGACGGTTCCGGAATATATTTGTCTAATTCCACAGAAACGATTATTATTAAAAACATGACAAAGAATTATACCAAATACACAGAAGAAGAATGGCTTAATATTAGAAAAGATTATATAGATAATAATCTAAATAGAAAAGATATACAAGAAAAATATAATGTCTCCAATAGAATGATGAATAAACATATGGGTGGCATAAAAACCATGAAAATCAAAGAAAATGATACATATGGTAAATTAACTTTTTTGGAGGAGGTAGATTATAGAAACATTCATGGTGATAAAATTAGGAAGGCGAAATTTAAATGTGAATGTGGGAATGAGGTTATATCAAATATTTCTCAAGTTAAAAGAGGTTCAACTAAATCTTGTGGGTGTCTTAAAAATAAAAGTACTGGTGAATCTAAAACAAATGGTTATACAAAAACCTATACAACATGGAGTGCTATGAAACAAAGATGCTACAATAGAAATCATATTAATTATAAAAACTACGGTGGTAGAGGAATTACTGTATGTGAAAGATGGTTGGATAAAGAAAAGGGTTATATTAATTTTAAAGAAGATATGGGAGAAAGACCTGAGAATATGACCATAGATAGGATTGATGTAAATGGAAATTATGAACCTGGTAATTGTAGATGGGCCACATGGGAAGAACAAAATAATAATCAACAAAAACACAAGAAGAAAAAATATAATGAAAGTAATACAAATATATAAACCTTTACAAGATGATAAAACCAAATTGGAAGATTTGGAACTGGTAGAGTTTGTAACCAAAACAGAAGATGATTTTAAAAACCCTGGTACAATAACAACAAAGGTAGAAAAGAAAGTTCCTTACTGGTGTGTTAAATCAGAAATGTTAAAACCAAATGAAACTTATCAAGAATGGTTAAAAAGAAAAAAAGAAGCTATTGAATACGCAAAAGAACATTCAACCTCAATTAAAGATGTTGAAGGAATTTATTTCTATGATATGCAAGCAATAGGTCGCACTGTTACAAGCATGGATAAATTTGGCATGATGGTTAGATACGATTATATCTATAGAAATAGTTTACAATGATAGATATAATCCGTTTAAACAAAGATAACAGAATGTTAAGAATAGGCTTTGGTAAACATGAAAAGAAATGGTTTGTTAGAGTAGATTTATGGTTTATAGGGATTAGAATTAAATAAAATGAGAGAAGAATTAGAAAGGTTATTGGAACAATATAGGTTTGAAATTAACGATGAAAGAACCATAAGTAACATTAAACATGTAATAGAAACTTTCTTGACAAGAAAAATAAATCTAATGGAAATATATGATTTTAAAGTTGAGGATAGGACCATGTTTAATGATGAAAATAATTTATACTTTCAAATAATTTACCAACCAACAAGAATCCCTGATTTTAGAGTTATAGATATTACGTTATGGAACCAAGAATTAAAGATAAGTGATTTTGAAAAGAATGTTATTGGTGACAGAAATATTAAAAAATTAAAGATATGAAAAAATGAAAACTCAAATACGTTTAAACATTAACATGAAGGTTCTTGAATACAATGAACATTATTGTATCTTAGCATATGATAATGACAGAAAAATAAAACTATACAGTTTTGAACCTGAGTATAAACTAATCAAAAGATTATGTGATGATACGGAAAAATGAAGAACAATTTGATAGTGGTGGCATAATGCTTAAACATACCTTTCTATTAGGATTTAATGATTTAAATATACCAACTGAGGATATCACGGAAGAAATGATTGGTTCTTATGTAAAAGAAAAATCACAAGATTTCGAATGGGACTTTAAATTCTTTCTAATGACACAATATCTAGGTTATATAGGAATAGATGATAACGGTAAATGGGTCAAAGAAGAAACAAAATAAACAATAAAATTATTTTTAACAATTAAAAAAGAAAAATTATGATTAAAGAGAATGTAAATGGATTCAATATGTTGGTTACATATGGTGATGAAAAAGATGTGAAAACGAAGGATAAATATTGTTCTCATTTATGGATACACAACAACATATTAAATAAAAATCACACATCATTAAAATATGATACTGGTAGATTTATGACGGAAAGTGAAATAATTTTTATAAAAAATCAAAAATAATTTATTAAATTTATACTTTGTTATAAAATCGTTTTAATGTTTTTTACACTTTGTTATACACAGTCAAAAATTATTTATAAACAAATTAAAATCACTTGATATGGAAATTACAAAAGAAATGATTGAAAAGGAACTTGGATATGAGATTAATAAATTCAAGTTAGAACCACTTTATAAAGATGGTGAATGTATTGGATTAAATGTTAAAGTTGAACCGAAGAAGAAACTTGAATTTATTAATACTACGATAACTATTGGTAAAACAAGTGATTTTAATACCGATGAAAAAGAATAATTTTTTATTGTGTTATAACGTCTGATGATAAACAATCGTTTTAATGTTGTTTATCATTTGTTATAAGTATGTAAAAAATAATAATAATAACTAATAATATGAAAACGAATAAAATTAAACGAAAAATGAATGAGAATTATATTCTGATGAAAAATTTATTTCTTTCATTTCAGGATGTTAAAAAATTGAAAAACTACGAAAAGAGAACTATGTTGGACTTATTACATAGTATGGGAAAGAAATAAATTTTATTATTTTTTATTACTTATAACGGTTTGCGGCTTTGCGTTCGGTTTTTGGCTTACCGAATGTTTCAAGTTTACTACAATGCTAAATAGCCAAAAACTGACGACAAAGGTGCTGTTATAACTAGTAGGGATTATTTAGTATAATGTTAATACGAAGAACTAAAGAAAAAAAAAGAAAAAATGCGAAGCGAGGAGCTTAATTGTGGTGAAATAGTAAAATCAATTATTTCATTCATTCGTGATACGAGAAACAAATACAATATACCAAAAGATAAACTTGTATTGTATATTGATATGTGGAGCAAAGAAGTTGAAATGATGGATATTCAACTTATTGGATGGGAAGGAGCAATATCAAAATACAATATGGGTAATTTGGAGAAAATAGAATATTCACTGTATGAATTATTTGAAAACGACATTTATTTTGAAGCTACCAATATAGATGGGTATAATATTTATTTGGCATTACCAACAATACAAAAGGAAACACAAATGAATGACTTTACCAATGAAATAAATAGATTGGAAAGCCAAAAAATAAAATATCAAAATAAATTATCGGATGAAAAATTTACATTAAAAGCACCAAAAGATATTGTTGATGTAGAGCGAAAGAAATTAACGGATGCAGAAGGCAGAATACAAAACCTAAAAGCAAATATGCTGATGCTTACTTGCGGAAAAGAATATTACGATTTACTGATAAAACTTGGCGATAATGAAAAGATAAATTGGAATATACAATACCAAAGAGAGCAAGGTTCAGAAAATGAACAATACGAACAGAGGTGGTTTGATGAAATTTATAACCCACAAATAAATAATTATGAAATTAAGACATTACATTCTAAAATTTGTGCGTAGGGGCATTTTTTCTTTTTTACTTCCACAAAAGTTAAATTGGAGAACGAATGTAGTGCTTGCGTATAACGGTTGGGTATATGTGAAGTACCTTACCACAAAACTTTAAAAATTAGTAGAAACTTTATGAGGTATTTCACATATACCTTGTTATAAAACGTTTTAATATGGAAAAATTAACAAAAGAACAAGAAGAAAGAGTTGAAAAATTCTGGGATAAAGCTAAATTAAATGATTTAGTTACATCAAATGCACCACCTTATTTAGTAGAACATCATTTGTTTTCAACTCTTTCTTTGGAAGATGAAACAGAATTTTTGGTAAAATCAAAGGAACTTGGTGTGTTGAAAAATGTTTTATAACGGTTACAGATATATGTAGTTTTTTTCTTAAATTGAAACACAAAACTTAAATAATATGAACAAAGATAATAAGAACACGGAAGTTGATAACACAGATAAAAAATTACATATATCTGATGTTATAACTCGTTTTGGATTACCAGATGAAACGGAGGAAAAAGTATTAAGGTTTTTACACCTCAAAGGTATGATTAAAACAAAAACCTATATATTCTCTAATTTTGATGATGTTTATCGTGAAATGTCTGAACTAAGAGAATGGTTGGGTCGTTTATAAAATGAGTTATAACGGTTGCAAATATATTGTCGTTTTAATGCAATGAGCCAAAGTTGTTTCAACAATTATTAAACCCTACAAATCATATTGATAACTTGAAACAAAGAATAATAGAATTAAAGAATAATGATATTGAAGGTGTGTTCTCAAGCGATTTGTGTAAAAAATCGTTTTAATGTTTTTTACACTTTGTTATAAGTATGTATTTTAAAATATTAACAAATAAAAAAGAAAGTTTATGGGATTAGAAAAATGTCCAAAATGTGGGAAAGAAAGTTTAATTAAAACACCACACAGTAGAATTATGACAGAAAAATTAGGTTGTATGTTACACACAGCAGATGAACATTCATTTGATTGTTTAGATAAACAATGTGGGTATAATTCTGGTATAATTCGGATTAAAACAGAGATGGGTAATAAACTTTCTTTACCTTGGTATAAACGAATATTTTAAAATATTACTTATAACGATGAAATATCAACAAAGTCAAAACAATTTTTTAATTAAACATAACGGTTGGGATAATAAAACTATATATAATGTTTAGATAATAACACAAATGAAAGAATCCAAGGACATACAATTCAATACAACAACAAAAGCCTTAATAAAGCTACTCAAGTATATTGATAGTATAAGAGTAGATAGCAATGGTATACAATTAAACAAACAAGACAATGAAAACAAAAGAAGAAATACACAGAGGAAAATGCGAGAAGAAAGAGACACAGATAAAAGTAGAATATACATCCTTCAAAATGATTTGGGTGATGGTACCAAAGTGGGTACAACAATAAGAGAAATGTCTGATGGTGGATATGAAACAGAAGATGAACATTATACATATTACTGGTGGACAGAAATAGAAAATAATCCAAACTGGAAAAGAATAGACAAATGAATAAATACGAAAAAGGATTTAAAAGATATAGAAGATTCATAGAAAGAATGTCAGGATGGGAAACTGTTTATGCAGGATTATCTTATGAAACATTCTGTACCTATGTAGACCTAGGAAAAAATCCTTATGTAAAGTATGTAATCATGGGTGAGAATGATTCTATGTTTATAGACAACTATATAAGAAAACATAAGATGATATGAAACCCTGAGTAACATCAGGGTTTTTTATGCCATATAAAATTAAATTATTATATTTGTAGTATGATATTCAGAAAAGGAGACATATACAAAAATACCCATAGTGAGGGTCTTGTTTATATAACAGAAGTAAACAATAACAAATATAAATTGGAATGGACAAACACTGATGGAACAAAGGTAGAGAAATGGTATATACATGAATTCTTATCCATGTGCGTTAATAAAGGCTTTATGAAATTAGTATCTTAACTCTACTTTAATAGTTAATCAGGTTTATTTGATTATATACGATAAACTATCGTTTATTGTCACCTTAATTAACTAAATGTGTGGAAGTCATCGATCCGTACAATAGGCAACGCCCGCTGCCAAAGCCAGTAAAAATCTCGATCCTACTATAGTTGCATAGGCAAAATAGGCAAGGGTGTGGTAAATAGTGGTAGAAAGTGGTAACATGTGTTACAAAAGTGGTGGGCAATACAAAAGGGAACTGACCCCTTCGCGAGCCTTCCCCTAAATTTCCTGACAAAATAACAATGATCCGTGGACTGACAGTATGACAGGCCGAGAAAAACCAGTGTACCATAATCCCACTAAACTGGGATTCTGTTTCAAGAGCCATAACCCAGCTAAAATGGGTAGTGACAGACTGTCATGTTAGGAGCGACCATTCAGAGGACAGTTGTCGAAAACCCGTTGCCACCATTTGAAGTTGTAGGGCGGTGACGATAACGAGCTACGTTATACAATTCCCTGAGAACGAGGTAAAGGTTCACTGTTTGTTTAAGGTACAAACACAACTTATAAAAAACCTCCAACAACCATTACCTTACTAAGATTAGTTTTTATTAGACAGTGGTACATTCGGTCTCTCGGTTGGGCTACGAGATATTATCATTCCACTGTTACCGTCTTTTAGATCATCAATCTTTGTGTTGATGTCTTTTTCTCTTCAAATTATTTTTTAAACTTATCAATCATTGGTGGAACTTCATATTGTTCCACGTAGACATTGTTGGTACCCAAAGCTTCAGCTCTTGCGTAAGCGTATAACGCACTTGGACTCCAATATTTTTCACCATCTTTTGTTTTATAAGAGTAGATGGACTCTATGTTATTATCTTTCTCAATCATAGTACAAATATACTGTTTTTTATTTTATGAATCAAATTAATTTTGAATTAATCTATAAGTTTTAATTAAGCTAAAATCAACCAAGGTTACTGATTCAACTTTAATACCCCAGTCTTCAACCATTACTTTTGATTTTTCTGTAATTAATGTATCTAACTTTGTGGCATCACCCCATGTAAAATCTTCTATTACATTTTTAATTACGCCTTGTACAGTATCAACCAATACATCTCTTGCACTATTAACCGAAATTAAATATTTCTTTGGGTCCTCAATCTTATAACGGATAATGCCCTTTAATACAATATTCTTGTTATCCTTGGTGGTTAAAGTTTGTGATAATAAATCAACCGTTTGTGGCACGGTATGAACAACCCAAAACTGATCAATAAATGGGATTTTAAAATTTAATCCAGGTTGGGTGGATTTTAAAAACTTGCCAGCTCTCATATGAATGCCACCTTCCCATTCATTAATAATTCTAACGGGTATTACCTCGTCTTTTAAATTTAAAACAAAATCAATTAACTTATCAAACATGGTACAAATATACAGTATATTAATTTATTGGCCAAATAAATCTTATATGACAATGTGTCATATAAAAAAAATATAAGGCACGGTTGGCGCTGGATTCGCTCCTGTTGTCTTTGGCCTTTGACAATACAAATATAAAAAAATTTTTTGACATGGTAAAATAATTTAAGTATTATTATGCTGTGTTAATTAAAAAAGGCGACATATATAGAAATCGAGAAACCAATATCGCATGCTTTATCCGACAGGTAAAGAATGATTCATGCCAAGTGGTATGGTCTTTTAAATCTGAACGAGGCGTTGGACATTGGGGTCGACCATTACAAGAAGTAATAGAAGGCCCTGATGGTTATATGGAATATAGATGTATAAAGAAACATTCTGAAGTATTAAACGAAATGAGTATGGGCTACCTTAATACAGAATCATATGGTTACGAAGATACCTTTATACTCAACTGGATTCCCCAACATACTTTTATTGCCGCTATATAAATTATCCTTATCTTTGTTATATGATAGGATATTGGAAAAACGGTCACAGACCCATTACAACAACAGGGAATAACTTTATGGAGAACTTTGTTTTCCTAACTCCCAACTTTGGCATATTAATGTTTGTATTATTGATAGGCATACCAATTGCCTTTATCTACAACATAGTTAGCCCAACCAATACATATAAGTTTGAAGATTACCATAACTACTTAAAGATTACATATCAAACAAGTGGTGATGAGGTAACAGGCACAATAGAAAAAATATGGGATGATAATGATAACAACTATCATGTTGATACCAAGTTTAAGGGCAAGATAAATGGGAATACCCTAACCGTTGAATTGGAAAGCCCTTCAGTTAGAAAAGATGTTGGTGGACCTGTATGGGATTTAAATAAGATGGTTACATTAACAGTTAACAATAATAAGATTTACTTTGATGGTATTGAGGCAGAAAAGATTTGATAGTCTCAAGTATTATAACTATATTTGTATATGAGTAAGAAGAAACATAAAGGCAAGAAGAAGATATTCATTTGGGCCGAATAATATATAAAAGAATATGAACGTAGAAATAATATTAGCAATAAGCGTACCGATAGTTTTGTTCGGTGTGGGCATAGTAGTTAAGTTAAGGGATAAAAAGTAAACCTGACATATTGACAGGGTGGGCTAGACCCCATGGCCACCCCGCTGGGGTATGGCCCCCAGCTACCCTGCCGGTATCCCCCCTCCCCTAGGGAGAGCCCCCAGGGCCACAAAGGGGGGCTCGGTTCCGTTTTCAGATCTCGGGGTTGCCAATAAAAATTTTCCGGGAAAAATTCTCCCTAAAAATCGAGCGTATCCCCCATGTAATTCTAAAACCCCAGAAAAAATTTCCGGAAAAATTTGTCTATAAATTTCCTCTTATGTATATTTGTCTTATGGAACATAAAATTATAAACACAGGAGATTATTTGCTAATAGTAGATGAAGATGTATATTCTATCAAAAATGGTGACTATTGTTATGACCTAGTAACTAAATCTATAAGACAATGGATTTCTGAAGATAGAGCCTTTATAGAGTTAAGAAAAATCATATCTCATTTACCACTCAACAACTCACCAATACTTAAAGGTGTAGATTTATTACCACCACTTGAAGATGATATTATAGGAAAACCTTTAGATAACTATATAAGAGAAAGGCATAATCAAGATGAGTGTGTTGGTTTTATAGATGGCTACAACAAAGCCAAAGAGAAATATAAGTACACAGAGGAGGATGTTATGAAAGCATATGATTTTGGTAGTAATGCTTTATTGGGTGTATCTAAAAATAGTCTTATCCAATCCCTCCAACAACCAAAGATGCCTGTTGGGTTTAAGTGTAAAACAGATTGTTGTTATAGGTGTATTGAGGGATTAGATGAATGTAATCCAAATTTATTAACAACCAACTCACAAGGTTTTACTCAATGGGTAGGAGAATGGATTTATTAAACAAAACTAATATGAAAAATGAATTTGTAATATACGAACAAGCATTAGCTTTAAAAGAATTAGGATTTGATGAACCTTGTTTAGCATTTTATTCTCCTAAAGAAGAATTATATCCTGTATTTCAAGAACCATCAAAAGGACCTTATTTCAATAATGGAAATTTTATAGAAACTTTAAGAGCACCACTTTACCAACAAGCATTTAGATGGTTTAGAGAGAAACACAATCTAGTATTCAACTTTATAAGTTATAATATTGTAAAACCTGGAGAATATCATTGGTCTATAACATGGAATGATGAAGCTAAAGCATCAGGTATAGTTAAAACATATGAAGAAGCAGAACAAGCTTGTTTATCTAAACTTATAGAAATAGTAAATGACAAACGAAGAAATTCATAATATTGAAGTTGGTGATAAGCTTTATGTTGACCATAAGATTCATAAAAGAATTTTTAATGGTGATTGGTTTATTGTCTATAAGCCTGATAAATTCTATACCGTTTTTGAAATTGATAAAACAAAAGATTATATTAAATTAACCACTGCTTCTGAATTGAGTTTGAATAAGCTTGTTGTTTATAAATCTTCTAATGTTAAAATTCCCATTTCCATTCCCACTCTTTATATGCAACATTTTAAATTGCTTAAGAAAAAAGATTATGAATTTATTAATATCGATTATTTTGCTCAGATATAGATATTTATCTATATAAAAGAAACTTAATATGGAAAAAAATATAAAAATAGTTAGGCTAACTGAAAACGATTTGGAGCGTATGGTTAAAAAAATTATAAAAGAAGATTCAGTTGAGCTTACCACTGTTAGGCTAATTGATGATACTTATGATTTACTAACAACTTTGGGTTATGAATATGTTGAAGATTTATATATTCAGGATTTGTATGAGGCCGCAGAAGTATTGGAGGATGAATTATATGATGGTGATCATGGTCCTAATATGAATAAAGAAATTGAAGATTTGTTAACAAACATTTATGAAATAATTGGTTATCCTGATGAGGCCGAAGATTGGGATGAATCTGAATATTAACATGAGAAAAAGAGATAAACTAAAAGCCATTAATGAGGCCAACCAAAGATTGGAGGAAAAGTGGTATCATACTTTGGCTACAACCGCTGCTTTACTTGCCTCTAGTCAGGGAGAATTAAAAGCACAAAATCAGCAAGATTATAAAAGTCATGAAATTGAACAAGTAACTGAAACTAAAGCTCAAAAGGAAATTAAAGCAATGATGGTCATTGGTCAGGATAATACAATTCCTTCTGTATATGTTGTTGGTAAATCACCAGATATTGCAACGGCAAAAAAAATAGCCTTAATGAATGCCAAACAAGAACTTATTAAGAAATATAAAGAAAACAAAGATATCTTTAAAAATCTTGGTATGTCAGATATGGGTATTAAAGCCGAGGTTATAAATAAAACCGAAGATGGAATTGAATATCATATCTTATTTGGCAAGTAAAAAATTTTTATAATTAATTAATCCCATGGGCATTCTCTGTGGGATTTTTTGTTTTATCTAATATGTGGAAATGGTTTTTGATGTCCGGAATCCGTCTTTTATCCCCCTACCCCCTTTTTTTATTTGGTCATTTAATTTATTCTTCTTATATTTGTCTTATGAAAACATTTGTTAAAATTTTATTGTTCGTTTCTTTTATTATGTCATTTATTTTTGTGGGTGGTGTGGTTGTGGATGGTCTGATGGCTTTGTTTCCCGTTTCTGCTAGTGAATGGTTTCCCGTTATCAGATTTATCTTGTGGATATTTACCTTTACCTTTAATTTAATTTTAACTTTTATTTTATATTTTATATTGGTTTATATTATTTCTGTGGTAATGAGTTTGTTGATGTAAAATAAAATTATTATATTTGTATTAATAAATGGAGGTAGGCAGAAAATATAAATTTAAAGATTCGTTAAACTTTGAATCTATTAGAGGTTATGAATTTATCTTTTTGGGCTTTACCGGCCGACACAATGATACTTGTGTGGCCAATCTTATTATTGGTGGATTACCTAGTCCTGTTTGTAAACATTTTAATACTATTTCTTGGGATTTATTGGTTGAACCCGATTATGTACCACCCATACAAGGTGAATCAAGATTAATTTTTAGATTTATTCGTTAATGGAAATAGTTAAGGTTATAATTAGAAAGGCAACATTACCAACTTATTGGTATGCCGATAAAATAGGACAAGTCTTTGAATGTTATCAACGTGGTTCAAATCAATACCAAGTTGTGGAACATAAAGGTTCGGTTTGTTTTATTGTTGCTGACGATTGTATTCCTACTGATTGTATTGGTCGTAAACCAATTAAAAGATTAAAATTAATATAATGGAAAGACAAGAAGGATATTATTGGGTTAAATATAAAACAGGACATCAAATTGCTTATTGGGGTGTATGGATATCAAGTAAATTTGCTTGGTTTTGTATAGGAAGTGAAGAACAATATGAAGATTCGGATTTTGAACACATTAATGAAATAAGAATTAAACAACCTGGGGAGTTACCTGATTAAACTATGATTGAAGTAGGTCGATATTCTTTTTACGGTGTTACGCATATTAACGTCATGGATATTAAATATGAAGATGGTGATGTCCACTATTTTGTTCAACCCGATGTAAACCCTGAAGGTTGGTGGGTTAATTCTAATAATATGAAACGTATCTGTACTGATTTTAATTTAACGTATGTCGGTCCTTATGTCCCCATCCAACCAAAACCTTATCTAAAGGAATTTCGTTTTCCTGTCGACTAATTTTATTTTCTTGTTGGATATTTATTATTTAGTGAGAGAACAATACAATATAGAAGACTTGGATTTTTTCTATAACGCTAGAACATTATTTTATGAAATTGGTTATGATGATAAACCTGTAAAAATTCATGATGCTGTTAGTGATGATAATGGTTATTTAATACATGTTGGTATTCGTGATGGTGAATATAATATTTGTTATTATATTTTCGTTGGTGAGGATAGTACTGAAGTTGAGGAATGTATTGCAGGTCAAAAGTTATTGCTGAATGCTTTAAATAACGGGAATATTGAACCAATTATGTCAAGTCTTGATGTAGAAGATGTTTTTAATTCATTAAATGAATCGACCGACAATTACCAACCAAAATTATATCTAAGATTTGAACCACCGATTCATAACGATACTCTTGGCATTAGACAATTGGATAAAATTTTAATTTTGATTGAAAATGAATACCCAACAGTTAGTTGGTTTCAAGGTCAAGAACCTTCCCAATACAATCCTTTTATCCAAGAAGGTGAAGATATCCCCGAACAAGTTAAATCTATCACCATTGGTTATTGGCCTGATAAACCAAATCTTTTAACTTATGGTCAGTGGGATGATAATGAAGAAGGTTATACAAATACAATTGACGGTTGGTTGTGGCTTGAAGAACGTGATGTTGATTATGATAAAACTTCCGATTTATTTAATTCATTGAATGAATCCGATGAATCAAGAATTCCTAGTGCCGGTGATTATCTTATTTTTGTTGGCAGTGAATATGGTAAATGGTTCCACCCACTTTTTACAGTTGGTAAAGTTTATAAAGTGTTTAACACCTCAGAAGGCATTATAGAAGTTCAAAATGATAGGGGTGGTCTATCAAATTTTAGTGTTGATTTACTTGACAATCTTAATTGGGAAACTTGGTTTCGATTAGCCAAATTTGATTATGACAAAACAACAGAAATCTTCAATCAATTAAACGAATCCACGTACCAACCAAAATTAAATTTAAGATTTGAGGATGGTATTTCTGATGCTAATGAACTTGATAAGGTATTAAAAGTTTTAAGTCTTGTTTATCCTGGATTAAAATGGCTAGGAGGCGACCCAATTACGTCACACAATGTTATTCGTAATGTTGAAGATGATGAAAGAGAAGATTTTATATACGACCCAATTTATTATTTAACAATTGGTTATTTTCCTCACGCTCCAGATAAACTTACTTATACAAATGGACCTGATGATGATATTGGTTATGCGGATGAGGAACAACATGGTTATAATTGGGTTGACGGTTGGGAATGGGTACAAAAAAATGAGGTTGACTATGATGAAACATCAGATATCTTTAATCAACTAAATGAATCGTATGATTTTCTTAAAACAACAAATTTAATTGGTTATAGTTTTAAAACTGTAGCTACTACTGACTCTAGGTATTGGATTATTCGTCATGTTTTTAATGATAAAGGTGGTTACGTAACTGTTACTATGGAATACTCACCACTTTTTATTACAGACGTAGGAATAGAAGGTTTTCCAACAACAAAAACAATAAAAAAAGATAAGGTTATTGATTTTATTAGTTCTGGTAAATGGGAAATTGTTAGTGTACCTAATCAGATTGATTCTTTTGATGTTTTTGATAAACTAAATGAATCTACTCGAAAAGAAGATGGATTTACTTTAATTTTTGACCCACCAATTGAGGACCCAAAAACAATGGAAATGGTTTTGATGAAATTACAAATTATTCATCCTGATTGGACTTGGGTTAATGATAAAAGATTGATTGATTACAATATTTTTGATTCGGGTGAAATAGGGTTTTATAAAGGACAATATGATACTGTAGTTGGTGCCTTAACCGTTAACCATCCTGAATGGGAAAACTCAAAAGGGGTTAGTTGGAGTTCTACCGATTATGACGAACCTTATATCAGAAATATGCCAAAATATAATGGTTGGGAGTATATAGAAGAATTAGGTGACATACCAACTACTGAAGACATTTTTAATCAATTAGGTTAAAAAACTTTTCAATTTAAAGTTAATTTATTATCTTTGTTTAAATAATTAAATCTATGAAATTCGGAACATTTTTATCTTTATTAGGTGGTACCACTAATCTTATCCTCACTATTGTTAATTTACTTGAAGGACAAAATCAAATAGCTTCAGTATGGGGTACAGCATCTATTTGGGCCTTTTCTACTTTTTTTACTGAATTAAACCTTAGTAAAAAAGAAAAACAAATTCAAAACATTAAAGACGCTATTGTTTCTTCTGAAAACGAAGTTGAGGCGATTAACAAAATTAACGACATACTTTAAATATGATTCGTACTGTCACTGTAAACTACAAAGGTCTTGAACTAGAATGTAAGGGTTATCATACACCTTATAAAAATAATGGGCGGGATAATCCACCTGATAATGAATGTTTTGAAATTGATACCGTTATTTGGAACGGTGTGGATATTTTAGAAGTACTTGATTCTTTAAATGTTGATTGGTGTGAGTTAGAATCGGTATGTCTCGAGTTTTTAAACGACTAATAGAGATATTTATTATCGATGAGTAATATAAATTCTTTCTACGATAAAAAAATTATTTGGTTGGCTGACTACAATATTTGTGGTGATAATTTTAACTATTTTAAAAATCAACTAATAACCATACTAAGATCTTTAAAAGAATTAGATAACCATGTTATAGAAACACTTAATAATATTGGAATTGATTTAAAAAAATATAATGGTTGTTTATTGTATGTAAGATTCATCAACAGAAGTACTAATATTAAGTATTATTCTGTTGATGATTATGAACAAGGGGATGATGCACATTTAGATGCTTTGGAGGCTTATCAAGATTTTGTTGATCGTGGATATTCACCTTTAATATGGTCCGATTTAATAGGTAATACTACAGATACTTACGATATTTTTGATAAAATAAGTGAGTCAAATGAGTACTCAAATGTTTCACATTTAATTAATAAAAAAATTTGGTTTGACTATCCAACCGAAAGGGAAGACATTGAAAAAGTAAATCAATTTTTTATCGATAACGGTTTCCGTGGTTTAAAGAGTGATAATATAGACGAGTTTGAAGATTTTATTTATGATAATGATGCAGCTTATTTTAAATTAACACAACATACATCACCTTTACATAGTGTTGAAGAAAGAAGACCTTATATTGATTATTTTTCTTTGGATTGGACAAACCCTGAAAGATTAAAAAATGACCCAAGCTTTATTTATTATCAAGATATTTTAAATATGACTGATACCACTTTAGACATTCTTTCCAATTTGAATGAGTCGGTAGAAGAAATGCAACCAAAAATCGGTGACTACCTTTATTGTCATAAAGAAGTTGTTATGGATGATGGTAGCAAAGAAACAACAGTAGGTAAATTCTACCAAATTAAAAATGTAATGCGTGATAGGTTGGAGATATTAAATGACCATAGAGGTGACCACGTATTTGGTACTAACCCTAAAACATATTGGTATTATGGTATTTGGTTCCATTTAATACCAAAAGAACATAAAAAAGATTTTGATTCTTTTAATCCTGAAGACATCTTCAATCAGTTAGATTAACCCTATTATTTTTATTTCTAAGAACTATATTTATCTAATATAGATAAATTGGTTATGACAGGTACTACAAAAAACGAAACATATAGTGTTAGAGCATTATATGAAGTCATCAAACTTAGTCTTTTAATGCGAGATAGAGATTTAGTCCATTTCATTAGAACAATGAATGATAATATCATCGAGGACTTTGAAAAGATTAAAAAAAATCCTAATACACCTTTAAATGATATTATAAAATACTATGAAAATTATACCATAGTTTTTATGATGATTAGAGCGATAATGCAAGAAGCTAACATTTCTTTTTACCAAGAAAAAACAAGGGAAGTTACAAATTATTTTTTAACTGACGAATTATATATAAAATCAGAGAAACCATCAAAATCAGTTTATGATGATGAAGATTAGCATATTTATTTGATAGAATGAAAAATATTTTTAAATACGTCATATTAGAACAACTCTTAACTGAGAATAGAATACAACAGGCAAAGGATAAATATCCTTGTTTACCACCAAAATTGATAGATTATCTATCTAATGGTGATCCTTCAGGTAATAACAAATATCTTGATTGGATGTGTAAACAAGTTTGGGATTCTGATGGAAATAATACTTTTGGTACTTTTGATGAAAACCAAGGTATATATACTTGGTTGGAGGATAATGGTGACTACAATATAAATAACCCAACAAGTTCACCTGATTGTCAAAAAGTTTGGTCTGAAAATTATAGAAGAGGTGATTTTAATGTCATACCTGTTGAAGGTTGGCTTAAAGACGTAGCTGATTATATTATAGAAGAAGTTGTTTACTTCAACCGTTTTTCAGGTTCTTTAGAAAAAAAAGATATAAATAGTTATAGTTATGACACTTTAGCAAAGGCTTTAGCAATTAAAAAACTTCAGTCAAAAGAAAAAGAATTAGCTAAAGATGTTACTAAAATCTATGAAGATAGTAGTTGGTTGATTGTTTCACCAAAATCACATCAAGCTTCTTGTACTTATGGTGCAAATACAAAATGGTGTGTTACTACAAAAAATAACCCTGAATACTTTAAACGTTATACAAACGAACCACAATACTTAATTTTTGTTATCAATAAAGGAAGTAATCAAAAATGGGCTATTAATACCGCTAGAAAACAAGGTCAGGAAAGTGAAGAAGAAGTAACTGTACCTTGGCATAAAGAAGTTAAAAATTTAGGAAGACGTTACGTCAATCCTGAAAATGTGGGGGAAAAATTTGGTACTATAGCAGCACAAAAAACTGAGACAGGTAGAAGATATGCTCAGGCTGGAGAATATCAAACAACATATTGGAACCCTGAAGATTATGAAATTGGGTGGGGTGCGTTTATTAAAGAATCTAGTTTACCTAAAAACTTACAAGAATTATTAAAATTTGTTGAAAAACGAGTTAAAGTTAACTTCCAAAAAAAAGAAAAAAATCAAAAAGCCTACGAAACAAACCCAAACCCTATTCGTCTTAAAAAAGGTGATAAAGTTAAACTTTTAGCGAGTGGATATGGTTTATATAAAGGTGATGAAGGTTATGTAATTTCTACTTATATCGGAGCACCTGGTAGAGAAAGAGAGGTATATACAGGTAATGCCGGTGTTTATGTTATACATGTTAATGATAGAAAATTAGATTACGAGGCTAATAGAGGTGTTAATTTAAAAAAAACTGATAAATTATTAACTAAACTAAAATTAAGTGACCCTGAAAAAGATAATTTTAGAAATTATGAAAGTTATGTAAACGTTACAGGTATACCAGTTAACGGTTTATTCTTACAAAAAATAAAATAAAAAAAAATGAAAAAATTTATACTTTCCGAATTACAATATAGAAATATAAGAAAATACTTAATAGAGTCTAAACTTAGATCTTACGTTTTCGATTGGGACGATAACATCCTAAGAATGCCAACAAAGGTTAATATGGAAAAAAATGAAAACGGTAAGTGGGTTCCAGTAAAAGTTTCAACCGAAGAGTTTGCTCATTTTAGAACAGATCCTAATTATAGAACAACTTCAAATTCATTTGCTGACTTTACAAACAACGAACCTTTTTTGGTTGACGCTGAAAAGGCCATTCATAACGGAAGTTTCGCACCAAGCTATAAAAAATTTATTGAAGCTTTGACACATGCAAATCCTTTTGCAATTAATACCGCTAGAGGTCACAGTCCTGAAACTTTAAAAAAAGGTGTTAAACTTTTTGTTAAAATGGTTTTAAGTGATGATGAAAAAAGAATGATGTTTACAAACATACAGAAAGAACTACCAAACGCTTTAACCCAAGGTCTTAATGCCTCACAACTACTAGATTTATATATGGATGAAAGAGGTGAATTTTATCCTGTTTCATCTGAAGAGTTTGGTGAAAGATTTGGTCTTGAGGTTAAAGGAGGAGCATCAAATCCTGAACATGCTAAGAAAGTAGCAATTGAAAACTTTGTTAAGAAATTAATTGACGGTGTTAAAAAACATATGGTTGCTGGTAAATACAAAAAAATATCTTTAGGTTTTTCTGATGATGATAAAAGAAATGTTAAAGCGGCACAAGAATTTTTACAAAACGAATTAAGTCAAATGTATCCAGAGGTACATTTTGTAATCTACGATACTTCCGAAGGTGGTAAAAGAAAAATTGTTATTGAAAAGGAATCTTAAGTAAACTTAAAGGGTTTAATGCTTTGTGATACACTACCACTATCTATAACATTTTTTAATGCCATAGAATAACCGTAGTTCATTCCATTAACTATACTGTCCACTATTGCAATATCTGTACTATAATAGTTTTGTACTCTTTGGCCTTTAAAGGATATGTATTTACCTTCATGATTAATCTCAAATGGTCTAACACTGTAAGAGCCATCATCATCGATAATTGAGCCTGTACCAACAACTTTTTCTAAAAATTCTTTTAATTCCATTTTAATATAAGTTTTCTGAAAATTATCATAAAGAAAAGTTAAATAAATTCCTCTAAACAAAACACACTTAATTAAGTGTATCAGTTTTGACCTTTTCAACCCATTTGATTTTTTCTATAGTAATAGTGTCATAAATTTTTATGACTTTTTTAACGGATACGGTATCGTAAATTTTTACATGATCCTCAACTTTAATGTCTGTGTTATTTTTTTCTGAAATAATTGGTAGTATGATTAAAATAATCAAAACAAAAAAAGGCAAACCAATAAGTATTAACCCTGTGTATAATAGATTGTTAAATTGTTTCTTCATTTATTAAACTTTTATAAATGTTAGATAATGAGTGTTTTACATTTGATTTAATTTCTTTTTCCATAGCAGATCTCCTAGACTCAACCTCATTATCGAAAATATGGATTAATCTTTCACAAGCTTTAGGGTGTAAATCTATTGTGTAACTATATTGATGATTGACTATGGTTAAAGTCCTATTTGATTCAAAAATAATGAATATTCTTTTTTGGTCATTTTTTATATAACGTTTTTTAGAAATAGGTGAGATTAAAAGTTTTGAATCTTCTCTTGAAATTAAATTTTTACAAATAGAAAGACCTTCATTTTCAAAATCACCGTGTTCAAATTGTTCATCTAAAGAAAAAAGCTTGAAATATTTTATAGCAATTTTTTGAATTTTTCTTTTAATTTTATGTTTTAAATTTTTCATCTTTAATTTTAAATTTTAACGTCACTAATATCAACACCACCTAATTCATAAAATCTTTTTTCTATATGATTTTTAAAAGTACTAGAGTAAACTACGTCATCTAAGTGTTTGTTGGACCAAAACATTAACATTTTTGACGCACCTTTTAATTGTTCAATAGTTACACAACTATCGATAACACTTAAAACTTTTTTATAATCTTCCCAAATTTTCATAATAAATTTTACTTTACTAATATAATAAACTTATTTAAACATTTCTACCGTTTTCGTAAATATATTTTAAAACAGGAAATCTAAGACTAATTCCACCTTCTTGATTTTTAGTTTCTTCAAAATATTGAATATTTACAGTTTTACCCACAATTTTGGATGAATCTTTATAGAATTCTTGACGTTGTTCGATACTAAAACCACTACCAACACCAACCTCAAATCCTTTATGCTCAATCACAATTTGTGATGTCATAGTTTCAGTAACTTCTTTACCGTTAATAATAATACGAATAGGTCCATAAGTAATTCCTTTAACTACATACTCAGCATCATGGAATTTTTTAGCCTTTAAAAGGTCCTTACTACGTTTACCTTTGTAAGTAACATTTTTACGTACCATCACACCTTCCCATTTACCTTCTTCAGACTTATCCATCCATTCTTGAAAGTGTTTTACGTCACGTATTTTTTCTTGTGGTAAAATTTCAAGAGTACAATTATTTTCATTACAAATAATAGTTTCACCTAAAACTTTAAGACGTTCAGAAAGTTTACGAACACTTCTTTGGTTAGAAAATTCTTCTAAACTTAAACAATCAAATACTTTATACTTAACATTTTGAATGGTGTGATTTTTTCTACGAATTTCTTTCATAATAGATTGGAAATCTTCGTCACCATTTTCATCGACCATACAAATCTCACCGTCAAAAACAATATTACGAAGTCCAAGATTAGTAATCACTTCCTCAACTTTGTCTAGAGTATCAAATATTTTACCCTGACGAGAGTAAGAAGTTACTTGACCATTTTCCCCAACAACTGTAATACAACGAACACCATCAAGTTTACGAGATACATACCACTCTTCAGTTTCAAAGTTAACCATTTCAGGTTCAAATTTTTCAGCGAGAGCAACATCAAATGTTGGTACAGTTCCAGGAACGGCTTTATTGATAAGACTTTCACCGACACGACATTTCAAATCTTTGTCAATTATATTAAAAATTAATTCTTTATGTTCAGAATTTAATTCTACAAATGAATTTACAAGTCCAATAGCATTATGACCTGTAACTTCGCGAGTACGTAACTCATCCAACAATTCAAAAATATTATATTCTTTTTCGGTTAAAAAAAGAAGTGTGTGTAACTTTTTGCAATTATCGGAAGTTATGTGAAACTGATAAAAAGGATTTGTGACATACATCACAAGTTTCTTCAAATCAGAATCGTGAAGATATTCTTTTAAAAGTTCTACTTTTTTGTTTGAGGAAGAGTCTGATTGTAACTTAGTAACTAATTCTTGAAGACGTGATAGAATATTTTTCATTCTACAAAGATACGATTATTAATTTAATATACAAATTTAATAAAATAAAAAAAGGACCTCTAAGGTCCTTTTCCCAATTCAGTGTTCTACTTTTATTTTGTAGCTGTAGATACTGCTGTTGAATCAGTAACAACTACTGATTCTGTAGCAACAACTGCAGTTGTGTCAACTGCGGCTACAACTGTACTATCAGTTTTAGGAGCTTCAGATTCTGATGAAGATCCACAAGCGGTCATAAGACCAATAACACTTAGAACTAAGATAACTTTTTTCATTTTGTTTTTGTTTTTGTTTTTTTGTTTATGTGATTAATTATAATTAATTTATTTCTAATTGTAAATATGTTTAGACTAATAAAAGTCCGAATTTTTTACGATATTCTAACACAGAAAGTTCTTTTGCCTTAGATTCAAACATTAAATCTAAATCATAACCGTAAGTGTCAACTTCGTTTTGAATATAGTCATGGTGTGCACGAAAATTTTGTTCATCACGAGGTTCAGAAATATGAACAACTGGTGTTATATCAGAAGGCCAAGTTGCCACGGCAAGTTTTAAGGCATCTTCGATACTCATACCATCATTGTGACAGTTATGGTGATGATAGTCGAATACAATAGGTATTTTGGTGTTTTCATGGATATATAACAAGTCTTTAACAGTAAACATATTTGGCTTGTCATCATTCTCAACAGTCAAACGTTTTTTGGTGTTTTCACCAAGTAATTGGAAGTTATCAACCCAACGTTTCATCGCATCTTGTTTATTACCATAGGCACCACCAACGTGAATGTTAATTTTAGAAAAAGGTGAAACAGGCAAACCTATCATATCCATAATTTCTGAATGTTTGTCTAATTCTGAAATTGTTTTTTTAACAACATTTTCACTAGGTGAGGCTAAAACATTAAATGGACCTGGGTGAAAACTTAAACGATGGTTATATTGTCTGACAAGGTTACCTAAACCATTTAATAAGTTTTTAATTTTACCAATGTCAGGTAAGTCATCAAAATTATATTCACTCGACCAAGGAAACATATCAGAACTCATGCGGTAAAGATTGATACCGTTTTTTTCATTCCATTTAATAACTTCAATAAGGTCCCGAACATTTTGTAAAGAAAGTTCTGACACATAATTAAGCCCTTTGGAGTCAAAAGTTTTTCGAATCATACCACGATTAGTCGTAATATTTTTCTCACCTAGGGTCATGTTGATACACGCGTAACCAATTTTCATAATACAAACATACACATTTATATTTTATTGTACAATATTAATCTTATGAAAAATTATTTTGTTAATGCTTATGTTAGAAGTAGGTCATCTAGTTTTATAGACGCTCATATAAGAATGATGGAAATGTATGTACCGTATCTTAAAAACGGTAAATTAGAATACAAAGAAAAATCGATTGAACCTGAATATAGGTTAAAACCACATATATTTATTAGCAATGGAAGATAAAGCTAGTAAAGTGTTTATTATTTTGGATTCACTACTTGAATCTAAAGCTAGATATATTGAAATATCTAAAAACGGTGAGTCTATTTTTAAAGTTAAATTGATTACTGAGGCTGAAGACATGGTTGAGTTTTTGGATGGTTTTTTTGATAACGGTTTTACTGTTAAAGAAATTAGTAAAAAAGAATTTGACGATTTTGAAGGTATAGAAACTTTAAAATTTAATATCTAAAGACATATTTATTATTAAACATAAAGGTAAAATGAAAAAGAGAGTTAGAATTAACAATGATAAAGTTAAAAAACTTGTTAGTGAAAAACTAAAACAGGGTGGTACCTTTGTGCATGAATCTAAAATTGATAAAGCAATTAAACAATATTTAAGTGAACGTAAAGAAGGTTTAGACCCTGAAAACGCTCCTGAATATGAAGAAAAAAACTTTAGTGATAGAGCTAGAAAAAGTTTTAGTGATATGACTAAGGCTTTATACGATATTGTAGAAGATTTAATGATAATTCAGGCCAAAGAACCAGATGTTTTAGTAGATATGTACCCAGAAGAGGTATATTCGGAAGGTTATATAGAGGAAGTTGTTAACCAATTAGAGCTTATTATAGAACATCTTGAATACTTGGAAGGTCTTAACCCGGAAGATTTCGAGGATTTTAAAAAGTAATATTTAGTATCAATTATAAATTATTTAGTTTTATCTAAACAATCAAATTTATGATAGATGAATTATACGATTCCGTATTAAGTATTACAAATCAAACAGGTTATATAGATAAAATAGCAGAATTTGAAGATAAAAAATCTTATTTACGCTGGTCTTCGAACAATCTATTCAAACACAATAACCATAAAATTTACAATCCAAATTACCCAATAAAAACTTTTTCACACGATTACAATTTTAGACTACCTTTTTCTTTTATAATAAAAGAAGATGGTACCATTGACAATGTTGATTGATATTTATATCTGATGGCAATTAAAGGACATAAAGAAAGAGCGTTATTACGTAGAGGTTATCAAGTTCAAGAGGCATTAAAAAGAAGACCTATGTTGAATGAAACTTCTTTTTTACGTAGAAGTCTGATTTCTGAAAGTATTGATGCAGAAAAAAATTTAAAACTAAGCCAACTTTGTGGGGAAGATATATCACACAACATCAAAGATAGTGTGTATTGTGATTTAGCTAAAATTTTAGATGAATTACCACAAGCTTTAGCTGAAGAAACTTATGGTGCAATAGTTAATTTATATAACTTTTTTAAACCCATTAAAAAAGATAATAGGATTGTTTTTATAAAAACTATCAAAGTTATTTTAAAAAATGAAAATCCAGCCAACTCTTTAAGGTTAATATCTAAATTTTTAAAAGACCCTGAATTTGAAAAAGATGATGTTAAAAAAGCACTTATAAGTTTTAGAAATAAAGAATCTGTACCACAAAACCAGTTAGAAGAATTTTTAAAGAAAGCTAGATATAAAGAGTATTCTAAATACGAAGAATCTTTTTCAGGTAATAATTTTGATTTATTAAGAGGTAAAAGTAAATTAAGTCATGGTCAAATAAATCCCGAAACTGGTAAATCAGAATCATTTTTTAAAATGGTTAGAAGTGTTTATGAAGGAAATATTGATGTTAAATTATTTATCGATTCAGTCTCTAAGGCTGTATTAAATACTGATATAGAAGACTTACTTTTTAAATCAGATTTAAAAGTAAAAAGTGATTTAATGGTTGGTGAAGATGTTATAATCCCACAGGGTTCCAGTATTGAGGTTAAAAAATTTGATTACGAAATTGATAGTTATTTTTCAGAATATTTTGCTATATACAAAAATAGTGACATACCTGAAATAGCTTACGAGGAAGATTTTAAAGATTTATATAATTACATTATTGATAGTATTTTTAAAAATGTTGAAAAAAATGGTCAATACATGATTAACAAAATCTCTGATAATGTTGATGGTATTATGTACGACAGAAACATTATTGTGTTAAAAAAAGATATTGAGTTTTACTGGAGTAATAAAGGTCAAAGAGGTTGTGATGAACGTAGATTAAGTGTTAGGTTTAGAATAAAAAACCCAAACATTATCGCTTACACGTATGATTCAAAAACACACAGTAACCAGTTAATCCCTCAAGAGCTTGACGTTGATGTTAAGTCTAAAGTTTTTTGTCAGTAATTTTTAACGACACTTTTAGCTGTTATAGCGTTGTAGTTAATTAAAATTTTACACAAATCTATTGGTATTATTACTCTGTCAGATTCAAAAATAAATTTTTTAGGTTGATTATCGAAAACTGCGACGTGATACTCCTGACCACTCTGTTTCCCAAAAATTATCAAATCAGTGTTGTAATCTCTTCTTAGAGAATCTGTCGATACATACCAATATTTTTTACCTTTTGATAGATTTTCAAAAGTTTTAACTTGTGCAGTTGACGATTTTCTAGGAAATCCGTTATAATTTGATTCTATAGACATATCAATACCTGCAAAATCTAAACTACCACCAGCTTCGGAAACCATAGTAACTTTAGTTTCAGGTAATGATTCTAAAACAATTTTAACAAAATTTTCCCTTTTAACCCCACTACGTCTTGTTTTATTTACCGTATTTACAATATCATTTTTTAAAGTAGAGTTTGGACCAAAAATATTTTGTCTTTCTTGCCATAATAATCTAAAAAAATTACGGTTACCTTCATCTTCGGTGTAACTTTTATTAAAATCTATAGTAAAATCACCAATATTTTTTAAATAAGGTATAACAATTTTATCTCTAACAATATAATGTGTATTAATAAAATTATAATTTGACCAATTAAGGTCATCTTCGTCAGTCAAAGGTCTAACTACGCCTTCATTACCGGCAGAACCAATACCCCAATATGGAGTATTTTCATATATATCTTTAATAATGTTACTTATCGCAACTTTATAATCGTTTTCAAATTTAGTACGTGCCATTTAGTTAAATTTTGATATTTATAAATATAATCAAAAATTTCTTTAATGAACATAATTTTAGAAAACATAAGAAAAGTTTTATTAGAAAACAGGGTTGATGATGTTAAGAAAAAATATCCTGAAGTTGACCCTGCTATTATTGACTATTTTGTAAAAGAAGACCCGTCAGGTAACAACAAATATCTTGATTGGTTGGTTAAGGCTATGACCCATGGACCAACAATCCAATCTGTTGAAGATATTTTGGATGAGGCTATGCAATTTAACACACCTCAAGAGTTTTTAATGATGTTGGTTAAAAAATTTCACGAATTATTACCTTATATGGTATATGTTGAAGATGGTAAGAAAGTTGGTACTACTGATTTGTATCAATATAAATTTACTGACAGTGAAATGATTAATTTTTTGGGTTTTGATTTATCTCAAGCAAAAGAAAGAAAAGACGAAAAGAATAAACAAAAAGACGCGAAGAAAAATTCTGATAAAATCTATGAAGATAAAAATTGGTTGGTAGTTAGACCAAAAAATTGGGAGTCTTCTTGTGTATATGGAGCCGGTACTAAGTGGTGTACAACATCCAAAGAAAATAGTTCACACTTTAAACGTGAAACTGACCGTAACTTTTTAATTTACGTAATTAACAAAAATAAAACTTCTAAAGATACTGAATACAAGGTTGCTTGGCAAATTCCTTATACGAAAAAAGTAAATAAATACGTTACCTCAACACCAGGTAACCCATCAGTTTGGACTTTAAATACCGATAAAATTAAATTATGGAATGCTGAGGATACTAATATAGCAAGTAGAGGTTCTTCTGGTTATGATTATTTAGATACGGTTCCGGCCTCTGTTAAGGGGAATATTTTAAAATACATGCAAAGACAAATGGATGAAATGTATGCCAACATGGCTTACGTTGAAGATCCTTACACCCAAGCTTTGGTTGAGCATTTGGCTTTAAGTGAAGAAGAAGTTGAAGAGGTTGAACAAAGAGATTACGGTTATTACGGTATGCGTGTTTATACCGTAGACGGTAGTGATGATTATGCTGTAGCAACAACAGATGAGGTTGAGAGGGCGAAACACGAATGGGCGGAAAATTATATTAACGATTTAGGTATTTGGGAAGCTATTGGTAATAATCCCGAAAAATACATTTATATTAACGACCCAAGGACTATAGCAAATGATATGGCTGAAAATTATATAGGGGATTTAAATGTAACTGACGATATATTACACGAAGGAAAAAGATTGGACAAAGAAACCAAAGCTATGGTTGAAGAATGGGAAGTTAATCAATCAATCATGGAAACTAATCAAGAAGATATTGATGATATGATGGAAAGATATGGTGAATTAGATGAAGACGAAGAACAAGAATTGTCAGAATTAGAAATTGAAAATGAATCAATAGAAAAAACAAACGATAAACTTTTACAATCTATTAAAGATAGAATTCGTGACGATTATTATGAAACTTATGTTACTCGTATGACAGACGACCCATTAGATTGGTTGGAAGAGTTTGGTTACTGGAGTAGTAAAACTGGTTTAGATAAATTTGCCATTAAAAACGGTTTGGTTGGTATTGACGAAACCGAATTAATTAATGATATGGCAGATGATTTAGATTACGAATATTTTAGTAGGACTGGTAATTACGAGTATGTAAACATAGAAGGTGATAGATACTACATCTTCCCAACAGATTAAAAAGGGTAAGTATTTGTTAGAGCAAATATTTTTTCACACTCAAATCTTTCTTTATTTTCCTCATAAAAATCCACAATAGCTTTATCCTCTTGTTGTTTAAGCCATTCTGTGTACTGATAATCGTAGTCTTCATTTACACGATTAATTTCATCAATAAATTGTTCTTTAATTCTGCTCATACGAATGATAATTTTTTAAGTTCTTGTTTTGGTTTAATATTTTCGATAATTTTTATAACACCCATATTAATATCTCTTTTGAAAATTTCATACCCATACCAACCAGGGTGAACACTATTATTGGTGTTGTAAGTAAAACCAGCTACTTCACCATCCAAACCGTAGTTTGGTTCAAAATAATGTTCGAAATAATAATTTGGATATCTTTCTGATAGTGGGTAAACTCTTACTTTCATACCACAAAGATATAAAAAAAATGGGAACCTAAAAAGATTCCCATTGATTTTTTCTAACTAATTTTTTAGAAAACAAATTCACAATCATGTTCCTTTTTGAACATAAATAAACCAGCTTGTTTTCTCAAATCAGCTTTCGCATATTCACCGATACCCATACCATAATCGTGAGATGCCACATCAGTCAAAGAGTTAAGAAGTTCCCAAGAAGTCATGTTAGTCTTAGCATTTTTCCAATGACGATTAGTCAAAGTATCAAGGTTGTAACCTTTTTGATTGTAATCTGCCTTAATTTCGTTTGTAGGGAAGAAACGGTCAAGAACTGCCTCAACACGTGCGTCATTCTTGTCAGTAACTTTGTTTGCCACCATTTCACGAAGTTTCATAACTTCATTATAAGAAGCTGAAATTGAATTCATTTTTCTTACTTGGTCAGAAAACACCCCTTGAAATTTTTGGTTAGTTTCAGCCAAACCTTTAACATCTGTCATAAATTTGTTGATACTTTCAATAGAGTTATCCATCAAACGAGGACCCATTTCAAGACGACGAGGACCAACCATCCCGTTCTCACAAACAAGACGAAGAATATAAGGGTCAATTGCGATATCCTCAGTAGGACCTGCGGTTACAATAACACCTGTATGGAAAGCTTCATCCTTCAAATCAGGAATATCAAAACCCCAATTACTTTTTACAGTAGAGATTTGGATGTTTCCGTCACTTGAGATTGACATGTTACCAACATCCAATTGGTGGTCATTGATTACATTTTCAACCATATCAAAATAGAAATCTGTTGAAATGTATGGTTTACTTGCGTCAGTGATAGCCACAACTCTCATAGTTGAAGGGGATATATAAATCGCCACTTTCATGTCTTTTTGAGTTGCCATCTTGGTTTTAATGACTTTTACCAATTGGTTACGAGAATTCATACCGAAGATATCAGTAAATTTACCCATAAAAGAATCACTAATCTTAAGAGTTTTAAGTAATGACTTAAAAGCCCCAGACGATAGTTTTAATTTTACTCCGTCAATAGAGATATTACCATTACGACTTTCAACATCTTCAAAATCAATGTTAAGTTCAGCAAGAGTCATATTCTTACGGATGGGATAATTGTCTTTTACTTCTTTTTTAAAATTTTCGTAGTTTTCCATATTTTTTTATTGTTTATACAAATATAATGATTTTTTTAATAAATACAACACTTTATAGATAATTATCTACCCATTTGGATTATTCTTTCCGCCTCAATTTCATCATCAGATTCACCCTCAAACTCTCTCATTATTTGTTCTTCAGTTTCACTAGTAAATAAAACATCACTAACGGTATCTTCTTCAACAAATTCTTTTACCAAAGGAACCTTACTATAAATTTCTTTGTCAGAAGTTTCTGATTGTTGGAGAAGTTCCAAAAGTTTTTGGTCATTTTCATTTTGAAATGAATCCATTTGTTTTTGAATTTCAATAGCCTTTTCTAACTCATTGTATTTTTTAGAGTCATAGTTAATCTCACCACTAATTTTATCTAAAACCATATAAAGTTTTTTACGTGTATCACCTCTACGGTTTTTAACATAAACTAAATAACGTTGTCCAGTAACTTCATCAACACGAACAAACATCATAGCTGTTGTATTGTGTTTAAGTTTAGTAGAACCTGCGTACTCACCACCTTTAGTGATATGTTGGATAACATCGAAAGATGTATATTTTTTAAGTTCGTTTTGACCTTTAGTGTGTTTAACTAATAGATTAATTAACCAAGTTTCAACGGTTGAAGCGTTCATCTTACTTTGTGAGTCTTTGATTTTATCTTTCACATCCATAAAAGAGTCCATGATAACATAATCCCAACCCATATCAAGAGCTTGTTCCAAGGCTAATTTAGGATTTTCATAATCCGCCATGTAAAGTGTATTCAAATTCATTAATTGTGGGAGTTCTTCAGCTAATTCACGGTTGTCAATTGGATTCATTTCAGATGAAATATAAAGACATTTTTTGTCGGGGTTATAACGTTCAATACCAGTCATTTTATCAACTAACATTGTGGTTTTACCTGAACCTGGTTCACCAACTACAACCGAAATGGTTGCTGGCATGGTACCACCTTTTTTAGATATTACAGTATCGATGAATTTACCACTTTTTAATGGGATAAAAACTTCAGGCGGAAAATTAAAGTCAGTTAGTTTTACAATTTGTACCGATTCTTTTTGTTTTGTCATACAGTTTGTGTTTAGTTTTATTTACTCTTACAAAGATATAATATTGTTATTTAACAAACAAATTTATTTATGGAAAACAAAGAAATGGTTAGTCATCCACAACATTATGGTGGTAAAGATAACGTTTATGAGGCAATTAAAGTAATAGATGCTTGGGATTTAGGATTTTCTTTGGGGAATACCATAAAATATATCTCAAGAGCTGGTAAAAAGAATCAAACTAAAGAATTAGAGGATTTAAAAAAAGCCTTATGGTATTTAAATCACCATATTAAAACATTAGAAAGTAAATTGAAAGAAAATTAGTGATATTTATTATTAAAGTAATTTTTAATGTCAACTTTATTATTAGAAAACAAATATCTCATAACTGAATCTGGTATCAGAGATATAAACAAATTAGCACAACGTTATGATAACGCTAAAATATACTTCCACCAAGACTTAGATGGTGTAACCACCGCTATTGCAATGAAAAACTACCTTGAACAAAATGGTATCAAAGTTGTTGAAACAGAAGTTATACAGTATGGTGATAAAGAATTTAGTATTAAAAAACCAATGGCAAGAGGTGATATAATGCCGGTTTTGGTTGACTTTGCACACGGTAAACCAATGTTTGTTATTCATACTGATCATCACGATAAACAGGTTGGTGCTGAAAAAGGAGCGTCAACATCTTTTAGACAATCACGTTCAAACGTTGAAACTATTTCACAAATAGTTTCCCCAAAAGAAATATTCCCATACTTAGATGTTTTAATGATTTCTACTGTTGATAGTGCGGATTATGCTAAAATGGGTATTACCCCTGAACAAGTTATGAACTATGTGTTTGTTTTGGATAAGGAAAAAAGTCTTGAAAAGAATAAAAAGATGATGGCCCTTGTAACTAACAAATTATTGTTAGCTTATAAAAACAAACCTAAATTTTTAGAAAGGCTGGTTATGGAATCTTCCGCATCCCTTTTAAGTATATATCAAAATATAGTTAGATTAGCAAAAGAAGAAGGTTATACTTCACCTGAAGTAATGACACAACACGCTAAGGAATACGCTGAATCAATGAAGACTAGTAAAAATGTATCATATGACCCTACAACTGGTATTATTTCACAGTATGGTGGTGGTTACATGGTAAAACCTGGTTCTTATGATAGATACGTACCTTTTAAAAACTTTCCTGAGGCTAATTTCTTAATTATAGCATGGCCTTTAGGTTTACTACAAGCTAGTTGTAACCCATTTAAGGCTGAAAGAAGTCTTAAAGGTGTTAATTTGGGTGAAATAGCTCAAGAAGTTTTAGTCAAATTTAAACCACAATTAGAACAGTTTGAAATTACTGTTGATACAATCAAATATTTTGCTGAAAAACACAAAGATTTTAGTCAAGAATCAGTTGGTTTTACCTATAATGACCTTATGGCAATTTATGGTCAGACAGAAGGTGGTATCACTGGTTTAAATACGGTACCCGAAGGTGCTAAAGAAGGTTACACGGTTGAAAGGTGGAGGGAAGCTATTAAAAAAGTTATGGATAAACCTTATACAAGTTTGGGTGAGAAAGAAATTAAAGCCTTAAAAATGTTAAAAGTTTCGGGGTGGGATATCATTCAAGCTAATAGTGGTGGTCACAAGTGTATAACCAATATTTCAGGTCTTATGTATTTTGGAAAACAAGGTGTACCTTATCTTAAAGAATTTCAAGCTGAGTTTGAAAAAGAACTTAGAACAAAAATATTAACAAACAATCAAACAAAATAAAAAAGGGGTTTTTAACCCCTTTTTTAATCTTTAACATATTTTTCAATATTATCAGCAATGTTTTTTAAATCGGAAAGATAATTCACGTTTCCCGGGTGTTCGGTATCAAAATAATTCATCTCTTTTAAAAACTGTAAGTAATCTTCTTCTGTTTTTATTTTACTTAAACCTATATAAGTTTGGTAAAAAGCATAATCTATGACAGCGTCCTTCCAAGTATCGTAATAAGCGTGTCCGTGTTGTGACCCATTTTGTTTATTTGGTCTTTTATTAGCCTCTTTCATACCAAAAGGGTTGTGATTATCTTTCCATATTCTAGATTTAAACCCACTTTCTTTAATTGCTTGAGCAAAAACAAGATTAGGAAACTTAATATTAATTTTTTTCAGGTATTCGTAAAAATTTTTCTTACTAAAAGAGTTATTTTCAGAATCCATGTAAAGTAAAACAACATCATTTTCCGTTATCTTTTCATTTTTACCCACTTTTACCCCTTGTTTGTAACAAATAACGCTAATTACAAAATAAAACCATATAACTGCTAATATTACAAATAAAATAGTTTTAGGATTTATTTTAACCATTTCAAGTCCTGTTTTGTCCCATCGATAAATTTTCATAATTTAATTTTTTTTAATTTAAACAAATATAATCAAAATATTAACAAAAAACCCCTCAAAAGAGGGGTTTTTTAGTATTACTTACCTTTATCTTCCTTTTTTTTAGAATTTTTAGGTTTTTTGATATCAACTTTAACATCTTCAATTTTGGTATTGTAAGAAATTGTGATTGTATCACCAATACTAAGTTCACCCTCGAGTACTTTTTCAGAAATTGGGTCTTCTACGTACTTTTGGATTGCTCTATTTAAAGGACGTGCTCCATATTTTTCGTCATAACCTTTTTCAACCAAATACTCTTTTAAAGTATCTTCAATTTTAAGGACATAACCCATTTCTTTAACACGACCAACTACTTCACTTAAAGGAATATCGACAATTCTCTTAATATTTTCTTTGTCAAGTGATTTGAAAACAATAACATCGTCGATACGATTTAAAAATTCAGGTGAAAAGGCCTTCTTTAATGAATCTTGTATCACACCTTCAGCTATTTCATCGTGAGCATTATTTTTAGATTGAGTACCAAAACCCACACCAGTTCCAAACTCTTGAAGTTTACGAGCTCCTACGTTTGAAGTCATAATGATAAGACAGTTTTTAAAATCAACTTTACGACCTAAACCATCACTTAAATGACCATCATCAAATACTTGAAGTAAAACATTAAAAACATCTGGATGTGCTTTTTCAACTTCATCTAAAAGAATTACCGAAAATGGTTTTCTTCTAATTTTTTCAGTCAACTGACCACCTTCTTCATACCCAACATAACCTGGAGGAGCCCCGATTAATTTAGATACCGTGTGTTTTTCCATATACTCAGACATGTCAACACGAATTAAAGATTCAGGAGAACCAAAAATACTTTCAGCTAACATTTTAGCTAAGTGAGTTTTACCTACACCTGTTGGACCTAGAAACATAAAAGAACCTATCGGTTTCTTTTGGTTTTTAATACCTACACGATTACGTTTAATTGCTTTAGTAATTTTATCGATAGCATTATCTTGACCAATAACTTTAGTCTTAATTTCCTTATCCATGTTACGGAGTTTTTCATTTTCACTTTGTGAAACTTTAGTAACAGGAATACCTGTAACCATAGAAACAACTTTGGCAACATCATCTTCATTAACAGTAGGTCTTACTCTATCAAGATTTTTGGCCCACTCATTAGTGGAATGTTCTAAATCATCTTGTAAATGTTTTTCTTCATCACGAAGTTTTGCTGCGTCTTCATAACGTTGTTGTTTTACAACTTCAATTTTTTGACGACCTACTTCAGTTATTTTTTCTTCAAGGTCAATAATTTCTTGTGGGGGTTTAATATGAACTTGCATTCTAGCCCCAACCTCATCTAAAATATCTATAGCTTTATCAGGTTGTTCACGGTCACTAATATAACGGTCAGCTAAATTAACACAAGCCTCAATAGCTTCAGTTGTATAATTCACCTTGTGATGGTCTTCATACTTATTCTTAATGTTGTTAAGAATTATAAGTGTTTCATCTTTAGAAGGTGGATCAACCACTACCATTTGAAAACGTCTAGCCAAAGCTCCATCTTTTTCAATATTCTCACGATATTCGTCAAGGGTTGTTGCCCCAATACATTGAACTTCTCCACGAGCCAAAGCTGGTTTTAAAATATTAGAAGCGTCTAGAGAACCTGAAGCATTACCCGCTCCAACCATTGTGTGAATTTCATCAATAAAAAGAATAACATCATCGGCTTTTTCAAGTTCTTGCATGATACCTTTCATTCTTTCTTCAAATTGACCCCGATATTTGGTTCCAGCAACTAAAGATGCTAAATCCAAACTTACAACACGTTTGTCAAAAAGAATACGAGGACATTTCCTCTCAACAATTTTAAGAGCTAACCCCTCAACGATTGCGGTTTTACCCACACCAGGTTCACCAATAAGAATTGGATTGTTCTTTTTACGTCTTGAAAGAATTTGTGACACTCTCTCAATCTCATCTTCCCTTCCAATAATTGGGTCTATCTGACCTTCAGAGGCAAGTTTTGTAATGTCTCGACCAAAATTGTCAAGTACTGGGGTTGTTGATTTACCTTGAGCAGCTTTTTTAGCTTTTTTACCCAAGTCGTCGATTTCTTCAAAGTCTCCTGTCATATTCATTATTTTTTGTTTCTTTAAATGTAATAAAGTTTCTTTAAAAGTTCTATAGGTAATACCCTGATTTCCTAAAACTTTTGTACCGTCTAACGATTTATTTTTTAAAATAGATAAAAACAAATGTTCCACACCAATAGAATCATCACGTAATTTATCAGATTCAAGTTCAGCGGAACTGATAGCGTTTTTTGATGACTCACTAAAAGGTACTATTTTTAGTTCTACAATATTAGGATTTTTTATTTTAAATCTCAAGTAACCTTCTAATTTTTCCATCAAATCGTCAACATCAGAACCCATGGCCTCTAACACCTCAATTACTTGATTATCATCAAGGTTTAAAATAGAAAGTAATAGATGTTCGGGTTTTATTTTGTTTTCACCAAATCTTACTGATTCTTTAAAAGCCTCTTTCATTATAGCTTTTAAATTAGGCGTCATTTTTTTCATTTTCCTAACTTTATTTAAATGAAATATATTTAAAAATAAGGGAAAGAAAAGTTTACAGAACAATTCCCTTTTATTGGTAAAATTATTAGTTTTAAATAAAAATTAGACATATGTTATACAAAAAACTTACACTTTGGATTAAAGACAATGGTTCTGTAATCGCTTTAGAATATCACAGGGTTATGGTGACAGTATCTGGTGATTACATGATACTTTCACTTCATAATGATGATAGTACAGAAGTTACTACTGAGGTACACCATTTAAGTACCATAAAGAATTGGAAAACTTACATTAATTAATGTTTATAGAAAGAAATGAAAAAGACGGGGTAATTTCCTGTCTTTTTAAATCATCCAATATCTTGGCATCAGATTATAATCAAGAAAAAAAAGAATTAACTATAATCTTTAACGCAGGACGTAGATATACATATTCTGATGTTAATCACAAAGATTACCATCGTTTTGAAATGGCTGAGAGTCAAGGTCAATTTTTCAATAAGTACATTAAAAAGTACCCAACAAAGAAAAATAGTGATATTAACCCAGCAGAATTGTTAAACAGAGTAACAGAAATTTTAAATGAGCAAAATAGAACAACAATACCTAAATCTTCTTAAAGATATCTTAGAAAATGGAACAAGAAAAAATGGATGAAAAATACTTAGAAGATAACATGGATATGATATTTGGTACTGAATGTATAAACGGTAGTTTTAGTGTAAATCTTCGTAAAAAATTAGAAAATAATGTAGTAGAAAAAGATGATAGAACATATTTATCTAATAAAGAAAAATATGGTAATATACAAGACTACAAATTTGGTGAATGATAAAATCTATATCGGACAAGACAAAAACAATAACCCAAATTATTTAGGTTCTGGTAAAAAATTAAAAAGAGCTATTAAAAAATACGGTAAAAATAATTTTTTAAAAGAGGTTATTGAAATTTGTGATAGTGAAGAGTTACTAAATGAAAGGGAGATTTTTTGGATATCTTATTATAAATCAACAGATAGAAAAACAGGTTATAACATAAGTGACGGTAGTAAAGAAGGTGATAGAAGATTAGGGTATAATTCTCTTATAAAAAAAGGTAGGTATAAAACTTGGTTAGAAAAATACGGTAAAGAGGAGGCTGATAGAAAACATCATGAATGGAAACAAAAAATATCCGATTATCAAAAAATAAAAATGTTAAATGGTTGGTCTCACACTGAAGAGGTTAGAAAAAAAATCTCAGAAGCACAAAAAGGTAAAATTCTTACTCAAGAAACAAGAGATAAGATGAGAAAACCAAAACCAAATGGGTTTTCAGAAACCATATCAAAAATTAAAAAAGGTGTGCCTTTAGGACCTTCAAAAAGAAGAAAACCGGTTGACCAATTTGATTTAAAATGGAATTATATTAAAACTTGGGAGAGTATAAGTAAAGTTGAACAAGAGTTGAGAATTTATAACATAAACGCGGTCTGTAAAGATAAACAAGATACTGCCGGTGGGTATAGATGGAAATATAGTATAAAAGAAAATGAATAAATTAGATTTAGATTACCAAAACCTATTAAGAGATATATTAGAGAATGGTACAAAAAAAGAAACTAGAAATGGTGGCACTATCTCAGTATTTGGAAGACAACTCCGACATGATTTTCGGGACGGATTTCCTCTACTCACCACCAAGCGAATGGCTTTTAAAGCGATTGTCACCGAGTTATTATGGTTTCTTAGAGGAGACACAAACATCAAATACTTAGTTGACAACAATTGTCATATTTGGGATGGTGATGCTTATAAGAACTTTGAAAAGAGATATTATAAAGAGATTTTTAATTATGAAACGGGTTCTCATAATAGATTAATGAGTTTAGATGAATTCATACTCAATATCAAAACAAATGATGAGTTTGCTAATAAGTGGGGTGATTTAGGTCCAATTTATGGTAAGCAATGGAGAAGTTGGGAAGGTGTAATAAAAAAACAATTAACATCTATAAGCTATGAAATGAATTGGGGTAGTCTTGACCAAATCACAAACCTAATCAATGACCTTAAAACAAATCCAGACTCAAGACGATTAATGGTTAATGCTTGGAATGTAGGTGAATTAGACCAAATGGTACTTCCACCTTGTCATTATGGATTTCAAGTTTATACAAGAGAGTTGAGTTTAGAAGAGAGAAAACAAATCTTCGATGACAGAGGCTATGTTTGTGATTTATGGCCTTTTAATGGTGATTGGCACGGTGAGTATGATGGTTTTGGAATACCTAGTAGAGCAATCTCATTAATGTGGAATCAACGTTCAGTAGATACATTCTTAGGTTTACCATTCAACATTGCTTCTTATGGATTGTTATTAGAGATAATCGCTAAAGCAGTCAACATGATTCCTGATGAATTGATTGGTAATTTAGGTGATGTACATTTATATTCAAATCATGTTGAACAAGCTAAGGAACAGATTGGTAGAGATTATTCAGTTGGAGAAAGATTAGAATTTTTATCTGAAAAAAAACCTGACTTTAATCCTGAAACCGCTTTTGGTATTACAAAACACATTGATAGTTATTGTCATTATGTTATTGACGATTACAGTATTCCTAGAAGAACAAGGGAACCTTATCCACTACCTAAACTAAATATTAATTCAGGTAACGAAAATTGGCATCTATTAGATATTGATGATATTATAAATTCTTTAGATAATGAACTAACTTTTAAATTAGAAAACTATCAATCACACCCTAAAATATCAGCACCTTTAAGTAATTAAATTATGTCAAAAAGAAGAGCAAAATACCAAAAAATAATTAAAGAATGGAATGAAGCTACACCACAAGAAATATGGGAAGGCATCAGAGACAATTTTACTTTTGGTTTCATAGGTGCAACACTTGTTGTATTTATAGCATTAAAAATAGATATAGCCGTTTTAGTTGGTTACTTATCTTATTACATGTTTATGGGTAAAATAGTAAACAGACCTAAATATGTAACTGATTTAGGACAACTTATAGTATTCCCAGTACCATCCGCTTTAGGGGCATTTACTGGTTATAAACTATCATACGCTTTAATTCAACTTTTAACTTATTAAAAATATAAAATATGGAAAATAAAAAATACGAGGCTGGTTCAGTTAATACAGCTGAAATTAAAGAAACAATAAAATCAATTGAGGTATTAACTTCTCAGTATAAAAAAAGAAGATTAAATACTGAAAACTACATTAAGTTAATACACGAAAATTTGTCTAACTTAACAAATCAAAGAAACTATAGGGAATATTTAAATAAAATCGGACAAAATTAATATGTTCATACAAATTTTACCTGACGAATTAATAGAGGAGTTCAGAGCTCCTTGGAAACAACAATTGATTAAAAATCTACACATAGATTATGCGACTAATGCGATACATGGTTGGTTTGAAGACAAAGAAGTTATTATTTTTAGATTTAAAGATTATGGTTGGGTTATGGATAATAGAAATTCTGGGTATAAAATATCAAATGGTGGTGCCGGAATTTTAATTTGTGTAAAAACTTAAATATTTATAATTATGAAAAAAATTTATTATCTAATCATATTTTTAGGGTTTTATAGTTGTACACCTAAGTACAAAGAATTATTTGACCTAAAATATAAAGAACATGAGTCTTTGAAGAAAAAATACGAAAGTTTACATTACGAGTACATAACAATAAAAGACGAAAAAGAATACTTAAGAGACCAATGTAGAGTTTTCTATATGGAAAAAGAAAACCTTAACTTTAAAATAGATTCTTTGAAAAAAGTTATATCAGGAAAATAAAAAAGATATTATTATATTTGAAAAAAATTGGTGATGCTCAAATAAGAATGATGTTACATTCTGGTTGGGGTAAGTTTTAAATTTGTTGATAAACTTTAACGTCATATATTGTTAAACAAGGTCTGTCATCAGCAGTAACTTCAGATTTTGTTTTATAAAAAAATACAGGACCTTCCGTATAGGCAATATATCGAAGGTCTTTTGTTTGCTCATCATAACCTAAAAATAAAACTTTAATATCTTCATATCCGTATTTAGTTAATATTTTTTTAACCAAATACTTTAAATCAGCACCAGTACATTCTATTGATTCTAACTTAGTTGCAATATCCTCAATATTAAAGTCGTTGATACGAGTTTCAATTAATTTCTTAAGTTGATGTTCTTTTAGTATGATTTTTCTCTTCATTTTATTACAATAATCTGTTTCTTTTGATATTACGATTAACCTTACTACAAAGTGGCTGTAAATTTGTGTAATGAAATAATTGTAATAACTCATCTTTAGTCTTTACCGAAGATAAGGGTGTGATATAATCTATATCCCAACCGTAATTTAACTCACCGTTATATAAACCGTAATTATCCCAAGACATCCAATCTTCAAATTTAGATTCTAAATGTCTTTTAAAATCTTCAAATGAACAACCTAAAATTTGATTTGCTTTTACTTGTGAAGTGTATTTTTTTCTTTTAAGACTTTGTTTAACCTGATTTTTTATTTTAATGGATAATTTAAACAAGGGATTATTTTTTCTTTTTAGTTTTTGATACTCTACACTATTTTTTACTATTTTTTCTTTATTACTTGAATAATACTTTTCCCAGTAATTTGAATTATTGTCCTTCCATAACTTATTATATTCAGTCAACTTATCTTTATTTATTTTTTTATAAGTTTTTTGGTAATTTTTTCTTTTTTCTTTATATTCAGGGTCATTTTTTTTACTAAGATAATGTTGTTTTCTTTTTTCTAAAATATCTTTTTTATTTCTTTCGTAGTAAGTCATAAAATAATCTTCTTTTTCATTCTTTTTAATAAATATCTCGAATATTTATAATGTAGATGAAAAAGGCTACACAAATAAAAGAAATTAGTAAAGTTACTAAAAGTGATAGGTATGTAGATTTAACAGGTTTTAAAATGCAAGATGATTTAAATCCTAAAATTTGGGATAAAAATCAAAAATTACGTCCTGAAATTAGAAAAAACTTACTTAAAATTGCTGACGATTATATTGAAAGTTTAGAAATTGAAAATCTTGACATTGATGACGTTACTTTTACAGGTAGTTTAGCGAATTATAATTGGTCACAATACTCTGATGTTGATTTACACATTCTTATTGATTATAAGGAAATCCCTGTCGATGAGACCTTAGTTCAAGATTTTTTAAAATCTAAAAGTACGGCATGGAATCAAAATCATGATATAAAAATTTATGGTTATGATGTTGAACTTTACGTTCAGGATATATCAGAAGAACATGTTTCAACTGGTGTTTATTCCATTTTAAAAAATGAATGGATAGTACAACCTGAAAAAAAAGTTATCACTGTTGATGATAAAAACGTAAGGCTAAAAGCTAATCGTATAATGGATTCAATTGATGATTTATACGATGAAATGAAAAAATCAAAAAATTACGACGATGTTGTAATTAAATCAGATAAAATAAAAGATAAAATTAAAAAAATGCGTCAAGCTGGTTTAGATGAGGCAGGTGAATTTTCAGTAGAAAACATGGTCTTTAAAGTATTAAGACGTAATGGTATGTTGGAAAGACTTTCTGATATCAAAACTGTGGCTTACGATAAATCTGTTACGTTAGAAAATAACAGATATTTATATAAAAAAATATTAAAAAATGGCATGTCGTTGTTATAAAATAGTTCAAGGTGGCTCAGGAGCCTGTGACTTTGATTATATAGATTGTAATGGTGTTTCAGGTACAACTAGTTTTCTTGCTGAATCAACAAATTATATTTGTATTAGGTCGGTTACAAGTTCTACTTGTGATTCTTATACAGATAACGCACCTTGTTATAATGGTGTTTGTTTAACTGGTACAACTGACCAATTATTATACGGTTTATTAAACACATTGGGACCTTGTCCTGATATCTGTGACGGAACAACCCCTGTTGGTGGTCCTGCTGGCATTGGCCTTGTTGATATTAAAACAGGTCGAGCTTTAAAACCTAACGGTGAATCTTACTTACCTTAATTTAAAATATGGCCTGTAATCTCTATTCAGTTATACTACCACCCTCCAGTACTAATCAATACAACATTTTAGATTGTTCTGGTAATACACAATCAAAATTATATTTACCATTCGGTGGTGGTGAAATTAAATTTTGTGCTAACGAAATTGTAGAATTTACAGGAGCCACACCTTCTGTAACTTCAGGGGCTTGTCAAAGTAATTGTACATGTTTTACAACTAATTTATTAACAAATGAAAGTAATTTAACTAATTTAACTTATGTAGATTGTAACAACAATTATTATGTTGATAAGGGACCTGCGTTTGCTCCTGATAAACAAATCTTAAATGCTCAACCAGGTGAATTTTTTGATTTTTGTGCTTTATATGTTTCTGTAAACACCAGAGGTTGGTCTGTTACTAATAATGGTGATTGTGAAACTGGTTGTACTTTTTGTCGATGTATAATTGTTAGTAATACAACCAGCGAACTGACCGAAAATTTTACTTATACTGATTGTAACGGTAGCCCAAATTTAGTCACACTTAATCCTAAAGAAACAATCACTTTTTGTGGGTTAGATACAGATATTACTGTTGCACAGTCTACCAACAATTTAGCGGTTAACTACGGTAATCAATGTGTTGATGATCCAGGTGCTGATTATCCTTTTAAATGCCCTTGTAAGTGTACAACATTTTCTAATGACACACAAGCGTATAATGATGATGTTTATTTACTTTATACTGACTGTGATAACAACACCAACACAATACAACCAAATATAAGTACAAAATTTGAAACTATTACTTGTGTTCAAAATTTTGTGTCCATAATTCCTGGAATTCCGAATGATAGACCAGAACCAAATGCTTGGTCTGCAACATATCAATCAGATTGTACAGATGGTTCGTGCCCTTGTTATTGTTATAGTATTTTCAACGATGGACCTGAATTTTCACTTGGTTATGTAGATTGTGGTGCGACTGGAACAACAATTCATACTATTTACAATTCCTTTTTCGGTATAAATACTTCTTTTTGTAGTCCTTCAATTATTACTCAACAAGACATAACTGAATTATCAACCAACAGCAAATTATACACAGGTAATACTTGTTCTAGTGGTAGTTGTGTTTGTAATTGTTATAGTTTGACAAATAATAATGGTTTTAGAACACAACCTAAATATATCGATTGTAACGGTAATTTACAAACTATATCATTAGAAGATGGGGAAACACAAAAAGTTTGTAGCATTGGTTTAAGTTATAGTGATACTGAAAATATAGATATAATAAATGAAGGTCCTTGTATTGATGGTGAATGTCCATCCACACCAATAACTGGTGATTGTACTTGTTATTATGTTATATCAACAAATGGTCTTGAAACTATAGATGTTTCAATAGTAGATTGTGACAATATTCCCAATGTTTTAACTTTAACAGAAGGTAAAGGTTTTTGTGCGAAAAGTTATATTTCAGCTAGTGAAGTGGGTAGTTTAATAGGTAGGAGTAATGGTTTATGTACAGGGGGTGAATGCCCTCAAAATGTTAATTGTTACAATATAGATGCTGGTGGAAGTTCAGATGTTCAAACATATTATATTGATCCCGAAGGAATTGTTAGTTTAATATCAGAACCTGGTCCCGTTAGTTTTTGTGCAAAAGTTGTTTTAACTGAATATGATAGTACGGGAAATCCTGTCGGTAATGAACTGGGTACTGTTACAAATACAGGTGATTGTATTTTTAACGAAACTGAAGGTCTTTATAACTGTCCGGCACCTTGTTATTGTCTTTATTCATTCAATTCTACGTTTGTTGATTACATTAACTGTAATTACGAATCTGTAACTTTATCTTTAAGTCCAGGATTTAATAAAATTTGTGCACAATCCGTGATTAGTTCTGATGGTACTTTTTTTGATAGTGGGTTACTTTGTGATAATAATAGATGTCCTAATTACTGTTGTAATTGTTATACTATTACTAATTTAGGGTCAAGACCATTTATCGGTTTTACTTATTTAACATGTGATTTAACTATGTCAGAACCGTATGATATTCCGGCAAGTGAATCTTTAACAGTTTGTGCATTAAACGTACCTCCTGATGCTAATGGAGGGGCAGCCAGATATAGCGTGACTTTAAACGGACCTTGTTACAATGGACAATGTGTAGATACAATGTCAATTCAAGATCAATTATTATATGACATTTTAACAACATACGGACCTTGTCCTGATATATGTTGTGGTAAAAACGAAGGTTTTGGTGGTCCAGTTGGTATCGATATCAACGACATCAAATCTGGTAAAGTTCTATAATCCTATTTATCTTAACTATAATGGTATAATTACCGCATTTAGTGCATATTTATTAAGAAATAATGGAAATATGCCAGTAACTCATTTTAATTATATAAAAATATGAAAAATATAACAAATAAAGATTTACAAAGAATGATAAGTTTAATGGGTAATAAAAAACCTATTACTGAAAATAAAATTCATTCATCTCTTGAATTAATCAAAAAATCTCCAAACGGCAAATATTATGGTGTTGTTAGAGAAACAAAAAAATACTATATAAAAGAATCTAATGATGGTTCTAATTTTGATTTTATCGGCGGTGTTGCTAATAAAATTAAAAATCAGTTTGAATCTTACGAACAAGCTGTTAGAAAACTTAATTTAATGTTAGAAGATACTGATGTATTAACTCCAGACATTATTCAAGAAAAAAAGTTTGTTATTAAAACAAAAAAGAAAAAATCTGTTGAGCCTAAAGCTGAAGAAACACCTGAAGGTGGGGGTGATTTTAGTTTTGGTGGTGAGGAAACTGAAAGTGAAGAAGAAGGTGGTGATTTTGGCAGTGAAGAAGGTGGTGAAGATTTTAATTTTGGTGGTGAAGAAGAAACAGAAGAAAGTGATGAGTTTGGTGGTGAAGAAGAAACAGAAGGTGGAGAAGATTTTGAATTTGGTGGTGAAGAAGAAGAAAGTACTGAGGATACTGAAGAAGAAACCGACGAAGATTTAGATTTAGAAGACGAGGGTGAAGATTCTATTAAATACATTCAAAAAATGACTGGTAAATTAGGTCAAAAACTTAGAGATACTGAAGATTTATCATCGGATACAATGAAATGGGTTGCTAAAAGTGTTCTTTCAGCATTAGACCTTGACCAAATGGATTCTGAAGATAAAAAAGATATTATTCGTACTGTTAAAAAGAAAAAAGAAGAAAGTTCTGACGAAGAATTTGATTTCATGAACGACAAACAAGTTATGTCAACACCAATCATGACTTATATGTCTAATGACGATATGGTCGATTGGAATAAATTGTCTGACCAAGAAAAGGCTCAAATTGTTAATAACGGTGATGATGATTTAATGGATATGGAAGAAACAAACACTTGTTCACACTGTAATGGTTTAGGTCTTGATGATATGACAGGTGAAGAATGTGAGTGGTGTATGGGAACTGGTGTTGAAGACATGGAAGATTATATGATGGATTCAAAAGAAGAAGATGATATGTACGGACCTGGTGAAGATAAAATTGAAAGTGGTGAAGAAATATTATCTGATGATAATTGTTCTTATGGTAGTGACCGTAATCAACCTTACTATGGTGAAACTGAAATGGAAGGTTATCCAGGTATGGAAGAAGACTGGATGTCTGATAAAAAAGACTACATGTCAAGATTCGCTAAAAACGTTAAACGTTCAGTCCAAGGTAAAAAAATGGATGAAGAAGAACTTGATTCTCATTTAAGAAAAATTAAAAATAAATTAGGTGGTTCAGATATTAGTATAGATGACAATAAAGTTGTAGGTAGATTTGGTTACGTTGACGTAAAGTCTAATGGTTATACAGTTCATTTAGAAGGTCAAAAATTTGGTAAAACTTTTCAATTCAATGAATTAGGTAAATTACACGATTATGTTAGAGAAATGGGTGAAGATTATATGGATGACCCATATATGATGCCTCAACCAGCTCCAGCAAGACCTCAGACAAGACCTGATACACCTACAAAACCTGCTAAACCAGGTACCGATAAACCAAGTCCTTCAAAACGTCCTTTTACACCTCCGCCTCATATTACACCTGGTGAAGAACCAAATCCTAAAGCAGGGTATGATGAATATGGTATGGAAAGTTACGGACCAACTGAAGGTATGGATTATATGGAAGATGATACTATAGAAATGTGTTCAGCCTGTGAAGGTAGAGGACATGAATATGGTCGTATAGGTTTTAATCGTCAAACAAACTTTTGTATTACTTGTGCAGGTACTGGTATGGTTCCTAGAATGGAAATTAATGGTGAGGTTGATGAGCCTTATACGGACGATGCTAACCCTATGTACGGTAATCAAACAAATACTTTACCAAAAGGTATGGGTACTAGATACCAATACAAAGAAAAATTTACTTTTCCATTTGGTATGGGTGAAAATAGTAAACGTAACAAAAAAACTATTAAAGAAGACCATTTAAACAATAAAATGGCTTCTTATGAACAGGATATGGCTTACGAAGATGTTGAAGATATGGCTAGACAACACGGTATGGATGTTGAATTTTGTCACAAAGATATGGCTAAAGACCCTGAAGAACAAACCATTTATTTGGATTTAATGAAAAAGGGTAAGGTTGTGGCTAAGATTAGAATTAACACGGCAGGTGATATTGAAATGGGTGGTATGAAAGGTAAAGTTTTTAAAGGTGAACCAGTTGACTCTCATTCAGATTTTGACGAAGTTTTAGATGAAAAAGGAATAAAAATGATGCCTCAACCAGCTCCAGCAAGACCACAAACAAGACCTGAAACACCTGTTAAACCGGCAAAACCGGGAACAGATAAACCATCTCCATCTAAGAGACCGTTTACACCTCCGCCTCATATTACACCTGGTGAAGAACCAAATCCTAAGGCAAGATATAGAAGATAATGAAAGAATTGTATTTAATATACATAAATAAAATCGGAACGAACTTTAGAGGGGAGCACATTTTTGAGTTCCTCTTTTCAGATCGAACTAATTACGATTGGGATGAAACTTGGTATGAATCTTCTGTTGTTACCGATAAAAATGATTTGACTCCAGACCCAAGTTTTATTAAACTTGTTGGTGGTTTAAAAACTCCTGAATTAGATTTAGAATTAATTCAAAATTCGGGTGTATTTCAAATTTATAATGCAGTAGAAGGTATTATTGCATTAGGTTGGGAAAAACTACAAGACGACCAAGACTACCCTGAAGAAAGGTTGGTTTTTAGATTTGGTGAAACCAAAGAATCAGTAGAAGAAAAGTTATATTCTCTTGATTTGGTTTTAAATTATGATGAAAGTAAAGTTAAAAATTAATGTCTAAAAAATACATAAAAGAGGCTGACGAAAATTTTGATAGTAAAGTTGCTGCCGTAGATGAAAAACTTAAAAACTTAAACGAAAAATTGATAGAACTTAATAAAAGAATATCTAACAGTAAAACAGAAGCGACGGCAGCAAATTCTCAAGCTAATAAAGCGGTAGGTGTTAATCCTGAGGCTCAAACACAGGATAAAAAAATGAAAATGGCACAAGCAGCAAAGTCAATAGCTGATTCAAGGTATTATCAAGAAGAACTTAAAAAAATTAAAAATGAGATTAGTTTGGTAAACCAAGAAAAATCTGATTTATTAAAAAATAAAAATACTCAAACAGAAAATATAATGGCAAAATTAACAAAAAAAGATATTCTTAAAATGGTTGAATCCAGTGAACCCGCTAGAATGACAAAAAGAGAATTAGTAGAATCTGTTACTAACAGATTGTTACTATCTGAAGATATGAATGACGATTTAAGACGTAAAATTGAACGTGGTGAACACGATTATTCGGAACATATAGATCCTGAAACTGTTAAAAGAATGTCTGACGAAATTGTTAGAGCTGCCAAAGAAAATATTGAATCAAGAGGTGGTAGAGCTAACCTTGAGGGGGCTCAAGAATTAATGTCCCGTGGTTTAATGGGTGCGTTACAAAAAGAAGCACGTCACAAAAGAGAATTAGAACAATTAGCTATTAAATTAGTTAGTGAAGAATACGGTGTACCCCAAGACGCGGTTGATTTTGAGGCAAAAATTACTGGTCACCCACAGTTAGGTGGAGAAGAAATCCGTAAAACAGGTTTAAAAATGAGAAAAGGTGATAAGAGACCACCACAAGGTAAAACCGCTGAAGAATTAAAACCTAATGTTACAAAACGTAGATTAATGAATGCGATGATGCATGGTGCAGCACGTAAAGGGCAAAATCTTTTCCATATGGCATCAGATGATTTACGTAGAATAGACCCAAGTTTAGCTCAAGATTATAGTAAACTTATGGCTGGTAATGATTTTATGTATTGGGCATTAAGTGATGATACAATTGCACAAGAAAGTGAAAGTGGTGTACATGCTGGACAAGTAAAAGTTAGTCTTGCCGGACCAAAACCAAAAATTATTGCTCAAGGTATGACATTCCCTTTCTTACTTCATGAATTAACAAAAGGTGTGTTAGAATTAATTTCTTTACATGGCCTTGATGTTGATAAAGAAACAAGAGATTATGTTTTAGACAAAACCGATAATCTTGAATCTGAACCAATGGATATTCGTTTAGGTGTTAAAATTTGGGAAAAACTTTTAGAAACTATGGATGTTGACGCTTTACCTTATAAGGCTCAAATTTTTACTAGAATGTCTGAATTATCTCCTTCTGAATTTAATAACATTGTTAACGGATTGTTAAATGATTCTGAACAAGCAAAAGAAAAAGTTAGAGAGATTGTTTATGATGTTATTAGAGAAAATAATGAAGATGATGTTGAACAGGCTATGAAACAATTCCGTGAACCAGAAGGCCCAAGTCCTGATGATGAAGGCCCAGTAGCACCTGAAGGTCCAGATGATGAAGATGATGAATTAGCAAAACTTTTAGGTAAAAAAGGTGGTGAAGAAGAAGTTGACGACCCAAGAACTTGGTCTAAACGTGAACTTGAAAATGCTAGAGATGAGGCTTTAGATAATGAAGATTATAAAATGGTGGCTTTTTATCAAACTATTTTAGATGAAAAGTATTAAAAATCTTAGCGTTAGGACCGTTAAGTTATGAAGGTGAAAGCCCTCAAATTAAAACCCATCTTTCGCTCAGATGGGTTTTTTTATGCTTTAGTTTCTAATTTAAATTCAGATATTTATTTGATATGAGAAATATATTTTTGTTAGAAGAATTACTTTTAGAAAATAGAATAGATGATGTTAAAAAGAAATATCCTAACGTACCTTCTGAAGTTATAGAAGAGTTTGCTAGTAATGACCCTTCTGGTACCAACAAATATTTGGATTGGATGGTTTATACCAAGTCTATAGGTTTTCCCGGTATTGGTACGTCAAATGTTATTAAAAATATAAATTTATTTCATAAAAACATTAACAAATTAACCAAAGAATTTTTTGATGAATTTATTAAAGAAAATAAATTTGAATGGTTACTTACTGATAACTCACCTGTAGCCAAAACTTTTCAAAATATTTATAAAAGTCCTAAAGATATTAATACTTACAAAGATTACGGTATTGCTTCAGTAATTTTTAAATCTGTTGATAACGTGTTATCTAAATCTGAGGTTAAAAAATTAGAAGCAAATGTTTTATACAACTCTGATGATTTATTAATCATGATTCCTAAATCACATAGAGCATCTTGTTACTACGGAGCTGGAACTAAATGGTGTACAACAAATAAAGAAAGTGATAATTATTTTAAAAATTATACTAATAAAGGTACTTTAATTTATGTTATAAATAAAAAAGAACCTGAAACAAACCCTTGGTATAAAACTGCCTTTTTAATTGAAAAAGAAAATGGTAAAGTTCAAGCCTATGATGCTCCAGACCATCCGACCGATATAAATATTGCGGCAGAAAAATTAGGTGATAATTGGGGAATTATCAGAGACGTTATTGTAGAATATCTTTATAAAAATGAATTAAAAGGTATTGAAAACCTTTATTTTGGACAAGATTTGATTGCTTGGTTAGAATCCAAAGATATTGATCCACTTAAAACTTTAAATTCAAATCAATTAATTGAAAAATTGGGTCACAATACTTTAATATCTTATTTAAATAAAAGGGGTATTAATATATACGAATATCTACCGTATAGACAAATATTAGAAATTTATTCGATTCAAAAAATATGGGAAGGTTATAAAAATATCGGTATTAACCCGTTAACCAAAATGTTTATCAAACGTAATGACGCAGACGATTTAATTCAGGCAATAAAAAATAAAACCATTTCTTTAGATGAGTTTTTACATTTAAGTTCTGACCCAAAATTTTTAGAATCTGTTTCAGGTGGTGAAGTACAAGGAACTAAAAACATTTTTACAATAATGAATTTGTTTTTTGGAAGTAGTAGACCGGACGATTGGATGAGTTCTAGAATAGCACCAGCCTTAATAGAATTATTTAACAATGATGTTGATTTGATATTTGGTTACGCTAAAAACATAGGAGTAAACTTATTCCAAGCTTTAGATGTTAGGGGTATGAACCATCTTTTAAATAAAAAATTTGATTTTGAAAATGCTTTAAAATATACCTTACAAAATAAAGATTATTTAAAAAGTACTTTAGTTAATTACGGTTTCCCTAAAAAAGAAGTTATTGAGTATCTTTCTAAACAACCCAACGGAATAGAGTTATTTAAAGAATTAGTTGACAAGGACTTAATAAAAGATTTAAGGATAGAAGAAGTTTTACCGTTTTTTAAAGATGACAGAAAAGAAGTTTTTTTATTTTGGTTAAAATCTAAATTTAGAGGCAGGTTTGATGTTGAGGATGTTTTGGATGCTGCAGGTCCCGAAATAGGTAAAGTTTTTTCAAACATAGAATCTTTTGAAGCTTTTATAAGTGAAAATTATTTACACAAAGATTACGATATTTTAAAATCTGTTTCCATAAAATCTTTATGGAAAAGTTTTTTCAACAAAGATTTTTATCAATTATATAAAACGTTTTTAGAAAAAGGTAGAGCTAATGAACTAGATACTTTGATGTTGATAAAGGCTTATGAAGATGCTCCTGTTGAAGAGGGTACTGGGTTAAAAAATATTGTTTTAGAAAGAGCTCATTATGAATTAAAAGGCGATAACAGATGTAAATTAGAAACTAGAGACGGTGTTGATTATATCATTTTTGAAGATTTGGACCGTGTTTTAGGGTTATTTGATGATAATGCTGATTATTACAGTGTCCTATCAAGTAGTTTTAACCCTGATACTTATGAAAATTTTTCTGATATAAGTTATTTTTTAGACAATGAAATCACAATTAAAGTAATTAAAGATTACCTAATGGATAATTTTAGAGAAAAAAAGGTGGGTTTAAATTTAGACTGGTTGGAAGATTTTGATGATTTAGGTGATAGAATTAAAATAGACGACATCAACGATAAATTTTATTTTAAATTATATGATGAATTAATTCAGGGGATGTCTGGTTATAATATATTAGTATTAGTTGAAAACTCACCTGAATTAAAAAAACTTAAAGAAGTAATTGAATCGTCTTACAGTATTGTTTATAAAGATTTACTTAGGAAAGAACTTAAAGATGAGTTGACATCGAAAATGGAAGGTATTTTTGGTGATGATTTTATGCGAACTAAAAAAATTCAAAATAAATATAAAGAACCGAAAACTGTTTATGAATTTAGGTATGATTATTTAATGGATGATATTATCACTTTTGCTGATGATTTTGTTTTTTATGAAGAAGAACTACCCAATTCGGTTTATGATTTAATTGTATCGTTAATGGAGAATAATAAAGGTAGGTTTGACGGTACTGTTAGTTTAGATTTAGAATATGTTATGGAAATTTGGTCCCCGTATGAAAATCAGGAATTGTTTTTAGAAACTTTTACCAATGAACTATATCAAACCCTAAGTAAATCCGAAGATTAGGACTTAAATAATGTTCTTGATATTTATATATCAAAAGAACGTTATATTATGTCAAATGTACCACAAAATAAGGCTCAAAAATTAATGGAGATTGGAAAGTCCATGAAGGACCCAATTTATGCCATTGAGAACTATCTTGAGACTTTTGATCAAACACAAAAAAGTTTTGTCAGATTTAAATTATTTCCCAAACAAAAAGAATTAATAACGGCGTATAAAAACAACCGTTTTAATATAGTGATGAAACCCCGTCAGGCTGGTGTTTCTACTACAACAGCAGCTTATATAGCTGTTATGACAGCATTAGCTGACCCAAACAATCCACAAAGGGTTCTTATTTTAGCCAATAAACAAGAAACAGCGATTGAGTTTCTTAAAAAAATTAAAGATTTTACTTCACAAATACCAACATGGATGAATGTTTGGACATCAGGAAATGATGATTCTTGGTACGATGCTGAAAAAAACTCTGCAAAACATTATCGTTTAAAAAATGGTTCTGAAATTAAAGCAGTGGCAACTTCTTTAGATGCGTTACGTGGTTATACACCTACGTTACTTGTTATGGATGAGGCGGCTTATATTGAGGGTGGTGAAGAAGTTTACGCGGCAGCTCAACCAGCTTTATCGACGGGTGGTGGAGCCATTCTTATTAGTACACCTAATGGTATGGACCCATTATACTATAAAACTTACATGTCAGCTAAAACTAAAGATAAAACAAACAATCCTTTTAATATCGTTGAAATGAGATGGTTCCAAGACCCACGTTATAATAAGGGTATGGTTTGGCAGAAAAAAGATGAAGTGGGTGAAGTAATAGAAGAAAAGGTTGACATGGACTACGCAAATTTTGAACAGTTAGAGTCTGAAGGTTGGCAACCAACTGCCCCTTGGTTTGAGATGATGTGTGGTCAGTTAAATAATAACCCAAGAACTATTGCACAAGAGTTATTATGTGCATTTAACGGTTCGGGTGATAATGTTATAAACTCAAAATACGTTGAGTATCAAAAGAAAAATAACGTCAAAGACCCTATTAGAACTGAATGGTTAGACGGTAACATGTGGATATGGGAAGACCCACAATTAGGTCACGAATATATTTTATCTGTCGATGCCGCTTCTGGTTCGGCTGATGACTTCGCATCTATTTGTGTTATGGATTTTACTACAGGTCACCAAGTTGCTGAATATCACGGTAAAATTGCACCCGATACTTTGGGTGAAATCGCGGTAGAATATGGTAATCGATATGAGGCATTTGTGGTTGTTGATATTACGGGTGGTTATGGTGTGTCTTCAGTTTTAAAAATGATTGAGATGGGTTATTCTTCTAAAAAAATGTATTATGACGTTGTTTTAGGTATTGATTCTGTTACAAACAATAAAAATTTAGAAAGACATATGAGAGATGGTAAATTACCTGGTCTAAACTTTCAAAAAAATAGAAATACTATTATTACTAAATTAGAAGAGGCTGTTAGATTAGATTCTTTTAAAGTACGTTCTATTAGGTCTATTGCTGAAATGGATACATTTGTATTTAAAAACGGTCGTCCTGACCATATGAAAGGTTACCACGATGATTTATTAATGGCAATAGCGATGTGTTGTTTTGTATCTCAAACTTCTTTTAAAGATTTTGAAAAAAGTAAGGGTCAAACTAAAGCGATGTTAGATTCTTGGGTTGTTTCAACCAACACTAGTGAAACAGTTGACGCATTAAATACTTCAGAATATAACGCAGTAGTTAATAGAGAAGCGACAGCAAAACAAGTACAACATGCTTTATCTGAACATAATTGGGTTTTTGCTGGTATGAAAGGTTTTAAGGACATGGATAAAAACAAAAAAATAATAAATAGAAGAAGTTAATACATTCACATTTAAAGATAGATGGTTTACTTTTAGTATGAATATTTATTTCTAAATATAATATAACAAGGTTTGAAAATTAATTAATGGCCGACAATAAAGATTTAACAGTATATCAGAAATTATTTTACCTTTTTGGTCAAAATAAAAAACCTGAAAGAACTACCCCAAAATATAGTTTTGGTGACGGTGATTTAATCACCATGCAATCAAAACAAGATTACGATAAACAAAAATTAGAATTACAACAAAAAAGTTATCTTGAGTCGCAATGGCAAAGAGTAGATAATGAACTTTATCAAAAAGCTGTTTACTATGAGACCTCAAGAATTGCTTCATATATGGATTATGAGGCTATGGAATTTACACCTGAAATTTCTGCCGCTTTAGATATTATGGCAGAAGAATCTTGTACACCAAGTGAACAAGGTAAAGTACTTACCATACAATCAAACTCTAAAAGAGTTAAAAATGTTTTAGAAGATTTATTTTACAACGTAGTTGATATTCAAACTAATTTACCAATGTGGACTCGTAATACATGTAAGTATGGTGATAATTTTGTTTTCTTAAAAATTGATAATAAAAGAGGTATTATAGGTTCTTCACAATTAACTAATATTGAAATAGAACGTAAAGAAGAGGGTATGTTTCCTACACAAAAAGAAGGTAACACAACACCTATGCAAGAACAAAAGAAAAAACAAGTTATATTTCATTGGCGTGAAAAGGCCATGGATTTTAACCCATGGGAGATTGCACATTTTCGTTTATTAGGTGATGATAGACGTTTACCTTACGGTACTTCGGTGTTGGAAAAGGCTAGACGTATTTGGAAACAAATGTTATTATCTGAAGATGCGATGTTAGTTTATCGTGTTGTTAGAGCACCTGAAAGACGTGTATTTAAAATTTATGTCGGTAACATTGATGATAAAGATGTTGATGCTTATGTACAAAAAGTAGCTAATAAATTTAAAAGACAACAAATTGTTGACCAAAAAACAGGACAGGTTGATTTACGTTACAACACATTAGCTGTAGATCAAGATTATTTCGTTCCTGTTCGTGACCCTAACGCACCAAACCCAATAGATACTTTGGCGGGTGCTAGTAATTTAGATCAAATTGCTGACATTGAGTATATTCAAAAGAAATTATTAACAGCGCTTAGAGTACCTAAAGCATTTTTAGGTTTTGATGAATCTCCTGGTGACGGTAAAAATTTAGCTTTATTAGATATTCGTTTCGCTAGAACAATTAATAGAATTCAACAATCTATGATTCAAGAATTGAATAAATTAGCTATTATTCATTTATTTATTTTAGGGTTTACTGATGATTTAAATAATTTTACTTTAAATCTTACTAACCCATCTACTCAGGGTGAAATGTTAAAAGTTGAACAATGGAAAGAAAAAGTTCTTCTTTATAAAGATTTAGTGACTCAAGTTGATGGTGGTATAGCTCCTTCATCACATACTTGGGCTAAGAAAAATATTTTTAATTGGACCGATGAGGAAATTAAAACCGACCTTGAACAACAAATGATGGAGAGAGCTGCATCTAAAGAATTAGAAAACACACCTGAAGTTGTTAAGAAAACAGGTTTCTTTGATAGGGTTACTAAACTTTATGGTGAAATTGGTGGACCTACTCCTGCAGCTGGAGCTGAAGGTGGTGGGGTTGAAGAAGGTGGAGCTGAAGCTGGCGGTGGATTTGGTGGCGGAGGAGGATTTGGTGGTGGTGGCCTTGAACTAGGTGGTGGTGAAGAAATTGGTGGTGGAGCTGAAGTTGGTGAAGAAGGTGGTGAAGAAGGTGGTGGGGCTGAAACCGGATTTGGTGAAAGTTTTCGTTATAAAGACAAATCAATTATCGATAAGTTATTAATGGAGGGTAGAAGAAAAAATGAGGATATTATGATGATGACCGAAGGAATTAAAAATTTAATAGGTGAAGAAGAAGAAAATAGTGACAAAGATTTAGATGACTTTAATTTATTACAAGATTAATAATATTTATATATTAAAAGCTAAAAATGAATTTCGGTATAATTAAAAACACATACGCAAAATCCCTAATAGATTCATACATAAACGAATCAAAAGGAGGTAACAAAAAGAAATATAAAGAATTTATTAAAAGTATTTCTGAAAGTCCTATTCTAAGAACACAGTTTATTGTTTATAAAAACATTGAGAACGGTTGTTTTGACTCAGAAGTTAATGCCACTGAATATTTAAAAGAAAATATTTCATTATTTAATGAGTTTGGTAAAAAAGATATCATTAAAGAAAATGAAAAGTTAGGTAATAAAATAAAAATTACTTCTTTTGGTTATGAATTAAAACAGTTACACGAATCTTTAAATGATTTAATTGTTTTAGAAAAAAAGGCTGAAACTATTAATAAAATCCACAATTCTTTTGAGTACGTTAAAAAATGGTTACTTTCACCTAAAAAAATTAACGAATCGACAAGTAATGTAAAACCTGTTGATGCTAATAAATTTTTAGATATTGTAACTAAAAAATATAACGAAAAGTATTCTAATATTTCTGAAGAAGAAAAAAAAGTTTTAAAAACTATTCTTTCTACAAATGATATAGAAAAAGAAAGTTTATTAAAAGACATGGTTAAAGAATCTATCACACTTATCAACAACTCTTTAAAACAATTTGGTGATAATTTAGAAATTAAATCTAAATTATTAGAGGCTAAAGATGTTGTTTATAATTTAGAGTATAACAAGGACTCTTTTAAAGAAGATATTTTAAAAGTTTACGAACTTAAAACAAATTTAAGTTAATAACAAATTTTAAAACCCGTTTCTAATGATTAAAACAGAATCAGAAAATTTAGTAAAGTTACGTCAAATAGTAAAAGAAATCGAATCTAAAGAATTTGATTTTGGTGATGATAAAGATTATCAGAGACTTATTGAAAGTGTTGATAGTTTGATACATAATGAAATGGGTAAGATTAATTGTGAAACTAATAAAGATTGTAAAATAAAATCTTACGAAACTTTATTCACGTCTATTATAACAATTTTAGAAGGTAGTAAACATTTAATTTAAAATGTCACAACAAGAAGAAAATTTCAAAACACTTTGGGCTGAATATTCTAAGTTGGTCCTTAAAGAACTTGATAGGATGAACAACAACTATGAAAATTTAAGAGAGAATATTGAAAATATTAACTCTAAATTAAATGATGTTAAAAACACAGAAAAATCCTTACATGATTTAAAAATTTGGCAAGAAAAAATAAATGATGTGTGGTCACCTTCTCAAATGAAAGAAGCTAAAGATGAGGTTTATAAACAAAAAAATCGTTGGACAGCGACTATAGCAATTTTATTATTTATACAAATAATAGTCGGAATTATTGTCTCACTAAAAGTATTTTTTTAATAAACCCTCCAATTGGAGGGTTTTTTGTTTATAGCGGTTTTCTAAATGGATTAAATTTAGTATAATTAAAACATATAACAAAAAATAAATAATAACAAAATTATGAGTAAAGTTTTTTTAGAATACATTTGGTTAGATGGTAATAGTCCCCAAAATCTAAGAAGTAAAACAAAAGTTGTTGACAGTACAGATATACTTGAAAGAGATGGTAATTCTAAACAAGGTTACCCTGAATCCTATCCACTTTGGAGTTTCGATGGCAGTTCAACAAAACAAGCCGGTGAGGAATTTGGTTTTGATGGTACTGATTGTGTTTTAAAACCTGTCTGTGTTGTTAGTGACCCTTTTAGAAGTAAAAGTTCATCTTACCTTCACAAATTAGTTTTTTGTGAGGTTTTTAACCCTGACGGTAAAACACCACATAAAACAAACACAAGAAGTAAGTTAAGGGATTTATTAGCCGACCTTAAATTCAAAGAGTATGACGCAAATCATTCAGAAGTTCCTTGGTTTGGGTGGGAACAAGAATACGTTATAACACACGCTCCAGACCCGAATAACCATTTTAGGTATGGTGGAGGATTTCCTTTAGGTTTTTTAGCCGGTGATTCAGGTAAACCAAGACCACAAGGTGATTACTACTGTGGTGTCGGTGGACTTAACGTTATTGGTAGAGACATTGTAGAAGAACATCTTACAAAATGTGCAGAAATAGGGTTAGATATAGGTGGAATTAATGCCGAGGTATTGATAGGTCAATGGGAATATCAAATAGGCCCTGTGACTGCTTTAAACGGTTCTGACCAATTATGGATTTCACGTTACATACTTGAAAGAGTTGCTGAGAAAAAAGGTTTAGGAATTTCTTATCACCCAAAACCTGTTAACGGTGATTGGAATGGTAGTGGTTGTCACGTAAACTTTTCAACCAAAGAAATGAGAGAAAAAGGTGGAATTAAAAAAATTCTTGAATCATGTGATAAATTGTCTGAAAGACATAAAGAACATATTGAAGTTTACGGTGAGTTTAATGAAAAACGTTTAACTGGTAAACACGAAACATCTAGTATGGAAAAATTTAGTTTTGGTAATTCTGATAGAGGTTCAAGTATTAGAATACCTGTACATACATATACCAACGAAAGGGGTTATTTCGAAGATAGAAGGCCAGCGGCTAACTGTGACCCATACAAAGTTTCTAACGTAATGATTGAAACAGTATTTGATAAGGCTGGAATAACAGTGGAACAATAACTGTTTTATGAAAAGAGGAAAAGAAATTAAACTGAATTTACCTTATGAATATAATGTAATTTCAGGAGCTGTGGACAATAGAAATCCAGAATCAATATACATTCAAATATCAGCTTGGGGTAAACCTAAAAATAAAGAAGAAGAAGATTTTGATTCAATAATTAAACAAAAATCTAAAAGAGTTAAAAAGAAATTATTTGAGGTGTTAGATACTGAACAATTTTTACCAAAAGTGATTGTTGATTTTAACATGGCCTCTTCAGGTGTTTCTTATGAAAAAAGAAGTTACATGTCAGTAGAAATGACACTGTTTCAGAAAAACCCAATACCTGTAAACTCTGATAAACTATTACCTACTTTAAATAAAATATCGGAAAAAATAATAACCGATATTTTTGAAAAAGATGAGGACTTTAAATTCTTTAAAAGAAAAGGATAAAAAAAACCCCGAATAATCGGGGTTTTTTATTTTAAGCCTTTGGGGACTTAAGTTGGAGTTGTGGTTCCACTTCGGCTAACAAAGTTGTAACGTTTACACCTTTATCTTTTGCCACCTTATAGATACTGTCAATCAAACCTTTTTTAACAGAGTACTTAGTTACACCTACAATAAGGGTTTCTTTATCCTTATCAGATATTTTATCACAAGTTTCAATTAACTCAGAGATAACTTCTTGGTTACGTTCAAGAACTTCGTTGTTAAACTTAAACTCAGTAGCCTCGTCAACGATATCTTCACCGTAAGTTTCTTTAAGGTAATTGGCTCTTTCTTCGTTGATAGATTTGTACTTATCTTGAACAACCACCATTACTGATGCACCTTGTTCGGAAGCCATAATGAATGAAGACTCACGTTTACCTGTACGCTCAATTAAATTAGAAAATTCAGACATACCCAATTCACGAACATAACCATCAGCGTCTTTGATTTCAGCCTCAAGCTTGTCAATTTGTTCTTTAAGGGTTGCTAACTTCACCAATTTAGCGTGGAATTCTGCCATTTCAACAGGTGATTCAAACGCTGGTATAACGTGTGATTTGTCTTTTGATTTTGCAGTCTTAGTGTCTGTAGATTTTGCTTTCGCCTTGTTGAAAAGATTTGATGCCATATGTATTGTTTTTTAGTGATTGATTAACAATACAAAGATATAAAGTTTTTTGACTTAGGCAAAAATTAAATAGAAATTTCTTCTACTTTTCCTTCAACTTCAAAAGGATATATTGGAGACCATTCTGTAATATCGTTTGACATTACGGGTTTACCACCTTCCATTCTATTAACAGCAATTGTAATATGTGGGATTTTATTTTGTGTTTTAATTTCGGATTCCACCTTAACAGCCACAACTTTGTCTGTTTGTCCTATATGAGTTACTAATAAATCAAAGGGTTGGTCTAAAAGAGGTTTAGACTCTTCTTTAAGTGGGCCCATATTGATGGTCATGTGATGCCCAATAAATTCCCAATCTTTTGGGTGCGGAATATATTTTTTTAATAGTTTTCTTGATTCTTCATTAAGAATTACGCCTGAATAACTTACCTTTTTTTTAGATTCATTCATAAGTTTTAAAAATTTTTCTTTTTCTATTCTTTCTTTTTCTTGGCCAATTTCACGACCTTTAAAACCTTTTTTTATTAGGTCATCACCTGAAGTTGTTATTTTATATTCTAAAAAAGTGTCTACAATTTTATTAGGTATTTTCATTAAGTTACTAAATGTTCTTAGTGTTTCTTCAGATATCCCGATAACTTCAAATCTTTCACGTAATTTATAAACATCTGTCCCGTATTGTAAAAACTTAATTAAGAAACTGATTTCTTTTACTTCATCAACTGTATACTTAAGCTTGTTAACTAATGTTTTTTCAACCAATGTAGGCTCGTTACTTTGTAGTAAAACAGCTATAAGTACGTTAGCCTCTTTAGTCTCAATTAAAGGTTCTGTTGTAACTACAAGTCTACCAAATATCCAGTCCCAAAGATTGTACTTAGTTATTAATTGTGTAAAATACCCTACAGACTGTGCTTGTTTAATACCTTTAAGAAATTCATCTCTAATACGTTCTTGTGATATTGGAAGTCCGTTACCACTAATAGTGGTTTTATCTTTACTTATAGCACTTTCAATGTCTTTATCCACATCGGAACCAACACGGGCGGCAAATCTAAGTGCTCTAAGTACACGTAGTTTATCCTCATCGAAACGCTCTACTGCTGAACCAACTGTTCTAACCACGTTTCTTTCAATGTCACCAATACCACCAACCAAGTCAACCACTTCACCTTTATCTATATCATAGAAAAGAGCGTTGATGGTTAAATCACGACGCTTAACATCTTGGTCAATTGTAGTAAACTCTACAGAGTCAGGTCGTCTACCTTTACCAATGTCTTTACGGAAAGTAGCTATTTCATATTGACCATCTTCCGTGACTACGTTAACAATCCCAAATTGTTCACCCAATTCAATTGTACGGTACATGTTTAGAATAGACTTAATTTCTTCGGGTTTAGCGTTAGTAGCTAAATCAAAATCTTTAGGTTCATTACCATAAAGTAAATCCCGCACAGCACCACCAACAACATATAACTCATAACCGTTTTCCTTGAAAATTTGGTTCATTTTCAATACGGAATTAGGTAGGTCCATGTGTATTTTCTTTCTTACCACTTCTTCTTTTAAGATTTTTCGAATCAGGTTCTTCATATAATGTAAATATATGAATTTATTGCATATTTATATAGAAAAACTTTTTATAAAAATGAAAATTTTAAAATCTAACGAAACAGGTAAAGGTATCTTAGTCGAATATGACGCGGGTTATATTTCACCTGATATATCGTATAAAGGTACAAAAAATGCTGATTTAATTCGTGAATTTAAATCAGGTACAAATATAGGAAAAGACGGTAGTCTACCAGACGTAGTTATTGTTTACGCAGTACTTCAAAAATGGGGTATTGAAAATAAAAACGGAAGATTATACCCAAAAGAAATTCTTGAAAGAGAAAATACTAGATACCAAGAATATATTAAAATGGGTACATCTCTTGGTGAGTTAAACCACCCTGAATCTTCCATCATTGATGCAGACAGAGTATCTCACAGAATTACTAAAACTTGGTGGGATGGTAAAACACTTATGGGTGAGATGGAATTGGATACAACTCCAGGATATCACAAGTTAGGTGTTATTTCTTCGGTTGGTGATAAAGTTGTTAACATGATTAGAAAAGGTTGGACTGTTGGTATTTCATCTCGTGGTGTTGGATCACTTAAAGTTGAAAACGGTAAAAACGTAGTACAAGATGACTTTGAATTAATTTGTTGGGATATTGTAACATCTCCGTCAACCCCAGGTTCTTGGATTTCAACTGACGCTGGTGATTTAAAAACATTTACAGAATCAACCCAAGGTTGTAACGGTTACTCTTGTCAATGGAACCTAATTGAAGAGGCCCCTAAAAAAGAAACTGTAAGTTTCAAAGATATCACTAACCATAATAGTGATAAATTATTAAACAGTTTAAATAAATTTTTAAAATGAGTAAAGTAGTTAGATTAAACGAAAAAGATATTGAAAGATTGGTTAGAAAAATCATGTCCGAAGATAAACAATCGAAGACGGTTGATATGAAAGGTAAGAAGTGTACCAATTGTAAAAAAGGTAAATACGGTGAAACATCACAACTTGACGATTTAGAAGGTGTACTTCATTGTACAAATTGTGGAAAAAAAACCGATAGATATGTAGATAAAACCGTAAAAGAATCTTGGCCAAAAAGAGAATTAGAAAGAAAAGTAATTAATTTCCGTAGAGATATTTAAATTGCGCAGCTGCGCTTTTGCAAAAGCAGCTTAGCAAGCAGCAAAAGATCTAAAAAATTAAAAATGGAAGGGGATATGTAGTTTACATATCCCTTTTTTTTATATAAAATTACCGTATAACAATTAAAATAATAAACAAATGGATAATAATGTAGCAAAATACTTTTTAGTAAAGGTAGAATTTGAAACCATTAATGAAAGTAATGGTAAACAGAAAAAAATTAGAACACAATATCTTGTGGATGCAATGACTTGTACTGAGGCTGAAGCTCGTACTCGTACTTATTTAAAAGATTCTGTAATGGATTATGAAATTGTAAGTACAACAAAAAGTCCTATTGAAGACGTTATTGAAGTACTTGTAAAGGCTTAATGACGATATTGTTTTGGTAAACCTACTTTGTTAGCAACCTTTTGGAAAACCCCACCATGGTTTCTAGCTTCAGTATCTTCCAATCCGTGAGCGGCATGAATTAATTCGTGTTTAATAATATCTTCAACGTATTCAGTATCATTAAGGGCCTTGGGATGAATCTTCATTATTCCAAGGTCTTTTTTATTTTCAGGATGTTTAAATGAACCTATCTTTCCGGCTTTAATTTTATCATCCACTTTAACAACAATGTTATCGTCACTAACAGGTTCTTCACCTGTAATTTCTTTATAAGCTTTTTCTACCTTTTTTTTAATACGGTCCTTCATGTTGTCAACTTTTTTAGTTTCTTTTGGAAACTTGGAATTCTTTGTTGCCTTTTCCTGAGCATAGTCAACTTTTCTCATAAAATCATTCGATTCTAAATGATCCTCAATAAATTCTCGTAATATTTTTCTGATATTATTTCTCATCATAAATAAATATCCCAATTTTTTAATAAAAAAATTACTTTTTTCTCTTGACTTGTTGCACTTTACTGTAGGCAAACATATTTATTTAAAAATCTTGCATAAGTGTGCAAGATAAATTATAATTCGTTAAAAAATAAAAATGAAAATGGCAAACGAAAAGAAATCAATTATTGAGGAAGCTCTTCTTGAAGCCGAGCAAATCGACGCCGCTTTCAAATCTAACGCAAAAGAAATACTGTCTCAGACAATGAGTTCAGAAATTGAAGAAATGGTAAAGGAATCATTAACTGGTTCGAAAAAAAGATTGAAGGAGGAAGATGAAGAGGAAGAAATGGATTTAGACCTTGAATTAGACACCGAAGAAGGTGAAGAAGAAGGGGAAGAATTCGAAGAAATGGATTTAGATATGGACACCGAAGAAGGTGAAGAATCTGAAGACATGGATTTAGACATGGACATGGATACTGAAGACATGGGTATGGACTTAGATTTAGGCGATGAGTCTGAAGAAGGTTCTGAAATGGATTTAGATATGGATATGGACATGGAAAATGAACCGTCTGGTGAGGAAATGGAAACAGTAGACCTTACTAACGTTAGTGATGATTCTAAATTAATCTCCGTTTTTAAAAAAATGGGCCCAGAAGATGAAATAGAAGTTGTTAACGATAACGGAATGGTTACATTAAAAGATAACAAATCTGGTTCTGAGTACAGAATCGAACTTAATTCAACTGGAGGAGTTTCTAACGTTGAGACTTCTGAAATTGAATTGGGTGAAGGTACTGAAGAATCTGGTCAAATTATTTATGAAATCGTTGTGGATGATGAAGACGAAATGTCTGATTACATGATGGATTACGCATCTGATGAAGACGAAATGTCTGATTATATGATGGACTACGCATCTGATGAAGATAAAATGATGGACCATATGGATTACGCATCTGATGAAGATGAAATGTCTTCTTACATGGATTATAAGAAAAGTGGTTTAAAGAACCCAGGTAAAGCTGATTTAAATAAAGACCATGACATTACCCCTTACGAAAAGAAAAGAGGAATGGCAATCGAAAAATCTATGGCCGGTAAAGATGATGAAGATGAAATGTCTTATATGTCTAGAAGAGTAACTACTAAAGGTAGATACGCTACTGGAAATAGAACAAACACTAATGCCATTAACAGAATGGGTGGTGCTGAATCTTATAAGTCTACTTACGGAATGTCTGAATCAAAAACTCCACAGATTACAAAACTCATCAAAGAAAATACAAATTTAAATACAAAATTAACATCTATTGAAAGTGAAAATACTGAATTAAAAGATACTCAAGAAAAAATGGTTGAGGCTCTTAAACAATTCAGAAAGAAACTTCAAGAGGTGGCTGTCTTTAACAGCAATCTTACTTACGCTGTAAGATTATTCACTGAAAACTCTACTACAAAAGAAGAAAAACAAGAAATTTTAAAAAGATTAGATTCGGCTAAAGATTTAAAAGAATCTCAATCAATTTATAAACAACTTGTTAAAGAATACACCAACGGTAAAGCTACTATTAAGGAATCTATCGAAGAGAAAATTAACAAGACTGCTTCTAGTGGGGCACAAATTAGTGAATCAAGCGTATTTGTACACCCTGAGTTACAAAACATGAAAAAACTTTGGGAGTACTCATATAAAAAATAATAATAAAAAATAACAAAAACAAAAACCTATAAAAATGGGATATTTATTAAAATCAGGTGAGGTTGGTAATATCGGATTAAAGCACCAAAAAGCTATCCGTGAGGCAACTGTAAACAAATGGGAATCTTTAGGATTCTTAGAAGGCTTAGAAGGCCATATCAGAGAAAACATCGCTTTGTTATATGAAAACCAAGCGTCAGTTCTTATCAATGAAACTACCACTGCTGGTGGTGTTGGTACACAAGGAAGTTCTTCTGGTTCTTTCGAAACAGTTGTATTTCCTATCGTAAGACGTGTGTTCTCTAAATTATTAGCTAACGACATCGTTTCTGTACAAGCATTAAACTTACCTATCGGTAAATTATTCTACTTCGTACCTAAACGTTCTGAGAGAATTGATGATTCAGCTTTCTTGGCAGGTACAAATGGTGGTACATCTAAACATGGTGAGCCTATCGTTACAACTTGTGTTGATGCAGCTAGTAACTGTGATTTAACATCATACAGTGCTTGTTTAAAGAATCTTTATGATGCTTTCTACAATGACGGTCTTTTTGATCAATCAAAAGGTATGATAACTTTAAAAGTTGTTACAGGTTCTACTTGTGTAGTATGGACAGCTTGTACTAATGGATTTGAATTTGGTGCAGGAAAAACTCCAGCAGCAACTGATGGTTCATTACGTCACCAAATTATTGAAGTTACAGGATTTAATTCAACCGGTGCTGGTCGTTTAATCACTCCAGACGGTAATGAAATGGATACTGAATCTTTCTTAGCATCTTTAACTGTTTCTGCAACTGCAAACATTCTTGACCCAGCTGGTCAAACAATTTACAGTAACGGTGATTCAATTCCTTTCCGTGTGGTAACACAAAAATATGGTAAAGGTATTGTTCAGTACGGTGATATCTGTACAGCTGATGGTAAACTTTATATTGAAGTTGACTTAACTCACCCAACTTGTGTAACTTGTGGTACTAACACATTTGATGGTTACATTGGAGCTGATTATACTGGAACTACTTGTTCTGAAATCGCTGGTTTCATTTCTTGGAGACAATACTCTGACCTTGAAGCTGAATCAGAAATGGGAGAAGTTTCTTTCGAACTTCAATCTGTAACTGTATCTGTTACTGAAAGAAAATTAAGAGCTACTTGGACTCCTGAATTAGCACAAGACGTTAGTGCATTCCACAACATCGATGCTGAAGCTGAATTAACAGCATTATTATCTGAGCAAGTTGCAGCTGAAATTGACCGTGAAATCTTAATCGATTTACGTAAAGGTGCGGCATGGCAATTACGTTGGGATTACAACGGTTGGAAGCGTTTACCAAACAACAATGGTTACACTCAAAAAGATTGGAACCAAACTTTGATGACAGCTATCAACCAAATCTCAGCTCAAATCCATAAATCTACATTAAGAGGTGGAGCTAACTTTATCGTTGTATCTTCTGAGGTATCAGCAGTATTCGATGATTTAGAATATTTCCACGTATCTAACGCAGCTCCTGAGCAAGATCAGTATAACATGGGTATTGAAAGAGTAGGTTCATTAAGTGGACGTTACACTGTATACCGTGACCCTTACGCTCCAGCATATTCAGTTATCATTGGACACAAAGGTAAGTCATTGTTAGACACTGGTTACATCTACGCTCCATACGTACCGATGCAGTTAACACCTACAATGTACAATCCGTTTAACTTCGTACCTGTTAAAGGTATCATGACTCGTTACGCTAAAAAAATGGTGAACAACCGCTTTTACGGCCATATCAGAGTTGACGGTTTACGTACTTTTGATGTTAGAGAATTACGTTAATCGTATTATACTCTATAAATTTAAAAGGGTGGTTTTTACCACCCTTTTTTATGATCTATTTATAATAAACGTTAATATGGGTATATTTATATTATATGGGAAAGAAAAGAATTGAAATACCTGAAGATGTTTTATTAGAAATGGTAAGATTATATAATGAAGAATATGTTGGTACCCCATCATTGTCAGATAGATTTGGTTACCATAAATCTATTATATTAAGAAGTTTTAAAAACAAAGGTGTTGTCTTAGGTCCATCTGGTCGTAAATGGACTGGTGGTAGAGAGATTGCTGATAAAAAATGGAGAGAAAAAAATAAAGAAAAATTATCCGAATATCATAAAGAATGGTCAGAAAAAAACCGAGAATATTTACGTGAATATCATGCCAAATGGCGTGAAGTAAATCGTGAATCATTAAACGAATATAAAAGACATTACGAAAAAACCAAAAAAGATTCTGACCCAGCTTATAAATTGGCTTGTTACACCAGAACTGCCATCTATACTTGTTTAAAAGAAAGAAATGTTGATAAATATAAAAATACTTTTGATTTATTACCTTATACGTTGGAAGAGCTGATTCAACATTTGGAACTTAGATTTCAAGAAGGTATGTCGTGGGATAATTATGGAAGATGGCATGTTGATCACATTAAACCAATGGTTTCTTTTAATATTAAAGAACCGACTGATAAAGAATTTCAAGATTGTTGGTCTTTAAGTAATTTACAACCATTATGGGAACAAGATAATTTATCCAAAGGTGGTAGATATTTATATTATATGCCAAAGAACTATATACCATACGATCTAGCCTTAAAATTGAATGAAAAGGGTTATAATGTATCCACTCATGCTTATTATAACATCTATAATAAACATATATTTATTCACACACCTGTCAATCATAATGAAGCTATATGGGCACCAACTTTTGGTGAGACTATTGATTGGTTCAAAGAAAATTACGATATTGATGTACAACCAAATGTAGAATCTATTGAAGAGGCTTTGAATAAAATATGAAAGATTTAATTCTTAAAATACTAAAAGAATCGGAAGATGAATTTGATTGGATTGAGTCACCTTTCGGTATTGACGATAATCTAATGAACTATCTAATCCAAAATTACCGTGTTGGGGAATATAATGACGTGGCAAAAGAGTTCTTAGGCATTAAATACGTGATGGTTGATGATAAAATGTACCCACTTGAAGGCCATAAAAAACAATTAACTAATAAAATCTATTGGGAGGTTGTTGATGAATTTCCTAACATGAACCAACCTGTTTTAAGAAGAACAATTAAAACTTTTTTAAACAATATCACTAGTAACTAAATGTTGCCACACATTACCGTCCCAAAATTCTAATCTGTTTAATTCTTGATTCCAAATTACAGTTCCGATAGAGTGTAATCTACCCGTAACCCACATATCACCATCAGCATCTAAAACAAGTCTTTCTTGACCCCCTAAATTAACTTGCCACATGTTTGGGTATGTATCGTTTGTAAGTGGGCCTCCAATGGTTATTACATCACCACCTAAATCAATATCATAATGTAATTCTTCCGAATGTAGTATAAGACGGTGTTTTTTAATTCTTTTTTTAATCACAAAACAAAAATAAAAATGGGAAGTACTTTTGTAAATACTTCCCATTCTATTATATATGATTAAAAAAATTAACCTTTATAAGTATCGTCTTTGATGCCTCTTTCTTTAGCTAATTCCTTATTGGTCTTACCTTTAAGAGTTGTATTAACCACTTTCATAACATCTTGTGGTATAATCTCCATTAATTCCATCATACCTACAGCTGTAACTGGAATATCTTTAGAATCCCAAATTGTGGTTGCTGAATGACCTGTTTTGGTTTTGTCATAGTGAAAAGCCACCTTAGAAAAGATGTTATCACGAGTTTGTTCTTCTTTGATTGATTTGTCAATCACAAACACAAGAACACCATTCTCAGTGTATTGGTTAAAATACTTTTTAAAGTCATTTTGGTCGGAAGAAACACACCACTTAGTTGACTTACCGTAAACATTAGAACTACGAGAAGTAAGTGGTTGGAGTACTACAAATCTGTCGTCTTCGTGTACAGTAATAGTTTCAAATTTCTTAACTTGACTCTTAGTCACTTTTTCACGTGCCAATTTAATTGTGTCAACAATTTCTTGGTTAGAACCATAAGAGTAGATATCTTTATTTTCTAAAAGATTTTTATCAGAAAGTTCTTCAAATTCTTTTACAATATCAAACATTTCTTTAAATGTATTTGACTTTAATTCTTCTTTAAGCCAATCCACCCAAGATTCTGCTTGTTTAACCATAAACGGTAAGTATTTATTAGTACTTGAAGGATCATTTTTAGCCAAAATTTCAACTAAATCAATAACAAATTTTGGGTTCTGTTCTTTAAGGTCTTTCTTTTTTGCCATATCTTATTTGTATTACAGTACAAAGATA